GATCACCATAGTTGTTGCCTCCATAAAGGGTAAGCAAGTTCGTATTGGTATCCATGCTCCCAAGGATATGGATATCCATAAAGAAGAGGACCTTGATGCCGATGGGAATCTTGATCCTCGATTTAAAGGTACGGGTAGATGGAAACAATAAGGGCTAGGTTTGGTGGCTTTAAATACCACGAGTACAAAGAAAACAAATATCAGATTTTACAGGTTGTTAAGATGAAGGATCCGTCTAGCAGGGAATGGGTGGACGCTGTAGTGTATTGCCCAGCCGAAGGAAAATTTCAAATGTATGTCAGGGAAATGGAAGACTTTAAGGTAAAGTTTAAAGGGATCTCTCATGATGGATAGATGGAGATAATAAATGGAAAGAATATTGAGGACTGTATTTTTTGTTTCTTGTCATGCATTTGTAAATTTTCTTCTTGTAAGATATGGATTTAATCCAACCGCTTACTGGATTGGGGTTACGGCTTATTATGTTTACAATGGCTAGGGGTTCTTATGGAACGATTTGAAATAGGTGATCACTATCAGCATGAGTGTGGGGATAAAATGTACATCCTTGGCTTCGCTGCCAAGACTTATAATTGGGGTCCAGTCTTTATGGGAGAACGCCATTGTGCTGATGGAACCCATAGAATGGAGCCCTTCGCGGCAAATATGGAGGCCACTGATGGATGGAGAAAAATCTCAGAAGAAGATTTCATGGGGAGAGAAAACTCTTAACCTAAGCCCTGAAAGGTTAAATGAATTAAGTTCTAATAAAAATTATCTCCTCCTTTTGAACCACATTAAATATACCTTGATGGATTACATCCAAGAGGATGAAGAGGCTGGTGAAATTTATGGATGGAATAGTGCGCTAAGAACAAGTTGCGAATTTATAGAAAATTTAGAAAAAAACTTTGACAGCCCTAAGAACTCACAATAGATTCTCATTCATAGAGTTAGTGGCTTAAGGGAATAGATCGTCCCGGATAAAAACTTAGCTAGTCTGATGCCATTTAGGAATCTAGCCCCTAGTCCCCTAGGAGATATTGCGACCGTAGAAATGAGGTTAAAGAGGGGGCATTGAGATCCTGGCAGAGTGCAAGTACTGTCAAGCCTTGAGGTAAAGAGAGCGGCGTTAAACCCGCTCTTTTTTTTGCCAAAAATTCCCACCAAGAATTATATTAGATCTACTGTAAAACCCTCTGAAATCATTGGATTATATGCGATCTAATATAATTTCTGTAAATCAAACCATACAGTTTTAACTTCCAGGTGTGAGTTTAAAGTGACAGTTTTAAATTATATTGCCCTTGCGTTTCTTTACAGTTTGTCTTATGAACCAACAGCATGGGAATAGATTTCGTAGCGGCTTCGATAGCCACCAAAATAGTTGATGAACTCCTGAAGGACATGAATGGTCGAATGGCTTACCAGAAAATATGGGATAGTTGTGATGATTATATCCAGGGAGAAATAAAATCTGGCTGGGTTTCTATTGTGCGCAAGGTCGTCAAAGATAAGTACGTTTTAAAAAGTGAGCATGAGAAACTTCATGAGATGTCAGGCAAGGCAAAAGATATTTTAGGAACCTTTCAGCCCTCACAATTAACAGAAGAGCAGCGAGATTTTTGGCATGAGTTCCGTGATTTTTTGGCTCCAAAGGTAGACCCGCTTGAGTAAATCTTTCTTCTTTCTTGAGTATTGCATCACGTTATTCTGGATCGAACACCCTGAATATTATTCATGGGATACTTCCCCTTATAGCTGTTGGAAGACCCTTTGGCGCTACCAGTTGAAAAAATTTGCTATCACTTTTGATGTTCACAGTATTTCCCAATAATCTCTTCACAGAAGATTATCTCAAAATACAATGCAAGAATATTTCCCCAGATATAGATTTACTATTTGTCCAGGTATTGTAATGCTACCTGGATAGGTATTAAACTATTGTGGTGGCGTGGTAGTTTCGACTCTTTTTACGAAGGACTAAAGAATGATATCTCATTATATAATCGAGCCAGAGGAATTGCATTTAATCAAAAAAGTGAAGGATAGGCTTTACGACATGAAAAAAATGGACTCTGATGACATGAGGGATAACGCAGCTTTATTAACTTTGTTTATTGATGCGATGATACCGATTGAAGAATAAGTTATGGGGATGTAATGGTTTCGACTGGTTTAAGAAGAAAAGAGAGCAAGTGTGGGCTGATGGGCAAGTTCCCACTAAAAAGCCGATCAAAAAACGAAATGACAATGTCATTCACGTAGACTTCGGCAAGCGAAAGCAAGTTGAAGTTCCTCTCGCAGCTTAGGCCGCAGGAGGTGGGGTAGCCGATAACCTTATTAACCAAGATCGGCAAAAGGGATTTGGATGAACCCTTAATAGAGTCCACCAGCTTTTTTCTGACTCTGGCTAAACGGTTAGGTGGTGGAGTAAGGTGTTCGGTTAATTCAGAACATCCCCGGTCAAGTCAAAGACTTTAAAATGAGACTAAACTTGTAGCTGCTCTTTTTGGAATAAATTCAGGACGCGGTTTCAATACCGCCGCTTCCACCATTTTAATCTTGGTATCCAATTGATTGGAGTCTTTATTAAATTACCTTGTGGTTCTTGACGGCTATTTTGTAGAATCGACACAACGTTTTAATCTTCCTTTTCCACGGCTCAGTGAATTCTCTTGATGGGTCGCCGTATAAATAAACCTGGCCAGCATTCATTCTAAGACTTTCTAACGCATCGACATCGGTTTCCAGGATACTACCGGCAGGGATATTAAATTTTTTATTGATGAGTAGAATCATCTCGAGAATTTCATGACACTCCACTAATCTTTTTATTGAAACAATTTCATCTGAGATCCGTACAAGTCCAAGCGTTTCTTCTTGCAAGGTGGCAACACGCTCAAAGGGATCATAGAGACTGAGCATATTATTCTGCATAGAATCATTGTACCAAAAGAAGGAAAAAAAATCTAAAAGGCGAGTACACTTTTGTTTGTTACTCTGCTAGGATATACAAATCACATATCGAGTTTGTTGACAGATCGTAAATAATTGGGCTTATTGAAAATTCGTTGGAGGAATTCTATGAGAGATACAGATAAAGCCGCAGCTTTTATGAGGAGATATAATCATTTAAAAAGAATGTGGTTTTCAAACAGCCAAGGACCGAGAGGCGAATACGATAGCATGTATGATGAAGAGACTGGGGAGACTGGCCCAAGTATTATGGACCAAGAAACACTTGCTCGTCAGTTTGCAAACATGGAAGTAGAGATACCAAGAAATCCTGATCAGCCGCCAACTCCCCTAAGAAGACGTTCATGATTGTTGAAAAGAGCTTTACTTTAAAAGAAATGCTTTACATGGCCCTTGGGTCTGGATCGTATTATTTTTCTAAAGAATTGGCTCCTCCAATGGCTATTTGTAACGCTAAATTATTTATTGAATCAGACAAACCCAACGAGAATCATTGTCTTGCATGGAACGGCGATTGCGATATTCATAAGGATAGGTTTTTAATCCATAGGATAGCAACTACCTTTGGTGTTACCCTTGGGCTTTATTTCGAAAGCAACTGTTTATGGTTAAGCAATAAGCCAGATATTTGGCTTGGGTATTCAGGGCCAGACAAGGAGGGACCTTTACCGATGTGTGAAGTTTTCCCTTATTTTGAAAAGCTTCATCAGGAAATGGTATTGCAATGGAAAAAAGACAATGGATTTTTTGTTCCAAAGCTAGACAAAAGAGGTAGGAAAAAAGCATGAGTGATGATGTAAAAATTGGAGACAGAGTTCTTTGGTTTCGAAGAGGTATGAGAAATAGAAACTATACCGATAAGATTTACGGGAAGGTTAAGTCTGAAAAGCAAACCAAGCTTGAGCTTGAAATTTTTGATGGTGCTGTGGTTCGATTGGTTCAGAAAGAAGACTGCCAAAAGGTTGTGTCTAAACGAAGCACTATATGGTGAGGTGTTGAGATGGATTTAAATCCTAGAAAAGTTACAATGGAAACAAATGATTGGAATAATCTTAAAGATGAGTTCTCGTATCATAATGCCAATCAATTACAATTAGAATGCATGGCGGCTATTAGGGAATCAGCCTTTCAGCTAGCTGTTGTGATTTCTAACTGTAGTCCAAGATGTGCTGACCAGAGTGCAGCTATTAGAAAGATTCGGGAGGCAATGATGACTGCCAATGCGGCTGTGTCTACGCATCCTGGGTGGTATAAGTAACAAGTTAATTACTGAGGGAGATGAGATGAAAAAATATGGATATAAAGTTTTTGAAAACAAAAAAGGTTCTGAGTTGGCCATGGTAATGGCGGGTTTAGCTAACGATGGGTTTAATATCGAAAGCGTGGTTCATACAGGAAGAAGCACTGGAAAGGATCCTTTGGTCGCTGTTGGACAAAAGGTTTCTATCAATACCTATACAATCATTGCCAGGAAAGAGGTCGGTGAGCAAGCTCAAGCAATTAATAGCTAATAGGAAATCTTTAGTTATTGCGGAATACCCAAAAGGATCTCCTCAGGATAAGTCCCGGAGAAAGCAAGTCAAGGCTTTGGATAAGCAAATTAAAAGTCTTGATGGGAGTAACCGGGCGAAAGTTTTGGCTAGAGAAAGCAGTAAGGCTGAGCAAAGATTGATTAGCAAGCTTGCTCGGCCACCTGGGGCAAATAAATAAAGCTATTCAAGATAGGATAAATTTTTAAGATAAGTAGGTATTTGTCTTCTTCTTTCCCTTGACCTTCCTGGGGAAGCAATGGCTGGAAACTTATCATCTTTAAATCGTTCTATTGGTCCGCGATCCCAAGCTTTTCCTTTTGGTCGAGAAGCCCCAAGGGCATCAAAATTAAAAGGGCCCCACAAGGCAGTTGAAAGATTTCTACCTGAATCAATCCCTGGTGATGTTTTAAGTTGATTAAAATTTACTCCAGGATCAACAAGCCAATCGTTTGAATCCTGGTTGGTTAATGGATTTACTGTGCTGGCTATACTTAGATCAGAGGTGGCGTTAGAGTCGGCAAACAATGCTCCTCCCCCTGCATAAGATATATCCATTCCGCTTCCAACGTGACAATTAAAAGCAATATTATTATGGGCCGTGACATCAAGATCAGCAGGGACTCCTCCGTCGCCTTTCCCTCCTCCCCCGTCTCTTCTTAAAATGATTCCCCATGTTGCAGATGCCGATGGTGAACAGTAAAGGCAATTGTTTTGAATGGCCATATCTACTGATTTTCCATTCAGCGCTCTGCCCCAAATAACTCTAGCTGTAGATCCTCCTGATATAAGGATGATGTTATTTCTTATGAACCCAGCGAATCCATTAATGTTGGTTCGGTATTGTATGGATGAAACGCTTCCCGTACCTGTCAGATGATTTGTGAAATTATTTTGGAAATGATTCCATAATCCAGATAAGCCTTTCACAAAGGCTTGTCCGTATTCATGTTCAATGTAGAGTCCATCAATGACAAAGAAATTTTGATTTGATGTTTTCATCGCTATCGCTGTACCGCTTACTTTTATGTGGGCAACATTATTAATATTGGTTGGTATTTTCCCTTTATGCTTATGGCCGTGGGCTACTCTAATAATGTGTGGATCATACCAGGCTCCAGGGAAAGACCAACTGGCTGGATTAAACTGGCCTAGATTTGCTCCGCTATAGCATTCAGCAATTTGTCCGTTGTTTTGTGTACGAGCAAATAGTTCCCAATCAGAGAGTGTTTCGAAATCCTTTCCTGGTCCTACGGTTTTTATAGTTGCCAAATTTTAATGGCCTCCTTTAGGTCTTCCAATATCATCTCTATATCTAGCTTAGCCTCTCTGGCATAGAAAACGGAAGCCATTGCTGCACATCCAGTGATTCCGTGATGATCTTTTCCAAAATATTCTTGGTCAATATTAAGGCACCATATTGACGCTTTACGTCCATCTGTTTTTCTAAGCTCCAATCGATTGGAGTCGATATACTTTTTTACTTCTTCTTTGGTAAATTTGTTGGATAAGATTTTTTGGGCAAAGCAACAAGTCTGGAATCCAATCAGGTTATTTTTTTCGGCCTGAAGGATTTTCTTGGTGGTTTCTATTCCAAAGGATCTTAGTAGTCCTGGGGGCATGAAGCGTTCTCTGAGTGCCACCCAGAGGCGATCATAGGCCAAGAGATCATTTGGCTCCAGAATATCTAATAAAGTTCCTACGCCATCAGGGCAGAATTTCAGGGGGTCAGTACAAAGGGGTTCGTGGGGAGAAATGTCTATAATGTCTTGAGCGGTTATTATTCGCTTAGTCATTAATTGCTTTTGACGGCCACTGTCATAGATATTCCACACCTGGCACCTTGAGTTTGTGGGGTAATGATTACGTCAAACCTCCAGCAATTGAGCATAAGTTTTCCAACAATGTTTGCAAGTTCGAATTCATCCTTAGAATTATCGCTGCCCCATAGCTCATTGACATAGGTGAATAGAGGGATGTCAAAATCAAATAAATTGTAGAGACCTTTTTGATCCATATTTTTTGAAAGCTCATTAGATTCGGAATCGTAATCAAACCATCCGTCAGCATTGGGGGCTGGAACCGGGACGGCTTTCAAGATATTTGTGTTTGGTTTCTTGGCTGCCAAGTCAATACCATGAGTTCCGGTTCCGGCTGGAGTTGGAATTAAAATGTTTCCACCTAATCCGGTGTTTGCTAGTAGATAGTCTTCGTCTCCACCTAGAGAATGATCTTCGGTTTTGGGGGCCATAAGGACAGCAGTGATAGAGTCATCCAGCTTGGCTCCTTCCCACTTGGCTCTTCCGCCAATGATGTAAAAATGCTCTAAAAGCTGAAAGCTTTTTGCTGGATTTTCACTATCTAAAAGGAGTCTTGGCCCGAGCTTGGTTTTACCTTGGGCTATATCATCGCCCTTGCTTGTGAAATAAAGCGAATATCCTGGGGGTGCTGTGTTAACGGCAACGATGGTCCTGTTGTCTGGGGTTTTTGGATCGTTTTGAGTAATGGACTCTGTAACTGAAATTGATTCAGGGTCAACACTGTGACCTGTTTCTACTGGGCATTTTGTTGGAGCCGGAGAAGTGTCTGGGAGCCAAACATCTTTCCAGGCGGTTTCGTGCTGACAATACATTCGGTAGTGAAGAATTGTTGACATGGAGTCTCCTATAAATTTTGAAGCTTATTGATCCACCCGTTAATATTGATTGAACTTGCTTGTCCTATTTCGACATGGGCTTCAACTTTAGCTCCATTTTTAATGCGTTGTCCTGGAAGGATAAAGGCTTTCCCAGTATCCGGAGTGAGATCTCTCACATCGTCGATCACTCCATCGATAAGAACTGTTAGTTTAGCTATGGCAGCAGAAATATTCACAGCGTAAAGCCAAACTTCTTCAACTGTATTGGATTCTCCTACGGCGGCTTGGTGGATTAAAGTTGGGGCCCCAACGCTTTCAGAGACCACGGGAATTCCTTCGCCTTTTGAGCTTTCGCTTAATACAAGTGCTTTCCCGTCTGTCACAGTTTCCTCCTAAGTAAATGCTTGAATTGAAACAAAATCAGTACTTAGAACAACTTTGAGAAGTTCTCTCATAAAAATGTCTTCATCTGATATCACATCAATCCTTGAATTTTTGAAAACCAATTCGGCATAAACCTTGTTTTCTTTGATTAATTTTAGCAGAGCGTTGGACTGGAAGATGGATCTTAGTGGATAGGTTGGGTATAGCTCCATGCTTTCGTTTTCAGGTATGAAAACCCCAACACCAATATCCTGTAGCGGTTGCTCTATTTCATCTCTGTTGACAATTGTGATTTTGCTGATCATTCTTTAACTTCCTAAAAACCTAAGGTATCTTATCTGTTTCCAACCTTCTACTCTTACTTTAATTCAGTTTTTATAAATCCTGATGTAGAAAGAGAAAAGAGTCTTTTATTATTGTATAGTAGTAAGTAGCTTAAGAGAAACACCTAAGGATCAAACCCGATGGCGATAACTATCATTAAAGCTAGAAATCTCACGGCAATGCCTCAGAATATTGGGGACTTGGTGCCAGCTTGCATTATTCCGGCAGAAGGTGAGAAGGATATTTTGTCTGCGGTTGGGGGAAATCTTCTCAACATATTTAAGTCAACCATCATTATGGAGCTAATTGAGCTGAATAAGATCAATATATTAATGCAGCAAGACGGTACACTAATAACTATTCGTGACGAGGATGTATTTTCTGATCGGTTATTGTGCGAGTTGTTAAACACTGGAGCATCGGTTTTGCCCGCAATAGCCAAGTCGATTCCTTTTGTGATTGGGGACTGGGTGGCTGATGTTGGTGGCCTTTATAAGTTGGATCTAGTACATAATTTGGATGCAGATGAAACTCAGATTGAAGTTTTTAGAGATGTTTTTGGGGGGCCGCAAAAGATCTTTGTCGAAAAAGAGAAAGTAATAGATGATAATACTCTTAGGATCTTTACAACTCAAAGCCCAGACGGACGATTTACGGGAAATGCAAATATTATAAAGATTGAATAATCACGGAGGAGAGAATCATGGATGTACAAGGAGATTTAAACGTACTAAGAACAGGTAATTTTTCCAGAAGGGCTAATCAAGGGTCTACTTCTGTTTCAGGGATTTCTTCTACTCAAAGTTTAGATGAGCATTCGTTTTGGTGGAACAGGATGGAAACCGATGGCAATGGCGTTCAGGATGTTGTTCTCCCGGATGCGACCAGCCTGGCAGAAGGTTGGCAGGTTGTTGTCGACAACATTGGTTCCGTGGATTCTTTGGATGTAAAAACTTTTGATTCCACCACTCCGGTTTTATTGAAGACGGTCGCTATTGGTCGTGCCTACGCTTTTACTTTGCGTAAGCAGGGGACTGAGGCTGGAACATGGCATGTGAACTATCTCGAGGAATCGGATGGTGTTGTGGCGACTAGATTTGCCGCGACATTTAATGCCGCCGGTTCTTGGGGTGCTCCATCAGGTGGATATTATACTCAGACCATTGCCAAGGCCACTCATACTAGGGGCCCAAATCCGATCATTCAATTGTTTAAATTATCCGGGTCAGATTATCAGAAGGTTATTGTCGACAGAGTCAAATCTCTTGCTAATGAAGATATAACATTTAGGGCTCCGGAAGTTCCTGATCTCCGCTTTGCTGGCAAGATTGTAGTTGTTTAACCGGGGTAATTTATGGATCATTTCAGCTTTCCTTACTTGGCTTTATTTCAGGTCAAGTGGGGAAAGAAAGATATCGATGTGATTGGATGGAATAGTCCCTATAAAGCTAATGCTGATACCAGAAGCATTGATGATATTCGCCATGCTATCTTAGAGCAGAATGTGATTAACTTAAAAAAGCTAAAACTAAAGAAGGTTTATCAAGCAAAAATAAATTGCTGCTTCATTCAAAATCTTGATGGTCAAACTTGGAATCAGGTGTTTTCGCTTAAAGACCTCGAGGTTTTGTCTGAAGAGGGTAAAGACCTTGGGAAGAAAGTGAATGAGCGAAGTACAGGGTGATCAGTTAATTCAGAGAGATTTGCAGGTTAATCGCCAGACCGTCTGGGATGCTGGGGTTACATCTGTTTCCGGAAACATCACCCTTGATGAAACCATTGGTTCCTATATTCGGTTTACTATCTCTGGTGCCGATAGGAACATTACTCTTCCTGTGTCTGGAAACAGCAAGAAGGGTCAGAATCTTATAATAACTGTAGAATCTAGTTCTCCTTTTTCAGCCAAGATTCAAACTGCGAATACTTCTTTGATGAATGAGGTGATTCTTGATTCTGGAAAATCCGTAAGTTTTATTTTTGATGATTCAAAATGGATTAAGACTGGATCAACATCAGATATTGAAGTTCAAGAAGATGATCAAACCATAGGAACGGAAAAATCTATTCTTAATTTTGAAGGCCGTGTAATAGTTTCTGACGAGACAGGGGCAAAGGCTACGGTTAAAGTTCCTAGAAAATATGACGCTATTGTTTCAACTGTTTCTGGATGCGGTGATTACCTTTCTGTAGCGGAAGCGTTTAATGATGGAAACAAATCTGTGTTTGTTAGGAATGGAACTTATGCAGAGGTTTCTGGAGTTAATATTCCAGATGACGGACACTTGATAGGAGAGTCTGCTGGAGGGGTAATTATTGCTTTTTCAGGCTCTCAGTCTGTTAAATCAGACGCGAGCGGAGGAACCAAGGAAACAGCAGGAACGATAAGCGTTAGCCATAATTCGTCTACGGTAACCGGATCTGGGACCACCTTTACAAATTTATCACCAGGAGATTTTATTCTTCTTGGGTGTTCTTTCCATGAGATCCAAAGCATTACAAACGATACAACTTTGATCTTAAAAAACCCATATATGGGATCAGCTCTATCCGGGGAAGCCTATGTTGCCCAAGCCATGTATACAGGAATATTGATACAAAATATTATTGTTACTGGATCTGGAGCTTTTGGGATTTGGTTGAGAGGTGTAATGCATGGTCTTTTAAGGCATTGCTTAGTGGATGATTGTGGAAACACAGCTCCAGGTGATGATGGGTTTGGTCTTGAGGATTGTGGTGAATGTCACCTGGTGGCTTGCCTAACGGAAAATAATAATAGTTCTGGTTTTAGAATTTTGAATTCTTATTTAATTTCATTTGAATCTTGCATGTCTAAAAATAATTTGCACAAAGGGTATAGGGTTCAAGGTGGAAAATCTGTTTTTATTGATAGTTGTGCTGCCATAGCAAATGGCCAGCATGGTATTTCTCTTGAAGATGGTGCCGAGCAAGTGAATGTAACCGATTGTATTCTTTCCTTGAATGAAGACAAGGGCCTTGACGATGAGGCTGGAACAGGGAAAGCGATCATTGATTCTTGTACTATTTCAGACAATGCTGGAGTTGGATTAGATTTTGATGGAACCAAGAATGCGATTAATGATTGTTTGATAACAGGCAACGGAAGCCATGGAATTCAGGCTGGCATCAACGGAGTGATCTCTGGAAATAATATAAGTGATAATGGTGGAGACGGCATTTCTTTAAGCAGTGGAGATGATGATTGCGTAAGCTCTAATAATATTATTCATGATAATTCTGGAGACGGTATAAATTGTGCCGCTGATGATAATATAATTAATTCCAATAGAATTTATGGAAACGGAGGGAATGGTCTTGAAATTATTTCCAGTGCGAATGATACTATTGTTACCGGAAACAATTTTAAGGGGAATACTGGAACTAACTTTGTTGACAATGGAACTGATACGGCATCCAGTAACAACAAAACGTCATGAAAATAGTATTCACAATCAGTAAACATCCAATATCTAGATTTATTTCATGGGGACTTGGTGAGCCTGTAAGTCATACAGCTTTTGTGTTTGATGATAAGTTCGTAATCCACAGTAGTCTTTTTGGTGTGGAGCTTGCTTGGTTAAATACTTTTAAAAAGAAAAGCGATATTCTTTTCGATCTTGATTATGATTTACCTCTCGAGAAAGAAGAAGAGGTTTGGACTTCTCTGATAGATCACTTTGATCAAAACTCATATGATTTTGGGGCCTTTGCTTATTTTATTTGGAGGGGAATACTGAAGAAGTTTTTCAAGGTTCCGTTTCCTCCTACAAATAAATGGGGAAGTTCTAAAGAGTTTCTTTGCACTGAGGTAATCGATATTCTTCCTGACTGGCTAGTGAAAAGAAGTGTTAGGGATTATGGTATGACTAGTCCTTATCAGCTTTATCTTGAGCTTGTGAAGATGAGGAAGTCTGCTTAGATTCAATTTTGTGAATCAAAAGATCCAGAATGCTTCCGTCAAAATCTTCTCTAAAATCGGCCTCAACTTTACGGTCGCCCATGCCACGGGACTGCACTCTAAATATAGTCATGGTCCTCGTGTCTAAGCAGAAGTCTAGGTATTTAACGTCAAGGGTATGGCCTTTTTTGCCCCATGATGTGTGGTGCCATGTTCTGAGTTTATTTTTCTCTACCCAGTGGTGTAATTCCAGCACTGAAACTTGTGATGCCATTTGACCCCCCGTGATTTGCATTCATGTAATTATCTGGTAGACAAAATGTAAAGATGAAAATTGAACTAAACATGACGCAGAAAGAAATGATTCAAGAGGCCAATTGGTTTTGTCTTGGATTTCTTGGGTTTGCAATATTATGCTTGGCTGTGGTTATTATGATTTGGGCTCCTGTTTATATGTTGGTTTATAAAGGCGGGATGCATCCTTCACAAGATGGAGAAGATTATTATATAGAGTCTCATTATCGTGCTAAGCAATGCTGGAAAAGATTAAGGATAAAACCCAGGAGAATTTATGAGTAACATTATTTTATTATCTGGAAAGATCGGAAGCGGCAAAACATCTCAAACAAAAGAGCTTAAACGTATCCTGGAAAATTACGGCCTAACAGTTCACCACCTTCTTTACGCCAAGCCTCTTTACGATATGCACGATAAAGTTTTACAGGTTCTTGCTAGTTACGGAGTCGTAAGAAACATTCCTAAAGATGGTGTTCTCCTTCAGCATCTAGGCGATTGGATTAGAAATACAATTGACCAGGAAGCTTTAATTAAACTTATGCACAACAAGGTGGATCAGCTCTCTAAAGAAGCAATGGAGCATCCTCTTATAGTGATTAGTTCTGTTATATTTATTGTTGATGATGCCAGAACCGAGAACGAGTTCAATGCTTTTCCAGATGCTTTAAAGATAAGGCTCGAATGCCCGGAAGATGTCAGGGTGGAGCGGTGTGAAGATCCATCTAGAGACCTCTATCATTTTACCGAAACAGGCTTGGATAAGTATGCCTCCGAAGGAAAATTTGACATGTATTTGGATACTTTTAAAAGCCCCAAAAAAGCAAATACGATGCTCATTTTAAAGGAATGCATTGAGCGATGGGGATTATCAAAAGAGGTGTTGGTTGGCCTGTAGAGGATTCTCTCTTGATCATGTTGAAAAGCTTTTGTCGGAATGTCCAGCCGATCATGTTTTAGTGATTCCTCTTCAACACGCATCTGATTTCCATGTTGTCGATAATGTTGATTTAAATAAAAATAGAATATCGGTAAGAGAGTTTAAAAACCTAATGATAGGCGAAGAGAGGTTTTTTGTTGAAGATCCAGACATTGGTAACTTCTGGTATTTTCCTGTTCGAAATGGAAAATGTTCTCTTAAGTCTCAGCATGATGATGAGCCGGTAAAGTTCAAAGAGTAGTCCAATCAATTGGACAGAAGTCTCTCGGATATTTTTACATAATCAGGATTGATTTCATAACCCATGAAATTGATCTTTGGATTTACGTTCAGCAACCCTTCCAGTGTAGTTCCTGATCCTAAAAATGGATCCACCATAAGGTCTCCTGATTTAATCCCTGCAAGCTTTATTATGTCCATTGGGATTTCCACTGGCATGGATTCCGGATGTAGCTTCGCTCCAGTGCGTGGTTGATAGGTTCTCATCCAAGTGGTTCCCCGGCATTGTCGGTCAACCCCTTCGTGATTAAATCGACCAATGTTTGATTTGTCTGCGTAAGGAATTCCTATCGATAGTCGGTCAAAATTTCTTCTGCCCTTACTGAACAGCATGATGGGTTCCCATTTTTTTGTGACCCAGTTGTCTCCGTTGATCGGGGTGTATTGTCCTTTGTTGATAGAGAAGGTTTCAGTGTGATGTTTGCATTCAGGGTCGGGGCATTTTACCGATTCAATATAAATTGATTTTATCCATGCGATGGTTGGGCCTGTATCTAAATATTGATCAAACATTACTGCTACTTTGGCTGGCCTGATTGGGTCTTCAGCCATTTGATCAAAGTTGATTGCTGCGATACCTCCTGGTTTTAAGATCCTGGCGGTTTGCCTGGCTACCTCTGAGATCAGCTCAGTGCTAAAACCCTCCTTCTTACGATATGGAGGCGATGTAAATAAGAGTGATACCTCTTCGTTACCTAGCTCTTTCAGTCCTTCTATGCAGTTCTGATGCTTTATTTCGTGGTAAGCCATGGCCAGATGCTATCAACACAGGGGGACTCGTACAAGAAAAAAGTTTGTGATACCCAGAAATTAGTTTAGGCTTTTTGTTGAGGAGTAAAATGCCGTGTAAAAAATGTTTTGGAGAATACAATGTCAGAGAGCCTGTGCGTAATGTCAGCTATATATTGGAGCTTACTTGTAGGGACTGCGGTTTTAGTTATCGAACTTTCGAAGATGATTTATTCGGAGATTCACTAATAAGTCTTAATCATCATCATGAGTCCAAAGAAGAGCGTGTCCACAGTGAGGACAGTCGGTAGCGTCTGGTTCTACGTGCTTTAATGTTCTTCCCTTGTGTCTTGATTTTACACATCTAATGGAAGTGCAGTAGGCTTTTGTTATGTTGTCTGGAGGATCAATCAGGTCGCTTAGATCTGGATTATCGCAACTTACTCCGAGACATCTGACCCATGGGTCAGGATAATAGTTGTAGCTCATTTTTTTCTTCTGTTCATATACATCCCAATTAGGTCGGATGCCATAACCTTATCTACTTCTCCTTGTTTAAGTTTAGTCAGTTTATATTTATTTATCAAAGCCCATTGTTTATCAGTGCAAGGAACCCCTATTGATTTTTTCTTCCACGGCGCATTTATTCTCAATAAGTAGTCCCAATCGTTAAAGTTGTTTAAAATGAATTCTTCAATTAATTTAGCTGTTCCGTGTTTGTTCGGGGAAGATATTTCTGTTACCAGGCTTGCCTTCTGTCTTCTTGGAGCACTTATAGGTTTTGTTAGTATTTGAGATGTCCACCCTCCAAGTTCATTTGGCTTTAATTTTACCAAAAATCTTGATTGTCTTTGGCTATCCCTGTGGATGAAGTTTAGCTCGCCGTATTGCCCAGGATAATATCTGTAGCGTGAATCGTACCAAGCTGTATCTTCTTTCTTGAATTCAGAAAATAGATCCTCTCTAGGAACCCTGTCCTTTCCTCCTGGAGATGTTTCTCGTTTTGTTATTTCGGTCCCGAGAGGGTTTGATGGAGTGGATCGCTCAAAACAGGCCAGCATATCTCTCCATGATAAACAATTGTAGGGATTGAAAAATTCCTTTTCCTGTTTGAGCCTGTTAGCAGTTTGAACGCATTCTAAAAAGTTATGATCTTCACAATTAAAGCTTTGTCTAAATCCAAAGACTTTAGCAACAGTGGCGGTTTTGCTTGAATGAAAATCTATAATTTCAACTACATGAAGGTTTTCTTTTCCCTCAAACAGTCTGGTACCTCTACCGAAAATTTGAGTGGCCAAAAGCATAGACTGAGTTGGTCGAGCCATGATGATTAGCTCTAAACCGGGATCATCGTAGCCTTCAGTGAGAATCCCGTAGTTGACAAGGACCGTCAGGTTTCCTTGCTTAAAATCGTGAATAATTTGTCTTCGGTCAGACTTGTTCATATCGCCCGTAATGCCCGCAGCCTTAACTCCAATTGATTGGAACTCTTCCGCAAGGCGTCTAACGTGATCAAGATCTGTAGCGAAGATAAGTGCTCTTTTGTCTGGAAATCTTTTTCGCCATGTCTCTATAATGAGAGTATTCCTCTCCTCGTTATTAACGGCAGCGGCCAGGTCTTTTAGGTTGAAGTCCCCAGCGGTGGTTCGTACTCGAGACAAATCAGTTTTAGAGCTAATCCTGTGGCTTATGATTGGCGTGAGAAAGCCGTCTTTCATAAGATCAAGCATGTCTCTTCGGAAGGTTACCTTGTCGTAAACCTTTGTGAGGCTTTCTTCATCAGAACGAAAAGGAGTGGCCGTAACACCAAGGGAGAGAGTTTTTGGATATTGAACAAAGTAGTCCAAAATGTTCTGGTATGACACGGCACATGCATGATGCGCCTCATCGGTAATTACAATGTCAAAATGATCCCTGGGGAATTTTAGGATTCTTTTTGAATCACTTCTTCCGATTGTTGGGACTGAGGCTAGAACGATGTCGTCATCAGTGGACGCTTCGAACTCGGCTCTCTCGATTCCGATCTTGTAATCATAACCAACTACCCATTCCATTTTATCTTTTGCTTGGTCTAAAAGCTCTTCACGGTGGGCCAGGATTAAAACCTTGGATCCTTTTTTTAGATAGTAATCAGCTATTTTACTGAAGATTAAAGTTTTACCACCCGCTGTTGCGACAACTATAAGTTGTCGATTACATTGATTTTCTTGGTGTTCTTCGATTACTTTTTCAATGGCCTCAATTTGGTAGGGCCGAAATGTAATTTCTGTTTTATTTTGGTGTACGAAAAGCTCTGATTGTGACATATTTTTCTCAACAAATAATAACGGTGTTATTGGTTGGGCTATCATAGCGGTCTGCCTAAAGGCAAGTGATTGTGTTAAAGTATTCGTATAACATCTTGAGCCAACGGGAATTCAAAGAGTTGCGTGATTCCGGCAGGAAAAATGGAGGAACCATGATTGATATAGATATCGATGAAGAGTCAATGGAAATAGAAGTTGAGGAAGTTGAAGAGGAGAGAAAAACTGCCGTTAAGATGGCTTTCCTTGGGTCAGGTGGTGGTGGCGGAAATTTGGCCAATGCTTTTTATAATCTTGGTTACAAGCGAGTGGCCATCATTAATACCACTGAAAAAGATATGAAAAGACTACAGGTTCCCGAAGAGAATCGTTTAATCATGGACTCTCCAGGTGGTGCCGGAAAAAATCCTTCTGTTGGCAAAGTATGCGCTGAAAAGGAAGCTGATAATATTCGAGGATTAATTCAAAAGGTTTTCAAAAAAGGTGTAGAGCAAATTATTATTTGTATTGGCGCTGGTGGTGGAACTGGATCTGGATCCATCGAAACACTGGTGAAAGAATGCAAGGAATACATGAGGCTTAATCTCGTGTCTAATCCAGAGAAAAGGGTTGGGGTAATGGTTACCCTTCCTAGCTATGATGAGTCTTCAGCCGTACAGCATAATGCTTTAGAGGCTTTTGAGGAATTACTAGCCATGGCCGAAGCTGATCTTCTTTCTCCATTAGTCATTGTCGATAACGCTAGGGTAACAAAAATGTATGGTGGAGCTAGCATTATTGATGCTTACGGAAAGGCTAATAAAAATACAGCGGCTCTTTTTGATTCATTTAATCAGTTGGCTGCAATCGATGACGAGACAGCTCATCAGGTTTTTGATCCAGAAGATTATAAATCTGTACTCGAGGCAGGAATCATGGTGTTCGGAAGAACCAAGATAGATGATGTTTCGGATTCAAATGCCGTAGCTAATTCAATTCGTAACAATGTGAAGAAAGGTCTCTTGGTTGAGGGGTGTGATATCTCTAAAGCAAAAACCGGGGCCGGTATTGTTGTTTCCAACGCGGAAGGACTTGGTAGCATATCAACCGAAGTTCTTGAGGAATCATTTAGATCTCTGAACGACCTTATGCACAAAGGGCCGGAAACAAAGCTTCATAGGGGAATTTATGAAGCCGGTGGTTCAGCCATTCATCTTTATACAATCATTGGAAATATGGGCCGACCGGATAAAAGAATTGCAGAACTAAAAGCCAGGGCCGGTGGGGGTTACCCAGCATCTTAAGGAGATAACATTCTTTACGATCAAGGAGGAAGATTTCAGAGTGTTCGCACCTCTGACGAAGTCGACAAACTCTTGTACGAGGATCTTTCCGCTCTCAGTAATGATGAGCGATGGATGCTTGATAGGATCGTTGAAGACCTTAAGTCTAACGGCCGAAGTCCCTTTCTTGATGTAGCAAGTCAAAGCATTTATCGAACTCCTCCTGTCGATATGCACACATTCCTTACTGATAATTATTTCCTAGGTAAATTCGGAAGAAGTCTTTTTGAACCGTTAAAAGAAGATTTGTTTGAATTGTTTAACAATAAATATTCCGAAGCTTTTATTGGTGGATCCATTGGTGCTGGTAAAACAACCTTTGGGGTCATTGCTATGGCTCGAATGATTTACGAGGTGAGTTGTTTGCGTAACCCTCATGAGGCTTATGGGATCCAGCCCAATGATAAAATTGCTTTCCTGGGAATATCTGTCACCAAGGATTTAGCCAGGGATATTGTTGGGGATAAACTTTTAAGTATCATCAAGGATACCCCTTATTTTCAAAAAGAATTTAAACCTTTAAAAAGTTTGGAGTACGAGATTCTTTTGCCTAACGGTATATGGATTGCTCCTGGTGTTTCGACTGAGAGATCCACTCTTGGAGCCAACTGCTTCGGGGCAATCATTGATGAGTCCAACTTTTTTAAAAAGAAAAAGGGCCAAGACGATACTGCTAAGGATTACGCGGAAGCTATTTACACATCCATTAAAAGAAGGATGGAGTCCAGATTCATGGTGTCCGGAAAATTACCTGGGCTTTTGCTTTGCATATCCTCAAAGAAAACCGTTAATTCATTTACGGAAAAAAGAATCAAGCAATCCATTGATGATCCAAATGTTTTCGTAAGGGAAAGAGCCGTTTACGAGGTTCAGCCTCAGGGTAGATATAGCGGTCATACGTTTAAGGTCGCTATCGGTAATGACTCTAAGCTGTCTAGGGTCTTGGCAGATGGAGAATCTGATCCTGAAGAGATGAGGGTTATTGATGTTCCGGTTGAATTTAAAAAAGCTTTTGAGGACGATTTGGATGGATGCTTGACTGGTGATACAGAAATACCTCTTTTGAATGGTCAATGTGTTCCGATTAAAGATTTGGTTGGGAAAAAAGAGTTTTGGGTTTATTCATGTGGTCTCGATGGAACACTGAAGCCTGGGCTTGGCTATGATGCTAGGTTAACAAAGAAAAATGCTTTGATTTATGAAATTGTATTAGACAATGATGCGGTGGTTAAATGTACGGATAATCATGAATTTTTATTGCGATCAGGTGAATACAAAAGAGCAGATGAGTTAACTGTTGGTGATTCTTTGATGCCGCTTTATAGGACCGAAAACAAAGGCGGTTATGAGACATATAAATGTAATAAATATGGAATGAAGCTATGGACTCATCGAGCGGTGGCCGTTGAAACAAAGTTAAGTAAAGGATGTATTGATAATGGTTATGTTGTTCATCATATAAATGAAGATAAAAAAGATAACAGTCCAGATAATTTAGAAATCATGTCAAATAAAGATCATGTGATTATTCACAGGTCTAGATCAATAAAGTTTTTACATTCTGATGAGTCTAGGAAAAAATCAGCTAAAAAAAGAAGTGATTTGATAAAACGTGGAGAAGAAAAATGGGTTAAGAAATTTAAAAAAAGGTCTTCCGATCAAATGATTAAATATAATAAGTCAGATCATCATAAGAAAATTGCTTCTAAGATAGGTAAAAAATATGGATGGGGAAGTGATAACCCTACGGAAAAACAAAAAATTGCAAGAAAAAAAAATATAGATAATTTCATAGAGTTTTCTAAAAAAAATAATATCGAAAACAATCCAGCAAAAAAACAAGATGCTAAAAATAAAATAGGTAAAGCCAAGAAAAAATGGTGTTCAGATAATCCTGGGTTTATGAATAATATTGCTTCTTGGGGTGGGCATTTAAGGTGGCACAATAAAAGAAGTATTAAAAAAGATGGTTGTTATTGGTGTGATAATGATTCTAATGATCCAAATAATCATAAAGTAAAAGAAATAAAAATATCTGGCAGAGAAGATGTTTATGATATCTCGGTAGAAAAATATAATAATTTTTTAGTGGGGCCAGGTGTTTTTGTTCATAATAGCATAAGGGATATTTCCGGGTACGCCACCGCAGCAATTTCTCCTTTCTTTGCTCGTAGAGATAAAATTTATGAATCGTTTGATAATCGGACTCATCCTTTTAAAGATTTGATTTGGGTTCAAGATGCTCCAATTGTTATTCATTGGAATAAATTAATCAAAACCAATGTGTATGGAGAGAATGCTCCTTTGTTAAATCCTCAGGCACCACGTCATATCCATATGGACCTTTCAAAAAACAATGACTTGACCGGAATCTGTATGGCTCATGTTGGGGGCTACAAAAGGGTTTCTCGCCTGGGTCAGGCCGATGAGCTACTCCCTATTTACATTGTCGATTTTCATTTAAAAATCGAGGCCCCGACTAATGGCGAGATAGTTCAATCTGAAATAAGGCAGCTTATTTATCGAATTCACGCTAATGGATTTTTCATAAAAAAAGTCACCTGTGATCAATATCAGTCCGTAGGAATGCTGCAAACTTTAAAACAGCGTGGCTATCAAGTAGAGCTGGTTAGTATGGATCGGGTTACCCAGGGAAAAAATATTCCTCTTAACGCTCCGTATGTAACGCTAAAGAATGCCTTTTATGAGAACCGTATCCGACAATATAGATATGAACCTTTATTAACTGAGCTTAAAGGGCTAGAAAAAGATGCCAAAACTGGAAAAATCGACCATCCGGAAGGGAATTCAAAGGATTCGAGTGATGCTTTATGTGGAGCGATCTATACTTTAAGTAGGGACACTAGAACTTATATGACTGAAGACACGCAGCAGAACGCTCAACAATATCTTGCATTTGATGATGATGATCAAAGCTGGGTATGTGAGCATAATATGGTTGCTGTTAGAACTGGTCATGAGAATAGAGATATTGCTGGGTGGGAAGAAAAGGCAGAGAGAAAGCGTTTGGAAAAAGAAATGCAAAATCAGTCTTCTATAGAGGGCGGTCCTTATGTAAATTGGAAGAAGAACTTCTCAATGCCGTTTGTGACTGGTTAAAAAGGAAATCAAGATGGGCTTAGTAGCTAATTCGTTGTCGTTTATTAGAAATGTTTTTAATCGCGAAAAGCAATTTAACATTCCGAGTATCCCGTCTATTAGCTCCACGGGGATGCTTGGCTCGTCTGGGGCCTTTGGGTTTGATTTTCTAAATACCACTGGCGGTCAAGGGGTGAATGATTATCTCAAGGTTGAGCAGGATCTCATATCCAGATTTATTGACTATGAAGACCAGGATGACTCACCGCTCATAAGCAGTGCGTTAGACGTGTACTCAGACGATGCATCGCAACTTGATCAGCTTTCAGATAAATCTATTTGGCCTGAGGCTGAAGATGAAGACATACGGGAAAAACTAGAAGACATGTTTGATACTGTTAAAACTGAGGAAAAAATCTGGGAGCAGGTCAGGTCTCTTTGCAAATATGGAAATGATATTCAAGAGCTTGTCGTTAAGAGTGGCGAAGGTGTTGTGGCCAGCAATTATCTTCCGGCTCCAACGGTTAGGCGAATCGAAGTGCCGGGTCAGGACGGAAGCGTAATTGGTTATCTTTACGACCCAAGAGGATCTTTTAATGTTTCAACCAAGGATTTCTTTCAGCGTCTCGAGAACAAGGAAACCGGAAGAAACAATCAATACGGAGACAATACAACATCGGTCTTAGAGGATTGGGAAACGATCCATATGAGGCTCAGAGGAAAAAGCCGCAATAGCATTTACGGTTATGGGATTGGAGAACCGGCGAGATGGATTTATAAAAGATTGGTTTTACTTGAAGATTCAATCGTAATGCACAGGCTCTCCAGAGCACCATCTAGATACGCATTTTATATTGATGTTAGCAATGTTCCCCCAAACGAGGTGAACGGTTATCTGAATCAAGTAAAGGCTAGGTTTAAAAAGAAGAAATTTTTAAATTCAAAAACAGGAGAGCTTGATCAGTCTTTTGACGTTTTCTCCTCAGATGAAGATTTTTTTATGCCTACAAGGGAAGGCAACGCCACGACAAGGGTAGAGAGCTTGGCCGGTCCTGTTTATGATCAAATTGATGATATTAAATTTTTCGAAAACAAATTATTTGCTGCCCTGAAAGTTCCAAAACCATTTCTTACATATGAAGAGTCTACGGCCAAGACTCATCTTTCCGCTGAAGATGCCAGGTTTGCCAGAACTATTATGCGGATCCAGAGAGAAGTTAAGAATGGGTATCGAAGGATGGGAAGAGTTCATCTGGCCGCAATTGGTATCGATCCAGACAGGGTTGATTTTTCAATTCAGATGACAATTCCTAGTGCTATTTTTGAATTGGCTCAACTAGAGATCCGTAGTGCTGAACTAGAGTTAGCCGATAAGTTTCAAGCTTGGGCCCCAAGGTATTGGATCATGACAAATATACTTGGGTTTTCTGATGATCAAATCAAAGAGATGGAAGAGCTTAGGGTTAGGGAAGTTCCGGGTGAAGAGGGTGCTGCTCCTGGGGCTGCGGCTGGATCAATAGCAAAGGCTGTGGCAAAAAGAGGTTCTCCTGGCGGGGCTCCTGCTCCCGAGGCTCCAAGGCCAACCCCGGCTGCTGCTGCCCCTTCTCCGGAAGGAGGTGCGCCCGAGGCCGCTTCGAGATATTATGGAACTAACAGTGATAGATTTTTAATGGCCGGTATTAAAAAGAATACTGACTCTCTTAATGAGAAAATTAACGATATGCGTAAGACTGATAAGAGTTTTGATGCTAAGTGGTCAAGGATGGAAGGATTACTGAAGGATCTTCAGCATACAATGAGGAAAAAATAATGGAAATTAAAATCGAAGAGTCATACGACGAATCAAAGCCCGGCACTATAAAACTGGATGGTCGAGTTGATCTTGGGGATGTCAGTTCTGTTGTAAAAGAATTTGATGGTGACCCAGAAGATGAAGATGCGTTGTCTGATTTTTTGGATGACAAATTTACTGGCCCTGATTGGAATAAAAAATTAGCCAGAGAGATTGACGAAATCACCGAGGAGGAATTTCCTGGAGTTGAAGCTATCTCTGAGGTGACAATTTTAGAATGGCCTACAAAAATTGAAGACCTTAAAAGTGGTGAGATATATTTTGAAGCTGATATTCAAATTGAGCTAGATAATTTTTATACGGCGGTAATTAAAATGCAGGATAGTTTTAAGGACTTTTTCGAGAGGGAAATATCATGAAATTCATTCAAGTAAAAGATTTGGATAATATTGTGAAGGGTAGTTTTGAGAGTAAGATGGCCGAGATTGATCATGTGCTTTCAGAGAATAAAAACTATAAAGACTCGAAAAGACTCGCCACTTTTGGAAACTATGTAGTCGTTGTCAAAGAAGATAATGAATTCAGAAGACTTCGAATAGAGAACAATGAGATTGTTCTTGATGAGGCTTATAGTGTTTCTTTGATGAGCGAGGAAGAAGTTGAGTCAAAAAAGAAAACAGAGGCCGAAGAAATGGTCGCGGCAATGCTTTCAGGAGAAAGTATAGATCCGGATAAGCTATGGAAAACGGCTGAGGATAAATAGCTTTTTGATCAATTATTATGCTCATGCTAGAATGAATATATTACCAGGGACAGGTAGATGAACAAATTTCCAGATGTAGAAAGTTTAGCGTTACTTGTTGAACATTGGTTGGAAGAGGTGAAGATTCAGCGTGTTAAACGTAGGTCTCCAGCTCAAAGGGCCAAATCCAGAAGGTACGCAAGAAAGCATAAGTCCAGAATTAAAAGGGCTTCCAAAATGCGACGAAGAAAGCCGAGATTTAAAAGATTAGCAAAAAAGAGGAAAGCAATTCAGAAGAGAATGGGCAAGAGAAAGCTTGGCCCAAGAAGAAGGCTCCGAGTTGCCGGAAGAGAAGGCTGGCATAATTTACTCGAAAATATGAGGGAGTGGAAAATGGAAAATAAAGGTCGAATCGATGGGCTCGTAAAAGAGTTAAAAGAAATAGATCATCAGTTAAATGGTGGTGAGTCCAAAGATCTTATCCAGGCTTTTTTAAATGCTGGGGCTCTTGCTGAGGATCTGAATGAAATTTTCCCTGACCACGGTTCAAAGAAAATCATCAAAGAAGATGAAGACGGTGACAAAAAAGTTGCTGATTATGAGATTGAAAATTATGGCGTTGAAAACTCAAGTTATTGGCAAGGCGCTGGAACATCTTTTACCGATTGGGAAGATGTAGCCACTGGTATTGGTATGTCGGAAAAAGAAGCCGCCGAGGATGCTCTTGATCAACTAGCTTCAGGTGGTTGGGATGTTTCAGGTATAGATATCAGTAAGGCTTCTGAAGAGGATTTAGTAGGTCCAATTGAACATGATGCAGCCAAAGAAGAAATCGCCAGAGAACAAAGGAAAGAATTATCAGATGTTACCGATGAAGAGATTGAAGAATATCTAGAGCAGTATCCAAGTGAAAATTATGTTCACATTGTTATTTATGTGAAGGGATCCGGAGCCGAGGAATCCGTTAAAGAACACAAGGAGATAATCGATAGGACAAGCAGTGAAGATCTTGGCTTTGATAATCTTCCTGATATGCCAGAGTTCGTTAAAACCGAAAAAAACACCGCTCATATGAATAGTGGATTTTCCGGATTTCTAAACGAGGAATTAAGTGGCCCAAAGAAAGAACCAATCCTTGAGGAAAAACAATTAGAAGTTAGAGGTGATCTTGTTTCTCTAAAGGAAAATGCTGAGACAATAGCCAAGGCTATTCAGGAAGGTGCTGTTGACACTGAAGAGGCTCATGGGATTCTGGTTAAGATTGTTGAGTACCTTGATAGGGCCATGGAAAAACTCGTTACCGAATCTGGTGTTGTGTCAGAAGGCGGTGGTGCTGGTGTTTTCGTTAAGCTTAAGGGTGATGTTGATTATAAGAAGGTTGGAAACAAAATTGTTTTTTCTCCTTCAGTGGTGGGCGTTAGGTTTGAATCATATATGGACACTCAAGAGTCACCCAATGGTATTGAGGTTAAATTTGATTCCTTAACGAATAAAGAAGATATAGAAGACTTTGAATATAGATTTGGAGAGGAAGGAACTCTATCATTTGATTACAAAAATGATGTTTATGATCCGGGCTACAAAGAAAAAGTATCTACGTTGGTTCTTTCTGCTGGGTGGTTTCGATCTAAATATGATCCTGGTGATCAATTTGAATTATCAGTAGAGGTTGACCCTGAATACTATATCGCCCTAGAGGGTGTCGCTAAGTTCACCGAATCCGGTGCAGACGCATTCAGTGATCTTGATGAGCCATCTGAAGATTATTATGAGTCTAAAACTGAAGACTACAAAGGTTCTGGCCATACCGCATCTGCCTACAAGCGAATGAAAGATATTCAAAAAGAAGGCGGGTATGCCCGTGGGTCTGATCCTTATGGTGGTGAGCTTGGGGAGTTCCCAAAAATGACTCCAGGTAAAAAGAAAAGAAATCTTGGGTCCAAAGAATCTTTGGGTGAAGAAACTTCCGAGATGAGCAGTGATCAAAAGCTTGAGTTCTTAAAGCGTGTGGCTGGTGAATTAGCTAAAATGGGTTACAGCACCGACAAGGAACCATCTGCTAAGTATGATTTATTAGATATCCAAAAAGACAATGAAAAAGAAAAAGGTGTTCTGGAGATTTATTTATACGGTCCATCAATGATTAATGATTCCATGTATGGCGTTTTCACATGGTCTGCTGGCTTTGATGAAACTGGTGATAATCCTAAGCATGAATTTGATATTGAAATCGTAGTCCATCCGGATGGTGAGATTGATGGCATTGGTGAGCTAGAGGCTGCACTAGATACCAGTTTTGATTTTGAGCCCGAAGGTAAAAGAAGATCAAGAAAAAGCGGTCCAACTGGAATCGTTAGGGAAGAAAAAGAAACCAAAGGTTTTTTCGCAACAATTTATCTTAAATCACCGATAGAGCAAGAAGCTGTTGAAGAGCTTCAGGAAAAAGGTGGCCAAGGAATTTCTATCGCCAGGGGATCAGAAGGTGCGGCTTTAAATGTTTACGCTCATACCCAAGAAGATCTAAAAGAGTTTCAAAAAACTCTTGGTAGTAAAGTGGATTATGTTGAGCTGGATTATGAAGATTTGGCAGCTAGGGATCGTGGCCCCATCGTAAAAGGTGAGGCTAAAGAGGTGCCGAGAAAGCCCCTAGCGGAAGCTGATGACGACAATGTTCGCCAGCTTGGGATCGAAAAGAAAAAACGTGGACCAGATTTCGAAGAGGAAACTTACGAAGAAGATGGTTTTACGGTCAAAGTTAAAAAGATTTCTGGCCCGGAAGATGAGCACAAAGTTGGAATGCATTTAGATAATCCGGATCGTGATGAATTGGATCGAGCGATTGAGGATGCTTTTGCCAAAATGTTTCCGGTTGTTTGGATTCATGGGGAAATTCAACAAGAGAGCGTTGGTGGTTCCAGTAGAGTAATTGCGGAACAAGATACATCTCCAGTAGATCGTACTGTTACTGTTCAAATTCCTTTAAAAGATGCCATTGAAGATATGGGATATTCCGAGATTTATTCTAGGCTAGAGGAGCCGTTTGAAATTGAGACACATCCTGGATATACGGATCAAGAAATTCAATCCATGAATGTTGATCTTCCTGAACAGTTTGATGGTGCTGATAAATATTTTCCATCTGCTGTTGGCTTTGCTCTTAGTGATGCTGAATCTTTTAGTATGGAACCCCAATATGTCAAAGCTGTTTATGATGCATTAGAGCAAGCTTATGAAATAATTGATAATGTACCTGCTGAATACATTGGAATGGATTCTGATGGTAATCAGGTGGGTGTTAGCACTTCGGCTGGAATTGATTCGGCCACGATTGATCAGGAACATCAAACGGTTACTCTTGTGATTAAAAATCCAGAGCATTTAATTAATGCGATGGTGGCTGGAGAAGGTTACATGGCTCCGGATATCCCAGTTGATGAAGAGCTTTCTGATGAGCAAATTACCAAGGGTCTCCATTGGATAAATAAGTATTTTGAAATTTTTGGAGAGTCAAAGCCTGAGGTAGATACGAATCAAATTTCTCCAGATATAGATGATGATTTTTTTAAAGAGCAGCTTGAGTTTTATATTGGTGAGATTGGTGTTGAGGATGCTGTTGACGCTATTAACAATCTCCCGAGAAGGGAAGATGCTAGAGAGGCCGCCAGGGACATTGAAAGAATAACTGGTGGTAGATTAAAGGTGGATGAGATTTTAAAGGCATTGGGATGAAAGAATCTTTAGCGATGCAGGATTTGGGAGATCGTGGCCAGGAGTATGGGGCCGGAATAACTGGGCTCGTCATGAGTGACGGGAATGGAAATTATCGCACTAAATTCTGTCCCCATCTTCACAAAAGCCAACAAGCCGCGTATCGTTGCCTGAAGAATCGTACTAGAGAAAAAAAGAGAGAGATCTATTCCGCTGAAGAAGAAATTAGTAAGTGGAGTGAATTTCAGAAGCAAGAACTTGCTGAAAAGGATAAGATTATTACATACGTGGACAAATTTAGGGATGTTCTTCCGGAGGATGAATAAATGGAAAAATTAGAATCAATCATTGATAAATTTCACTCTCAACTGGATGAGCATAAAGGTGACCTCAAAAAAGAAGATATGGAAGAGATTGCCAAGGGGTTTACTAAGCAATATCCAGGCTTTAATGATCTGGCTGGGGTCTTAATGAAGAGTGTCCATGAGACAAAAAAACTCACCGAGCAGGATGAGGAAGAAGAGGGGTCTGACGTAGATTGGATTGAGATTGATGGGAAAAAAGAAGAGATCAAAGGTTTTGATAATCTTTCCGAAAATATGTACATGGTTGAAATCGATGGTGCCGATTATTATGTGGCTGAAAATCGTGAAGACGCCGGTAAGGCTGCCCGTCAATACTGGTTAGAAATGGTCCAAAATGATCCAGAGGAATTCAGAGTAATGGTTGGAGATGAGGCTTTGGTTAATTGGGCTCTTGGCCAATCTGCTGGTCCTGGAACGACTAAAGTGACTAGCCTTTCTAAATGGCTGGATCTTTATCTTGATGTTCCAGAAGAGCACTTTGGAAGTTATGATGGTGAGGAGATAGAGACTACTATTTCTGAATCATTAAGAGAAAAGCTTGGTTACGGATCGACTGAAATTGTCGCATATAGACATAATTAATATGGCTGAACCTAGAAAACAAAAGACAACTAAAAGCTACAAAGGTATGAAAGATCCTAAAGAATTAGGCGGTCATCTTGAGAAACTACACAAAAACCTTTACGATAAGATTGGTGATAGTAAAATAAAGAGCAAGCTTATCAAGAAAAAGAAGAGCGTTATTCCAGGTTTTACTTACTGGTTTAAAAAATAGCTCCAATTGATTGGAGCAAAAGGCTGACGGAATGGCTGAGAAATTAAGCGAATCAGGATTCAAAAAAAGCGCAAGAACCCTCACTGATGCCACGCTTATCAAGCTTACTATCCAGGAGAGTAAAGACGGAAGCTTCATGGCCCGAGGTGAATTTGGCCGCTGCGATGTGCCAACTGAAAATAAAAGAGTTTATCCGAGAGCCCTTTGGGAAAGAGAAATTAATAAAATTCAAGAGGCCATTAAGGTTGGGAAGGTTTTGGGTCATCTTGACCACCCTGCAGATGGCAAGACATCACTTGCGCGAGTTAGCCATATCATCACATGTTTGGAAATTACTCCTGATGGCCAAATTATTGGTGAAGCCAAAATTTTAGACAATGAACATGGAAAACAGCTTAAAAGTATTTTGCAGGGTGGTGGAGCCATCGGTATCTCAAGTCGTGGCATGGGATCAACGGCTCAAAATAGTGATGGAATTGAAGAAGTGCAAGATGATTATCAATACATGACTCATGATTTTGTGGCTGATCCTGCCGTACAATCAAGTTATCCTGAATTTTTTAGCGAAGGCAATCACCACAAAGATCTAGAAGTAATTAAAGATGAATCACCCAAGGAGACCGTAATGGAAACCAATAATGAAAACAAGGCAACTTTAACTGAGAGCGTTCTTCAGACCAAACTAGAAGAGCAGAAGGTTGAACTCACTAAAAAGTTCGCTGAAGAGCTTCCTAAGAAAATCGAAGAGGCCAAGGAAAAGTTTATGGAAGAAGCTAAAAATAAGCTTCTTAGTGATCCTGAGGTGGCTGGAGCAAGGGGTGTTCTTGATCAGGTGAAAACCCTTATGAGACCATTTGTTCTTCCGGAAGACGTTGATGTCGAGATCAAGAAGCGTGATGATGAAATCGCTTCTCTTAAAGAGTCGCTGGAAAAGAAAGATGCGGAAATCAAGGTTGTTGAAGAAAAGGCTGAAAAAATTGCTGCGATCGCTCAGAGAATGGGAATGCGCGTAACCTTGAGTAAAGAAATTTTTGAGGATTCTCATAAAGATCATATCCTTAAGTTGATCGGAGACATCAAGCAATATGAGACTCAAGACAGTTTGAAGGAAGCCGTAGTGAAAGCCAAGTCACATATTGCTGATCAGATCGCTGAAGAAAAAGCTAAAGAGCGAGAGAGTAAAAAAATCACAGAAGCCCTTGATAAGAAGATTAAACAGCTTGAAGATCAGATCAAAAAGCGGGATGAAGCCCTCACTGAATCTATGCAGCTTGCGAAGAATTATGGGTTACAGCTTTATCTTGAAAAGAAGATTGCCAATAATCCTAACGGACCAAAGATCAGACAAATATGTGTTGAATCGACCTCTAAAAAAGAGATTGACCAAATAGTTGAAAAGTTTAAGGTTGATGCGAAGAAAACAAAGGAATATAATTTAATTCAAGAAAGATTAAAACGCGGAGCAGAAAAGAATCCATCTTTAGTTGAGGACCATGTTAATGAAACTGGAACTCGAAAGAGGACTCAATCAAGCGGGGAGATGGTAACAGAAGGATTAGAAGGTGAGCTTCAGGAATTCGGGATGAGTTATGAAGACATCGAGCAAATTTCAAATGTTTAAATAGAATTCCACTAGACCAAGGAGAGGGAAAAAATGGAACAAAGAAAACTCCAAGAAATGCGGGGAGAGCTGAATGGGGACAATTTTGTCCGTAACCCTCAGCGAAAAGCTCTTATTGAGCGATGGAATAAATGGATTCCTGGCAAGGTCCAAAATTCCTACCAAAAATATTGTCTATCTCAGCTCTACGAGAATCAGCTCTCTGAGTTAAAGCAATTCAAGGAAAAGCATGTTCTTGGCGAGGCAACAGCCACCACTAACACTGCCCCATTTATTAAATATACCTTTCCTCTTCTTCGAAGGGTTTGGCCGTCTTTGATTGCCCCAGAGATTGTTTCTGTTCAGCCAATGTCTGCCCCGGTTGGAGCCATTTTTTACTTTGAGTTAAAGTATGGCGATACCAAGGGTGCTGTGACTGAAGGCGATAAACTGGTAAAGGATTTTAACCGAAATTACTCTAGCGAGTTTATTGACGGTGAAGCTTCTGCAACTGGTAACGGTATCGCGGTTACTCTTGCTGGAACTCTTAAGTGGAACCCCGTTAGAAAGAACAGTTTGTCTTTATTGACTGGAGCTGTAAGTGGAGTGGATGATGGTGCTGGAAACATCACCGGAGTTGGAATCTCTGCTGGAACCATTAACTATACCACTGGTGAAATCAGTGTGACTTATTCAGTGGCTCCAGGAAGTGGCGTGGACCAGGTAATTACTTATGAGTATAACAACGAGTGTAATACCAAGGTTCCAACAGTAAATATCGACATTGCTCTTGTGGCGGTGGTAGCTCGAACCAGAAAGATTAAAGCATTGTGGTCAACCGAGTCAGCCGATGACTTGAAAGCTCTTCACGGGGTGGACGCAGAGCAGGAATTAGTTGCTGGTATCGGAAGTGAACTGGCCTTAGAAATCGATCGAGAGATCATCGAAGACTTAAGGGTTGGAAACACTGGAGCAACAACCACTTTCGATTTCACGGTTCCTTCTGGATTGAACGATATTGAGCATATCCGATCAATTCTAACTCCGATCACTCTGATCTCTAACCAGATTGGAAAGAATACCTTGAGGGGTCCAGCAAACTGGATTGTGATGAGTTACGATCTTGCGGCTCAAGTTGAGCAATTGGGAACCCATGGTGACTTTAGACCAATCTTTGCCGGAAACGCAGACGCGAGAAGCGCTGCTGAATCTCCTCAAACTTGGGGCATGATGAAGATGGGAACACTGCAACAAAGATATATTGCTTACAAAGATCCGTATCTTCAAGCAGAGCAGGCAATCATCGGATATCGTGGAAACAACTTCATTGACGCAGGGTATGTATGGGCCCCGTACGTTCCTCTTCAGGTCACCGCAACATTCCTTGATCCAAACGATTTTAAATTTAGGAAAGGATTGAGAACTCGTTACGCAAAACTTTTGGCCAGACCTGAGTTTTACGGGCTTCTTAAAACCACAAATCTTACAACTTTAACTCCAGGGACTTTTGGTCCGGATCACGTTTCTGATCCTAAGGAGTTTGCATTCGGGTTGCCAGCTTAATAACTGGATTCTTGAATGGAATTTTAACTGGGCAAGTGCTTTAATGTGCTTGCCCAGTTTTTTTTGGTATGATCATTAAAGGGAATCAAATTTCTTAAAGGAGCATTTTGATGGAAAAGATCGATGAATTATTAAAAGAAAGCCAAGAGCTTGAGGAAAGATTTGTTGAAGACGAGGCCAGCAATGAGCTTTCGCAGGCTATGCCTGGATTGGATCTTGGTGATCTTGGTGACGAGGGCGGCAAGGATGATAAAGAAGGTGACGAGGGCGAGAAGATGAGCGCTTCTGATATGCTTGAAAAACTTGCCACTAATCTTCGCGATGCCTCTGATCTTGCCGATAAGCTTGGTGATGTCTATCGCGAGATGGAAAAGGGTGACGATAAAAAAGAAGAACCTAAAGAGGGCGAAGAGGAAAAAGAAGAGCCAAAAGATGAGGCTAAAGAGATGAATCTAGACCCGGAAAAAGAAAAAGAAAAAGAAAAAGAAAAAGAAGAAGAAGAGTAAGAAGAAAATAATCCTTATTAAGCATTAAGGAAGGCTTATGGGAAAAAGCATAAATGCACTCAAGGAAGAAGTGGTGCTTACCCTTGGCGGATCCATTAGTGATTCAGGTGCCATCGTACAGGTTGAGTTAACAGATGAGCAATATGATGTCGCAGTAGATCAAACCAAGCGATGGTTTTCCGCCAAAAAGGGTTATACTATTTTCCGTCCCATAACCTATGACGCAAACACTACTGTTTATCCTCAAGACGATGACGTGGTTAATGTTTTGGATGTTATCTTTCAGATTCCTGATGACGTTGCGGCTTTTTTTAGCTTAGGTTTTTTCGATGTGATTCCTTATGGCCCTCAAAACGTAGGACAAATAGGCGCTGGTCTTACTAATTATTCTGGATTCGCTCAGTTATTAGAGTTCAACGAAAAGAGAAAGCGGGTCTTTTCCGTAGAGCCTGATTGGTTTTACGAGCAGCAAACTAGAATTTTACACATTACAAGAAGAGCTGGCGGTGTTTCTGGAACTATTTTGGTTCAGGCAAAGTTAAATACTTTTGATGTTCAGGATTTAGGAGGAAGAGACGAGGAGCTTTTCGCTAGATATCTTCATGCAAAATGTCACACTATTGTTGGCCGGATTAGATCGAAATATGATTCTATGCCAGCAGCCGGTGGTACAATTACGTTAGATGGAAAAACTTTATTAGAGGAAGCCAAAGCTGAGATAGAGCTTTTGGAGAAAGAAATCTACGCCTCTCAAGGGCCGGATGGATTTATAGCGGGGTGATGATATGGATTTGAAAAAATCAATCGATGGTTTTTATGATGCTTTTATCTGTGAAGGCATCATCAGGGAAGACGAAGAAAATCCTCCTGAGATTGATGGAGAAGATTACCGAGACTACATGGCCTGGATTCTTTTTATCGATGCTTTTGCTAGTACCATTGAATCAGACTACCCGGATCTTGAAGGTGAAATCCATGGGGAACTTACTCAAACTGTTCCGGATTTTATCAGTGAAAAAGGTTTTGATATTGATACCTTTGTTGATTCAAGGCTTGGTTACGAAATTGTGAAGGCATACAATGAGCATTGGGCCGGAAAATTAACAGTAGCAGAGCTTGTTGAATTTGATGAAAATGCCGCCTACAATCTTGCAATGGTGGCTGTCGGCCACGGGGTTTCTCCTGAAGATGATCCAGAGACTGCGAAGTTTATGAAAGAGCGTGGGGTGAGTTCTTCTAGTGGGCCTAGTTTTGAGTCTCCTTATGACTCTGCTTATAACGCTATAGACAAAATGGATCTTGGCCCTGAGGATGCTGGGGACGAATCCATCGAAGAAGGCGATGACGTACAGATGAAAAAAGATAAAGCCAAACATGCTCTTGGTCTTTTGCAGGATGTTGAGGATTTATTTGGAAAGGTCGAACCAGATGTTTTGAGTCAGCTAGAACAAGTTGTTCAAAGAATTAAAGGCAAAGAAGCGAAGGAATCGATTGACGAGAAAGAGGAGCCAGCCAGCAAGAGTCCCAAGGCAACTGGAGACATTGGCCCTGATCGAGTGATTGGAAAAACAAGAAGCGGAAAAGATATTTGGCTTTATGTGGCCAATCCTGCTCATAGAGATTTCACAAGACAGGATCATATCGATGCTTCTCATGCCCAGAAAAAACAATGGGATGATTTAGATGGAACCGGAGTTCCAGAAAAAACAATGAATTATTATCGCGATGCATCGATAGCCCATCAAAAGCTTTCAACAAAATCTAAGGAATAATGTTAATTTTTGAAGGTACAGATAAGATTGCTGCCGGGATTCTTTTTAAGTCTGGTGATGATATTTTTCTTATTAAAAAAAGTGATGATGAGGAAACCTTTCCAAGCACATGGGGGATTCCTGGTGGTCATATAGAGGACGGAGAAGACCCGCTGGATGCCGCCAAAAGAGAAACGGAGGAAGAGATAGGGTCTCTTCCGAAATCGGAAAACACTGGTGAGAGCGTCTCTAATGATGTCTACACAATGTTTATATTCGATGTTCCGGTGGAAGAAACAAATAGCTTTGTTCCGGATTTAAGTCCAGAGCATCAAGATTATGGATGGTTTCCGACCAACGATTTGCCTCAGAATTTACAGCCAAAATTTAAAAAAGAAATTGAAAAAATGGGCCTTATATCCAAAGAGGAAGATGAATATTTTATTGGTTCGATCAAGGAAGATGTGGATTATTATTCTTTGGATCATGGGGTAGACAACTTTGGATTTCCAATTGAACTGATGGTAAATTAAGATATGGACCAAATTTTAGAGCGTTTTGCTGGACTAAATAAATTCCTGAAAGGATTAGGGCTTCCTGTATCTGGTGGTGCTCCTGTCAAAAAGGCAAAGATAAAGGGCCAAGCTGATTCTCCGGAGGCGAAGGCAAAACAAATTGTTCAACAGATTTTAAAAAGCGTTAAGGTAAAAGCTGGATCTCCAACGAGAAGAAGAAGTGCTAGCGGGACAATGCTCCGGTACCGTATCAAGATCAAAGGGAAAAGTTATCTTTTGAAAAGCTATGTAATCACTGATACTTGGCATATGAGCTTGGTTTTATGGGATAGCTCAGAACAAAAAATGTTGGATGTCATTACGATAGGATACCTGAGGGATCAGTACAGATTAAGAGCTATCGGGAAAGAACGAATGGCTAGATGGGCGGAGGGATAAAATGCTTGGACATGATCAAGGAAAAGTCATTGGGAAACTAGTTGCTTCTGGCCGGGTTAAGTGGGGAAGGTTTGGTGAGGCTGAAGGTGACCAAGGGTATGTCTTCAAGGAAAACAATGGATTTGCTTGGAAGCTTGATACTCGAGAGCTTGAAGAGCAAGGGGTGAACATGGATGTTCTAACTGATTGCGTTAAGCAGCTTGAAGAGATGGGAACTATTGATGAGCTAAAAAGCGCTCATGGTTATAGGCAGGGCCAGGGCTGGCTTGATGATGGGTTAGTTGTAACTTCTCGAGTGGATCCCAGGATTTGTTGTAATGTGGCTTTTGGAAGTAATGATGTCGGTCATGATTATTGGAATCATAGTATTAACAATGAAGACGTTGATCTTTATCTGTCTTGGTATTTGGATAATCATAACGTCACCCAGCAAATGGATGGCTCTTTTCAGGAAAGAGAAGCTGAAGATGGTGAGCTTCAATGGGCTGAGATTGCCAGACAAAAACTCACTACTGAAGAAGAGCGAGTGCTCGGTATAGATACTTCTGGAAATTTTCAGCCAATGGTTGAGGCGGTCCAAAGTAATAAGCAGTATTTGTCTGAGTGGGCCGAAAAGAAAAGTAAGAACAAATCTGTAGATGAGGCCGATGATCCAGATTTAGAAAATCAAGGTTATTCATTTTCCGATAAAGAAAGCCAAAAAGAGACTCTTGCTCAATTTATAAACGATCAAGCTAGATGGCGATACGAGTATGAAACTGAGCATGAAGACGCTGGAAATAATTATATTGATGCTTATTGGGAGGGGTTTGATCTTGATGATTACGCGAGAGATCCGGATAGATATACAGAAGATGTTGTTGCGGTTATCGAAGCCGCTAGAAAAGCAGGTAAATCAGATGAAGAAATTAAGGATGCTATTTCAAATAATTTAGATATTTCTCCAGGAACAATTGAAAGAGAAACTCATGGAATTATTCATGCATTAATTGGAGAAATTGCGGATCAAATTTCAGGAATTTCTGGAAAAGTAAATGGCCGAGATACTAATGATGTAATGGATGATCTTATAAAAGGTCTATCTGAAGAAGATCTTAAGGATGTGGCCAACAATGTGGACGATGCATATTGGTCTCCAGGAGACGATTATGTTTACATGGATGCATCTTATCGGTCTTGGGTAGCCAGGGTAGACCCGGATGAATTGGCCGTAGATCTTGGTGTTGAGGTTGAAGAAGAATCAATTGATGAAGCCGATATTTACCGAGCTGAATTCGGAAAAGGAAAAGAAGGCGAGAGGGCTGCTGAGGTAATTGATTATGATGCCGGTCAAACAGGATTCGTGAGAGAGGTGGATGGAATTACGGTGAAAGTTGCGGTTAGCTCGAGTGATGATTTAATTACTGGGGTTCATTTAGAGGATCCAAATGAGTCAGAAGTTGAGGACGGTATCGAAAGAGCTAGAACGAGTGGTAACAAATTTGTAATTATTCATGGCGATATTGAAGATTATGTAAGTGTAGATGAATACAGCATTCTTAGAAATCGTGATGGAAAAACTTTTAATGTTCATCATGGTCATGGAGGGGAGGGTGATCAGGTTAGTCATGGTGGAGTCCCTCTTACTGTTTCAAGCATTGACCAGGCCAAAGAGCTTATCGATAAAGACTTCCCTATGGAATTGGTAAAACAATATCAAACTAAGGCTGGGAGGTCTGTTAGAGGATGGAAGCCTCCTGGAACTATTGAACACCAAGGGTTTGTTATTTTTGGTGGTGACTACGGGGAAACTCTTGTCACAACTCAAAAAGATCTTCAGGCAGTACTGGATGGGAAGAAAGAACCGCTTGGAACAGCCGATAGTGCTGACGACGCTAAAGCTAAAATTGATTCTGGTGAAATTTCAAGAGAAGCTCCAGAGGTTAAAAAAGCCGCTCGTCCTCCAAGACCAGTTGCAGCCAAAGAACCAAAGGACATCAAGGAACCTGCATAATGAACGAAGCCGAAGTTCAAAAAGGGGGTTTTGAAAAACAAGCTCCCATTGAAAAGAAGATGGAGAATCTTGAGCAGGAACTAAGAACTCCTGTTGATTATGATCCAAATGTTGGCGATAAAAATATTTTCACTACGAGTGAGCGAACTGGTTATTCTTATCCTGATGTTTCCAAGATGACTCCCGAGCAATATGCCGAGATGGAAAAAGATATTGAGACCCGTGATTGGGAGGGCGAGGGGTTTACTGTTTATGGATGGAATGATGCCAGTGGGTATGAGTATTGGAAGAAGGAATCAGAAGAGGGAAACTTTAATGTTATTCGGGTGAGTGCGATAATCCAAAATCCAGATATTGTTGATCCAAAAAAACTTGATGAAGGATTCAGGGTAATGTCTGATTCTTTTCAACAATATGATCACGCGACAATGTTTCCTGAAAAAGAAGAGCCTGGAGAAAAGAGGGGTGTTGGTGGCGGTTTTGAATATAGATTTAAAGGAAAAAAACAACAGATAGAAGCTCTTGTTCAATTTCTAAATGATGTAGATGAATCAGAAGAAGAGTACATGAAGAGTGATGATTATGGTGAAACTCATCTTGGGTATGCTTTTGAGAATTTTGATTTAGATGATTGGCTCGAAGGTGATACGGCCGATGATGATGATGAGTTGATTCCTATTATCAAGATAGCTAGAAAAAGAGGTGTGTCTGATGATGATATTGTAGTGGCCCTTGAAAAAACTTCCGATAACCAGGTTGATTCCTACTATACCCTTTACAGAGAATTGGTTAGATGGCCTGTCGAAGAGGAAGAGGTTTATCTTGAGGATCGTCCTGGAAAAATAAATGGCAAACCAGTTGATGATTTACTTGAGGCTCTTATTGATGGCTTAAGTGAAGAAGAAAAAAAAGAAGCTGGCAGCCAGGCTATGTTGTATTGGAGCGGGGAAGATACTTATGCCACGGGTGGTTTAGGAGGCGGGGCTTTTTGGATTGCCCAGGTTAATGTTCGGGATCTGCAAAAAGAATTGAAAATTAGCGACAAAGAGCTTGAAAAGTTTATGGAACAAGAAGAGGAAGGTTCGGAAAGAGATGAGAGGGAAGAGCAAGAAAAAGAGAGAAGGACAAGAAGAGGCAGACCAGTCACCAAGGGTGCAACCAAAAGTGGCCCAAAGGGAATAATCCCTGGCGGTAAGAAAGAGTCAATTGATCCAGTTTATGATAGCGTTCAAGAAGGTTTTGAAATGGATGAGGAAAGAGTTATAATGTCATTACCGATGGAGGGTGAGATGAAGAGTAAAACTGAAGACCGAGATTTTTGGAATGATTTTGAAGATGTTAGCTTTTTTGGACTTCCTCTTCAGGAAGACGAGTATCGCGATGCATCCAGCGTAAAAGAGTATGATACTCGCACCAAAGATCGGGACAAGAATTTAAAGAAAGGCTACACTGCCATGTCTGATCACATGAAGCCAGGTGGTGGTCCAGGTAAGGTTTCTAGTAAATCCGGCACTGAGTATGGCGAGAAGCCCGGTGGAAGTTCTGCCATGAGTGGAATCAAGAGTAAAGATTCTGATATTGATTCTCTAAAGCGTGGTGCATTGAAGCAAAATTACAAAGGCAATGAAGGAACCATGGATTCAAAAACATCTCTGGATCGTCCTCATGGAAAAGAAGGCCAAGAGTATGACGAGGGTGGCCTTCCCGACAGCAAAGTAAAAACTCCGAAAAAAGTTGGTGATTACGCTCATATGAAAGAAAGCCGTATGAGACGAATTCGAGAAAGTCGAAATAGAAAAATCAAGGAAGCTTGCGGTGGAACCCATATGGGGAGCAAGAAAAAAACCCCCGAGGAAAAAGCAAAAGAGAAAAAGCTTCTTGGAATGAAAAAAGAAAGCGCTGGTCCAAAAGCATATCTAGCCCGAACCCTAAGTGATCTCAGAGAAAAAAGCGAAGGTCCTCTTAGGAAGGAGTCTATCGAAAGAGTTCTTAGCCGATTTCCACACCGTTGTTTTACGGATCAAGCCTTCATTGGCGAAATGATGGAAAAAGGTGTGTTTGATGAGCAGTCTCTTAAGATCATGGGGGCGAAGCTTTTCGAGGCTTACAATAGCTTCCGTGGGATCAGAAAGGGCATTACTGAAGGGAAAGGCAAGGCTCTCTCTGACGAAATGAAAAAGAAATTAAAAGAAAAAATGAAGAAGGGGGCTTAGGCCCCTTTCCTTTAGGGGCAGCCCATGAACCTTCCTGATGTTGATAACTTTGGTCTCCCTTTGTTAGAAAAATTAGAACTCCCAGCTCATCAAAAAATCAAAGAAGTAATAACAGAACTTGGCAGAATTGAGATAGAGCTAAAATCTGCTGGTGAGGATTATTTGTCTAGTGAAGTGAGAAGAAACAGAGAGATTCTACTCAAGGTGATTCAAAGATTGTAGAATGATGGTATGGGAACTTTACTTAATAATTCTGAGCAAACATTTTATGATCAGGTCAACGTTGAGGTTCTTACTCTCGCCGGTACCGATAATCTGATTCTTTGGACATTCACCAAGCCAACATCAATGGCTGAAATCGATTGCTTATACGGTGAGCCAATCGTTGACGCGAATGGCCCGGTTGGAACTAATTATTATCCATTTGAAGTGTTGGGTCTTTTTCAGAAACCAGTTAGAACTTCTGACGGAACTCCTCATGGTTTAGACATTACTCGAGATGGCGTGATTTATTTTAGTCGAAAAAATCTTGAAGATAAAAATGTGCCAGCTACTTCGGAAGGAGATAGAGTAAAGGAAGGTGATGTATTTGAATTATTTTCAAATATTCCAGACAAGAGATGGTTTTTTGAGCTAAAAAAAGTTGAGCGAGATGGATGGGAAAATGACTCTGATGTTTGGACTCAGTATATCTGTGACTTTGTAAGGCATGATTCATTTATACCAGAGAGAAAATTGCCTGATGGCGGAGCCCTTTAATGGATTTTGATAGCTTAGGTGATTTAGATCGAATGATTGGCGAAGCCATAAGCAAGGAGTCTAGGGTTGTTGATGATTATTTATTTTCGGATTGGGGTGAAAGACTAGAAGAAACGGAGGGTCGACAGGAAGAGCCTGAAAAGAAAAGAGGGCGACCACGTAAAAAAATAGAGGAAGATAATTTTATCTGTAAAATTAATTTGAATTCAATCTCCAATCGATTGGACGAAGCTCTTATTCGGATAAGGAAATATTAATGCCAAGCAATATGGTTAAGACCAAGGCTCAAGAAACAAAATGGAAAAGAGCCAAAGCCGCCGTGGAAAGGTCTAGAAAAAAAGGGGAGTCGGAGTTTACCGATCGCGATTGGGGTCTCGTTACGAGCATTTATAAAGGCATAAAGGAAGGTATTGATTCCTTTGTTTTAAGCGCAGCCTTTAGGGGAATATCGATTTCAGAGGCAAACGAGGCCAATACCGCCGAGGTTTTCCAACAAGAGCTTAGTGGTGAGCCAGAATTTAGAGGTCTTTCTGATGATGATTGGGATGATATTTGGGATTTTTTCAATAAAAGAGATGCCCTGTCTGTAATATTTGCTCCTGATGTTTTTACTGTTTTTGTTAAGTTTTCAAAAGAAGTGGGCTTTCCTGTCACATTAGGTGGAGCAGAAAAGGGCGGTCTTGATGCCCCAAGGTTTGATACAAAAGCTCTTCTTGGTGCCCTTGTAGGTTCTGATGTTTTGGATATTGTAGATGTCCCTGCTGTTGATGCAATGGACGCTAAGCATTCTGATAAGGAAGATAAAAAGTTTAAGGATAGTCCAAAGATGAGAGTAGATGTCTATCGCTATTCTAATGAATTCAAAAGAGAGCTTCATGGCGTAATGGTAGCATTGGGATTAGAGGAAGTGAGGCTTCAGAAAAAAGAATCGGAGGATAATATGGCTAGCAAAGTAATTGATCAGGTTTATGAGGATTTAAACGGAATTGTTAATCTTTTGAAAGAAGAAGATGAGGATAACCCTGTCGGCCAAGAGCCAGAAAAAGAGACAACTGTTCAGGATTTTTTTAAACATATTGATGACGATACTCTTGAAAAGTTTGTTGATGGAATGCTATTGGTTCTTGGCGAGCTGGAGCAGACGGGTAAGATTCCAAAATTTCAAAGTCCTGAAGATGTTCAGAATGCAGTTGTTGCTGCGGTAAGACGAATGTATAGCAAGCGAAGCCTTATATCTCAGATGTCTCGGAAATTTCATCGCTTTGGATCTCAACGTACCCTTAGGAAAAAAAGAATAGATATTGGAAAAGCTATTAGTTAGTAATAAGGTTGAATTGTTGAACGGAGTTGACGATGATCGTTGTTTTGGGTGCCGAAGGAATGTTGGGTTCTAGCCTTAGGGCTCAGCTTTCAATCAGACAGGTAAGCCATATCCTTACTACTCATAAGTCTTTAGACCTTACGAATAACATTGGTGTTAGAAAATTCTTTGAAAAAGTTAAGCCATCTATTGTCATAAATGCTGCGGCATTCACTGACGTAGACAAGTGTGAGAGTCAAAGCGAAGTAGCTAATTTAATCAATGGAGATGGCGTTAGATTTTTAGGCCAAACTTGTAAAGCATATGGGGCCAAATTAATCCATATTAGTACTGATTATGTTTTTGATGGTGAAAAAGAAGATCCTTATATCGAAGAGGATAAACCTAGTCCTATTCAGGAATACGGAAAATCTAAATTAAATGGCGAGATGGGATTACTCGGAACTCCTTCGATCATTCTAAGGGTTCAGTGGTTATTTGGAAAAACTAGATTTAATTTTATAGACTGGGTAACACAATCAGTCATCGATAAAAAGGTTATCGAAGTGACTCATTCTCAAACAGGATCCCCTTGTTCGACTGATTGGCTGGCCTTCGTAATTATTGAGATGGTTTGTAGGATGATGGCTAAGGGGCTTAGTTTTATTCCAAACGGGACTTATCACTTAACACACGATGATTTCGCAACGAGATGTGAAGTTGCAGATTTCATTGTAAACGGAATCTCTTATGAGTATCAATGGTTGGTCCATGGGGTTGACGATCTTAAGTTCGGCAAAGCTCGTCGTCCGAAAAACACTTCTATGAGTCCATTAAAAATAAAAGAATTGTTAAAGCTGGGAAGCATGGGCAGTTGGCAAGACGATGTTAAGTTTTACATTAGAAATAAATTTAATATGGAGCTGTATAATGGGGTATCTCAGTAAGACCAAGAGTGGTTGTTATTTAATGAAAAACTATATTTTTGAGGATATTCGTGGATCTTTTACTGAGCTATATAAGAGGTCTGACATGGATTTTCTTCCCAGCTTTAAGCAAGTGAATATGTCTGTATCCGAAAAAGATATGGTGCGTGGTCTTCATTTTCAAAAACATAATCCCCAAGGAAAATTAATCAGGGTTTTGTCTGGTTACGTTACAGATGTTGCCATGGATCTCAGAAAGGGATCCCCTACTTACGGCCAAGTCGATACGTTCGAGTTAAAGCCGGATGGAATATCTGTTTACATTCCTCCTGGATTTGCTCATGGTTTTTGGTCTAAAAAAGACAGTACAAGGTTTCTTTATATGTGTACCGAGGAGTGGGACAAAGAATCCGATGGAGGCATTGATCCTTCTGACGCCAGTCTTGGATTGCCATGGGGTGATCTAGATAGGATCGGTGTTTCCATGAAAGATCTAAACCTTCCGAAGCTCAAGGATTTTGAGTCGCCATTTGAATATCAAGGAGAATGATTATGTTGACCATAGTTGCTTGTGGTGGATCTGGTTCAAGAATGGCTCCGGTAACCAAATTTTTAAACAAACATCTCATTCCTACTGGTGATGGCCTCATGGTGGATCATCCTCTCGAGTTTTTAAGAAGGCATGATATCAAGAACGTGACTATTGTAACTGGGTCTAATCATGCGAGCCAGGTGGTTGATTATATCCAGGATGGTGACAAGTATGGGTTTGACAAGGTGAGCTATGCATTCCAGCCAGAACCAAAAGGTATTGCTGATATTTTCAAAAGAGTTTCAATAAACGACAGGGCTCCGATTGGAGTTCTTTTGATACTTGGGGATAATTATTTTTCAGAAAAACAATTAGCGATTGATTTGGATTGTCCTCATCCTCATTACGCTTACGCTTTCGAATATGCTCTTGGGGATAAAGAAAAGGCTAAATCCTTTGGGCAGGTAATCTATGATGATGATGGTCCTGTGGAGATCATAGAGAAGCCCAGTAGTCCGCAGCATGATAGAATACTAACTGGTCTTTATTATTTTCCTGGGGATGTTTTTGCAAGGGTGGAAGAGTTATCTCCTTCGGAGCGTGGAGAACTTGAAATAACAGATGTTTTAAAAATGTATTTAAAGAAAGATAGATTAAGGGTAGTTCAAATAAAGGGTGAATGGGCAGATTTAGGAGAAAAGAATAGTTGGATTGACTTCGTTGCTTCTCAAGGAGCGAGAGATGGACAAGATTGATTTTTTTGTAGAAGAAAACATGGATGTTAAAAAGAGACCTTTTAAATTTTTCCTAGAAGAAGATGTTGCTAGGGATTTTATAGGTACGGTTAAAAGCAATAATTTATATGTTCGTGAAACATTAGTAAAGTTGATGCGTGAATTTTCTAGTCGTTATAAAGATGGGAGATTGTTGAATGAGCCAGAAAGAACTTGATGAATATGAACAACACATAGCTAGCCTGGGTAAATCTCGGTCTGATATTACTCCATACATAAGAACTGAGGCCGGTGTTTTTGAGATGGGGGCTGTCTTTGAAGCCGAGACTGTAAAGGGTAATAAAAATTATGTTATCTTTTTTTTCGTTCGAAAAGGATGGGTTTATTATATCCATGGGGACAGAGCCAAAAAAGTAGAGCAAAGTCATTGGCTAAAAATGATTGATTATGGTGACCTTGTTTTTATTCCTCGAGAAAAGATTGATCCCGAAAGACTTTCTCTCGCCGTTTTGGGCCTCAAGGCGATGTCTCAAGGATTAGCTTTCAATGATTATATGGACGTAATGCATGGATATGGTCCGGGAAGTCGTGCATGATAGAAATCAAAAAAAACCAATGGTGGAAAAGATTTGAGCGCCTTTTCGATGAAGAAATGCTCAAGCGATATGATTGGTTTTTGTTTGAATTTGGGAAAAGAATTACGCGGATTGTTCATGAAGATCTTCTTGGTAGAATTTCTCAAATCCCAGGATCTACTAGATATAAAAAATCCCTCATAGTTGCCGAGATTAGAGATAAAGGTAATCGAGCCTGGTGGACTATTATTGCAAAATCCCTTCCTCTGGAATCAGATGAATTCGCCGCATCAAGATCGGTCATCAGGGTGGTTGGCCGATATGATGGAGAAGAAAATCCAGTTGGAGAAATTCTCGAGAGGTTCAGTCCATGGACGATTGAGACGATTCCATTTGCTCCTAGTGCTAGGCAGGCTGTTGTGATTATTGAAGAGGTCGGGGACGCCAAGGTAAGACAAGTTGCGAATCAAAAAAAGCAGCAAATGGGAGATATTATTGCGGCCATGAAGAGGTTTGATTTACTCTTTGAGCCAAGATTTTCCGTTCAAAAAAAGCTCAAGGTAGTGACAGAGCTAGAGGTTGAGGCATTGCGGCAAGAATTTGGAATGGTCCCTGGTGGGAAAGCCCACTGGAGGCCAGCGATAAAGCATGGCCTAAAGCAAGGGGTCCGAACACTTATGAAGGAAAAAGACCTTATTAAGTCAATTACTGATCCTAGCTTTAAAAAATATAAGAGAAAAACTCATTTAAGGACCTTCGCAACCAAACAAGATATAAAGAGAATTCAACTGTTTCAGAATAAGATTCGAAAAGCTGTTAAGGGGTAGAGTAATATATACTCATATCTTACAAGACGGAGTGATTATGGATGAAGAGCCAAAAAAAGACGAAGATGGAGATATTATCGATGAGCAATTGTTTGGTATTGTTGACGATCTTCTTGGGGAAAACCCGTCTGACGAAGAGGTGGACCAGGCTTCTGATGTGATTTTTGATGTCGTTGGCGGATTAATTGATTCAAAAGAAATCGAAGATATTCCAGATGAGGATGAGTCTGAATCTGTTAAGAAAAAATGGATCAAAGAATCAATTGGAAAAATAAGAAAACAAATAGAAGAGCTAAACGATAATGCCGATACTGATTCATCCGACTAGAACGGGTAGTGTATTTCTTAGAAACTTTGATCGTGGCGTTGTAGACAGCCTGGGGGCCGTTGAGGGATCCGTTAGTGGCTTTGGAAATATGTTTGATCCCGCTGATCCTTGTTTCTTCCTAAGCGCCCCTGGCGCGACTGGGGGCGGCGTAGTCAGGGTTTATTTCGAAAATCCTGAAGCTATTTTCACTAAAAAACTTTACCCATTTATTTCAATTGTCAGGGATGATTTTACCCCGGCCTTAGGCCGTTGGATGGAGGGTGGGCAGCTTGAGTTCAGGGCAGGCGTCAGCGGTACGCAAGTCGTCGTAAACGGGGTGAGCGGTTTTTGTAATTATGAATCAAAAATTCAAGCTATCCCTCATGATATAACTTATACTATAAGTATATGGGACAGATACGAAGCGCCGGTTCAAGCAATTTTGCTAAAAGCATTGAAAGTCTTTCCGGCAATAGGTAAATTATTTGTAAGTGATGATTTGGATTTAGACCGTACTTACGAGGCATACAGAGAAGGTTCTGTGACAAGTTTAGAGCAAGTTATTGACCCAGTTACAAAAGTTAAAGGCTATGCGTTTTCTATAAGAGTTGAAGGGGAGTTGGATCTTGCGGAGCAAGATATTTCCAATTCAGCAGTAAGCGGAGTAGATTTAAGGATGTACCGGATATAATATAAGACATAATAAGGAGACTGGTCATGGTAGACCTACTTTCACCTGATGTTATTTCACAAGAAGTACAAGGACGTTCAGCCAGGATTCCCCCTGGATCTACATCTTCTTTTGCTTTTGCTGGTTTTTCTCCAAGGGGCCCTGAGGGTGAAGCTTTCATTCACTCGAGCCTGAACGAATATATCGCAAGGTTTGGTACCTTTTCAACAAAGTCACTGAACGCTTATCAGGCCACGGCTTATGATTTCAACGGCGGAAACAGTATTATATTCGTAAGAGAGCTTTCTGCCGATGCCGAATATGCTACTGGCGTGTTTACGGGAACCTGGTCGGTGCAAGCTTCAGGCAGAGGTGTTTGGGCCAATGATGGAAAAATTACTATCAAGGGGAACAAGAGTCTTTTTGATCAGGCAACTGCCACTTATTCGGCTTTTGATATTGACGTTGAAATCAAGGATGCATCAAGTGGGCTTCTCGAGCTTGAAGAAACTTATGAAACCTTGAACCTTACTGATCCTTTGGATCCAAATTATATTCTTAAAATTTTGGAAGACTCCGAAGATGTTGTATTTACCGCTTTGGCCGGAGGTGTTCCTCCTGAATTAAGCCCTATTACTATCTCGGATGAAAACATTGGAACAGGTGATGGAATTGCAACTTCTTTTCCCGGAACAGCCGTAAGTCCTCCTATTGCAGAAACTACAATGAAAGTCACGGTAGATGATGTAGTTGTCGGAACTGATGACGGCCTTGGCAATTTACAGGGAGTTTCTGGTGGGCCATCTGTTTCTGGATCTGTGGATTATGATACCGGAGTTTTCGCGGTTTCAATTATTCCAGCCCCAGTGAGTGGCGCTGATATAGAAATCGATTATCTGAAAAGGCCAGCGGATTCTGTTTCTATTTTTCTCTCTGGTGGAGATGATGGAAGCACTGTGACAGCTAATGATGTTGTTGGGGCACAATTAGTCCAAGATAAAAGAGGTATTTATGCCCTTGATGATATTGAAGAGCAGTTCTCTTTAGCCCTTGCTGATTTTGCCGGAGATGCGACAACTGATTTGGCTCTTATTACTTACGCAGAAGGTCGTAAGGATGTGAGCGTAATTCTTCAGCCGCCCAAGGGAAAGACGCCTCAACAAGCTGTTGATTACCGAAGAAATACTTTAAAAAGCCAATCCAGTTACGCTGCAATGTATTACCCATGGGTAAAGATTCCTGATCCTCTAAATGGAAATCGGCCCCTTACAATGCCTCCATGTGGTCACGTTGCTGGTAGATATGCTTTCACAGATCTTAGTGAAAACGTAGGGAAGGCTCCTGCCGGGACAAGGCGAGGGAAGTTAAACTTTATTTCAGGAGTTGAAAGGGTTCTCGGCAAGGGAGACAGAAACATTGTGTTCCAAGCTCAAATCAATCCGATCCGATCAGATCGAAATGTTGGAACAGCCATTTGGGGAAACAGCACTCTTCAGGTAATTGGTGATTACACTGACGTAAATATTCGAAGGCTTTTCATTAATCTTCGAAAAGAACAAGAAGTTGGTCTTTTAGATATTGTCTTTGAAGATGTTGGTCCATCTACATTTGGTTTGATTAAAGGAAGGCTCGATTACTACTTAGAACAAAAATTTATTGATGGAATCATTGGGTCTGGAATCAAGGATAAGAAGCAGGCTTTCAAAGTCGTCGTTGACGAAAGCAATAATCCTCAAGCTATTCAAATTACAAAGAGAATTATTATTGACGAGTTTATTAAGCCAAATCTTGCCGCTGAAATAATTCACTTAAGATTACAAAGAACATTTGATGCGAGTCAGGCTTAATATTTAAAGGAGAGCAACGATGGCAGGCACCGCTAGAAGTCAATCTACCGATCCATTTTCTCAGAATCGATTTCATGTAATTGATACTGAGGGATATCTCAACCTGGCAACACCCGCTGCTGGATTTAATACTGTTGTGGCTCCAGAGCAGACGATTGGATCAATTGAGTATCAAGAAGGAATTTGGACTTACCGAAGAAAGTATCCAGGTGAAACCACTTTTACTCCTCTTACTTTGTCCAAGGGCGTTGTTAAAAATGATTCAACTTTTGCGGCTTGGTGTAGAGCAACTTCTGAAAATCAGCCTTATCGAACCAATTTAATTATTCGTCATTTTCATAGAGATGATGTGAGTGGTTTGATTGATTATAGAAATGCTATTGCATCAAGAGAATTCCATTGTTTTAACTGTCTTCCTACTCGAGTTAAGACGGGAACGGATTGGGATTCTACAACCGCTGAAATAACTCTTGAAGAGATTGATATTGAGATCGAATATTTCCGTTTATTTCAAAATGGAAACGAGGTTGATGCGTTAACTATTTCGTAAAATAGGGGATTAGTTGTGGGCCTAAAATTTTTAGATTCCCTTAATCCTCTAGACAGAAGAAATAGGATCTCTGATTTTTTAACAAATGCTCATTTTCAGGTATTTGATATCTCCTTTTCTTTCCCTTTAGTTTTTCTTCCTGTCTATGGGTTTAGGACTTGTACAGCTCCAGAGATTACGGTTAATGAAAAATCTATTAAAGAAGGGACTTTCGAGTATCCTCGTTACGTTCTCCAAGGGGCTGAAGTTACGCCGATTGAATTAACTCAGGGAACAAGATTTTTTAATTCGGATTTTTATGATTGGATCAGTAAATATATTCGTGGTGAAACTGAGCAGAGAAAAAACCTTCTCATCATTCATTATTCAGATATTGGTGTATTGGGCCTTCCTGGGGATCAGGGTGGCCTTGATTTAGGCTTTGGTGTATTGACTGATCTTATATCAAGAATCCCTGCAAGGGCTTGGATGTTGATTGAGACGGTTCCTACGAGATATAAAGGTGGAAGTGATTTTGATCCAATGGGAAAAGATATTAGCTTAGCGGAACTTACATTGAGGCCATTTTATTTTGAAGAGTTTAACACAGGTATTTAATTCCTCATAGAAAGAAGAAGCGAGACAAGAGAATAAAAAAAGAGGAAAATTATATAGATGAAAACACTGCAACAATTGCTCGATAACACACCTGACGATGTAAAAGAAAGATCCATGCAGGTCAGTGCCACTGTAATTAGTGCCACTAAATCCAAGAAAAAATCGATCGATACAATAGTTTTTGTGGTGCGCTGTCGGGCCATTACTGAAACCGTTTTTTACGATGTAGAGATTGAACTGTACCCAACCACGGTAAAGCTTAATGTTTGGGAAAAACCAGATTTTGATCATCCAGCTTGGGTACAGTGCTCTTGCCCATTTTTTTTATTTAATTGCGAGTACGCTCTTGCGAAGCATGGGTCTTCAGAAATCAAGTATTCAAATGGGAAGCCTCCTCATATTACCAATCCAAAACAAATTCCTATGGTCTGCAAACACTTAGTTCAGGCGGCCTTCAAGGCAATTGAGTCTATGCAAAAAATCGCAGTCGATACCAAGAAATATACTTTTCAGTAGCCCTCTGTTATTCTGAGGTTATGAAAAAAGATACGCTCCAATCAATTGGATGGTTTTTCCCGGATGTTTTTGAAGAGGCCACAACAACTGCCAATGTGGCATATTACCCTGTGCCGCTAGGCAGCCTTCGTCCTTCTGATCGAAAAGATTTTGGATATGGATACGCCAAAAAGAAAAAGAAGACAGAGGGGGTCATTTCTATTGGGGAAATTTTAACTAGTTAATTGCCCTCCCTTTGCGTATAATTTACTCCATGGGAAACGGTGAGTTAAAAGAGGATGTTCCGGCCAGGGTTCGTATGAACATCTGGGTCTCCAAGAATACTTATGATTTCTTAGAAAGCGTTGGCAAGCGAGATAATCGCAGCATGAGTGATCTGGTGCGAGAATCGCTGAGAGATTACATAGTAAAAGATAGGCAATCTATGTCTGATTCTGAGGAGATTATTAATGGCGGAAATTAATATTTCTCCAGGAAGCTGGCTCAATCTGACTCGACTCTTAGATTTTAAGGGATTAATTTTTTGGGACCAAACTGAATATCCAGAAATTCCCTTTAGTACCGATGATACTTATGTTCAATTAGAGCAGGGTCAAGCTACGCGGCTTGATTTAATTGCTTATGATTTTTATGATGATCCAGAACTAATGTGGGTTATTCAGGTTGCTAATAATTTAGATCTCCCTAATCAGGCGAGGGAGGGAATGGTTATAAGAATTCCTGCTAGAGAAACCGTTGATGGTCTATTAAGACCCGTAGAATAAGGAGCATTGAATGGAAGGCGCAAAATCACCGTTAGGATCCTATGAATTACCTACCGGCGTAAAGGTTGATGAAGTTGGCGTTATTAAAAATATTATTTTCCGAGAAATGACAGGCATCGAAGAAGATGTTTTGGCCTCCCAGAAAATGTTAACAGCGACAAAACTAACTCAGATTATTGCTAACTGTATTACTAAATTTGGAGATATTGAAGATAGAGCACAGATTAATGCTTTCGCCAAAAGATTAGTCGTAACTGATAGATGGGGATGTCTTCTACAGCTTAGATCTTTATCTGTCGGTAATATTTTTACTTTTGTGACAACCTGTCCTGATTCCGAATGCGCTCATAAGGATAAAGTTGATTATGATTTAGCTCAAATAAAAATAGAAAGACCGCCAAATGCCGATGAATTATTTAGGGAATTTGAGTTAGCTGATGGAAGAAAAATTCGTTGGAAAATAGCTGATGGCGCGGTTGAGGAAAAGATTGAAAAAATTGCAACAGACCAAAACAAAGCAACCGTTGGTCTTTATGCAAGGGTTGATAGCATTGACGGAAAACCAGCAGGTATAGAAAGCATCAAAATTCTCCCCATGAAAGAAAGGTCTAGATTTAGAAATGCTATCGAAAAAGAAGAAGGAGATTTTGACGACGAATATAAAGCAACTTGCCCTAAGTGTCATAATGAATACACAAGTGATATGGAGTTGTCGGGCTCGGAATTTTTTTTCCCCTCGGAATGATTGACACACTGGAAGAAGAATTTGCTTTTTTATTGGAAACAGTGCGGCTTCAATATGACTCGTTTATGAGTATGCCGGTTTCAAGGAGAAAAAGGCTAGTTGAATGGAAAGAGGAGTTAGAAGCAAAGAGGAAGGTAGAGGCTGACCGAAAGCGATAGGCAGCCATATCACTTAAGGTAGAGTGAGGTGAATGCATGGCTGCTGATAAAAAATTCTTGGGATTAGGCTTTAGTTTTAAGGCCACCGACAAGGGACTCGAGAAGAAGCTTGTTAATGTCCATAAACATCTTGGTGGAATTTCTTCAAAATTAAAAGACATAGGAGGCGCAGGAAAAAAGGCTTCAAAGGGCCTTGGCGGCGTTGGGGAAAAGATTGGCAAACCTGGTGCTTCAGCGGGATTAGGTGGAATGAAGGGTCCTAGTGGGCCCAAGCAATGGGCAGGAGTCAGTGATGAAAAATCTACAACTGGTCAGGCTAAAAAGACCACGGCCCCAAAAAATATAGGAACAAAATCTTTTCAAAAGCTTTACAAGGTTATTCAAGAAGGAGGAAAAAGGGCTGACGATGTTGCTGGCACTTTTGGAGCATTGGGAAAAGTAATCAAGCCTCAATTGATGGAACACTTGATCGCCAACATGAGGGATCTAAATGTATCTTTTGATGAAAACGGAAAACTTACCGAAGATTCTAGAAATAGGATTATCTCGAACGCTTCCACTTTTGTAAAAAGCAATAACGCAATTATGGCTGGCTGGAAAAAAGCAAGCAAGGTTTTCGAGGGAGTGAGAAATTATTTTAATGATATTGGAAATTCTGCTAAAAACTTCTTGTCTACGGTTGGTATCGATTTTTCTAAAATTATTCCTCCTCAGTTAACAGCGGCCCTTGGAGTCGTTGGGAGCGTCCTTAAGCCTATTAAGGATTTACCTAAAATGCTGATGGGAAAAATAGAGAAAAACCAAAGAGATAAAATGATTAATTCTCTTAATAATCTTTTAAAGATGAATGAAGAATCATTTGAAAAACAAAAAGATATGAATATATCTCTTGGCAAAGGCGGCAAAAAAACAAATGTTATTTCTTTGTTGAAGAAGATTTTTGAAATAAGCGGAGAAGAAGAGGAAAAAAAGGGGATACTTGGGACAATAATGGGGTGGTTGGCCGCTGGCTTAGCAGCTTTGGGAACCGGCCTTCTAAAGATACCTGGAGTGAGTGCTCTTTCTGGAATGTTTAAAAATCTTGGATCTGGAATTATGAAAGTCACCAAATCTCTCGGTGGAAGATTTTTGAATGTTTTTAAAGGTATTGGGCCCAGGCTTTTGAGCATAATTAACGCCATAAAGACACCGTTTGTAAATGCCTTTGAGTTTTTATGGAATCCGATAAGAATGTTGGGCCAAAGACTTTTGACTTTTAGCGGAGGAATAGGAACAGCGATTGCCGCCATAGCTGTATTTGGCACCGCTATCGCAGGATTTGTCACTGGAGTATGGTCTACTGTAACTGGCGGATTTAAGTGGCTCGGCACCTCTATTATGGACCTTGCGGGTTCAATCGGTAGGTTCTTCGGCGCTCTTAATAATTGGGTATCTGCCTTTGTTTCTCAATCACCAATGCTTAAGTCGGCAATAGATTCAATTACATCTGTATTCGGATCCGTTGGAACTGGCATAAAAACATCAATAGATTTTGTTACAAATGCTTTTATGACTTTTGGAAACGGAATATTAACTGTTTTTAAAATGATTTTTGAAGGATGGAAAAATATTGGTGGATTGGTTGGAAACGCCGTTGGAGGTGCTGCTGATTGGCTTGGCGATAAGGTCAAGGGTTTTGGATCTATGTTTGATTCCGCTGCTGACAAATTAAACAAAAGTGCTGAAAAAATGAAGCCAAAAGCAGGAGTTCCTCCCAAGCTCCAGCAACAAACTAAAACTCCTGGGGGCATCATAGCCGGAGGGGAAAAGGGAAAAGTAGCCCCGGTTATTCCAATAGGAACAGAAAAAGAAAAGCAAGCTAGGCTAAAAAAAGTGCCGGAGAAAGATGTAACAAAAAAACAACTTGCCGCAACAGAACAAACAGCGATGAGCAATATGTTGATATTAGATCAGCTACAACAACTGAATCAAAATCTATCCAAAGGCGGAGGAAATCAAAAAGTTGTTATTGGTGCTGATGCAAACAGAATGGGAATAACCATGGATAAAAGGAGCAGGGCTCAGGCGGAAAGAAGCGGTAAGGAGATTACCTGATGGCCATTGATCTTCTTGGTGGAGACGTAGAGCTTCTTTTAGAGGAAAACGGCGTGATGCAAAGTATTCAATCCGTTATCGGCCCAGCATCTAGTTATATTGATTCAGTCAGAGTAAACATTCCTCTTCTTAAAATATTTACCGTTGATGTTCATCTAGCACCTCCCTTAGAGCAAGCCATTAAGCTTTTAAAGTCTGGGAAAATAGGCATTGGATTTTCCAAGTCAGATAGTGGGACCGGGGCCATTCCAATTCCTCTTGGATCGATAGGCATTTCAAAACTCGGAATTGCGGTTAACAGAATGGCCGTAAGACTTCATTATGGTGGTAGATCATCTTCTTTTTTTAAAGCAATATTAATGCCACCAGATATAGATATTTCAACAGATGGCGTCTCTATCACTATGAAGGGTGTTGGCATGATGTTTAGCAGTACTAAGGCGCAAAAACAAAGGACATTTAAAGATCAAACAAAATCAAAAATACTTCAAGAGCTGATTGGTGACGAGGTAGAAATAAAAATTGAAGACCGTAAAGCTATTGAAGATTTAGATGTTCAAATGAATTACGATCAATCCAAGTCAGATTGGGAGTCAGCTTTAGAGGTGTTGGAGTCTGCTAATTGTACTGGTTTTTATGCTGGGGCAAAAAATCCAGGCAATGCTGATTCCGCGCAAATTTTCAAAATAAGAAGTAGACATGGAACAAGAACGATTCAGCGTATTCCAACTTTTGTTATGTATCGACAAATTAATCCAAACAAAAGAGTTTACCCACTTCTTGGACTTTCAACTGAGGTTACTAATCTGACTCTTCCAGGAGCAGCATGGGGTAAAAAAATATCATCCAATAACAGAGAAGAGAAAAAGACTAATGACGTTAAAGCTGGTGCTGGCACCATGTCTGAGTCTACAAATACTACTACTAGCCAGGATGGATCTGTTGCTGGTGGTCAAAATGCGACACAGAGAGGAACAAAGGCCGATGTTGCCGGAAACGTAAAACCAGACGATGTTGGCGGAGCAGGTCTTTCTGTCCCCGGTAAGTTTGAAGTTGAAAAAGCTAAAGGACTTGTTCACTCATTTATGGATAAAACTTTCCAGTACAGTCTTCAGTCAATTGGTGTAGTTGATCTTCTTCCGGGGCAAATGGTCAATGTAGCCATTGCTGATATTGATGCTTTGACTGGAGCCTATGACTTATATGAGGTTGAGCACAATGTTTCTTCTGGTGGAGTTGAGACTGCTTTGAAATGCGCTAGAACTGGTGGGTTAATTTCGGCACTATCTCAACAATTTGAGAAAGCAAGGCCAACATCTGCGACTTCTTCTGCAAAAACAAATACTAAAATTCCTCAAACAAGTGGGGTTAACATTCAGTAAGGATTTTTTTTAATATGGGCCTTTTTGAAGATTTTGTAGATATTTTAAAAAAATTTGGATTGGAATATTTCCAACGATATTACGGCCATTATACCGGGATTGTTGTTTCTAATAATGAAGACCAATTAAAAAGAGGAACCGTGACGATAAAAGTCCCTACTCTAATGAGAGAAAGAATCCTTTCAAAGGCTGCCGAACCGATTGGATTTGATTTGGCCGGTCCGGAAAAGGGTCAGTTCTTTCCTCCTGATGTTGGTGATCATATAACGGTTGTTTTTGAGAATGGAGACATAAATCACCCAATGTATTTTGGAGGCTATTACGCCAGAGGAGAACTTCCAGAGGATTTCAAGAATGGCTATCCGAACGTAAGGGGATGGGTTTTTAAGAATGGCACGAAAATTTTAATAGATGAAAACGAAGGCAAAGAGGCCATTAAGATAATTTCAAAAGATAAAAACGGAAAAGAATCATCTATCGTTATGGAGTCTGGCGAGAAAAAACTTACCATTAAAAGCCAGCAGGAAGAGGGAGAACATTCAGTTTCCTTTACTCCAGAGGGAATGGCTATACAAGTTAAAGGGAACGCTTCAGTAAACGTTGAGGGAACCGCCGATATTACTACTACGGATAATATAACTGTCACTACGGCAAAAGACGCCTCTGTAAAAGCTGTTAATATTAATGCCGAGGCTACTGGGGAAATTGAATTTAAGGCTTCTGCGAAAGCAAAGTTTTTCGGAACTTCTGAAACTGAATTAGGGGCAGCTTCCGGTATAACAAAGGTTCAAGGATCATTGGTTCAGCTTGGCGGCGGCGGTTTGCCGGTAGCCAGGGTTGGTGATTTCGCTGTGGGCCAAGGGAATTTGGGAGTACCAATTGTTGCTTATATTGCAACGGGAAGTCCCAAGGTGGTATCTGGATAATGTCTCTTATATTTACTGATGCACAAATCGAATCCATTAGCCTTCAGGTTCTTCAGCTTCCAACTGAGATACAAAATGTTGAAGAGAGTCTTGATGATTTCCAGGCCCAAAGAGATCGGCTTCTTGAAAAAGATGGAGAAGATAAAGTCTTTTTTGATAATCGTCTCAATATTATTAATCAATATTTTGGAGAGATGAAAGCCATCAACGGCACGACCAAGACTCTTTATGATGAGGCAGATTTAATCGATTCAGCAATTAATCAAGCTGGAGGCCCTCATTTTCCGATTAGTCCTCCTTGGGTAAATCTCCCTCCAAAGCTTATCTCGTCAAATAACGGGAATCCTGCTGGATCTGTTTCTGATCATGAAGTGACTGCTGATACTAGGTTGAAGGCTGGCCTTACCTTGTTGAAATCTGGATTTACCGATAGCGGTGTGAGCGATACTCTTTTTAGCGCTTTTTCTGGGAATACGGCTTCCGTATCCACTGGTGGATTCAGTGCGGGAAAAAGAGTTGTAATTTTTGACGGAGCTGGAAACGCTGTTTATGGAATTATTCAGAGCGTTACAATTATACCTCCGGCTCCCCCAATTCCACCGCCACCTCCTCAGGCGGCTGAAGATGTTGTCATAACCGTTATCGATACCGAAGGTGGTGACCCTGTGGCTGGAGCTACGATTCAAGAATTTCATCCGGGATTTATCAATGGAGAAAGAGAAACGCTTAATGGATCCTCTTCTCCTGGGGTGATGAAAATTTTTAAAAGACTTCTAAATAGTGATGTTGTTTATTTTGATGATCAACTGGTTAAGCAGCTTGCTCCTCTCAATGCCAATGATTCGATTGGAATCGAAGCATCTGAAATAAGTAATGCAAAAGATTCTGTTAACACAGAGAGGCAAAATATTTTAAATTGGCAAAATTCTCCAGCAACCGGATCCGGTGTTGGCAGGTATGGCGATGATGGTTTGATTCCTGTAGACGATGTTATCACGGCTAGGGGCACTCAGAGAGTGGTTAGATTGTCTCAAGTGCTTGCTCGTCTTGGGGCTGTTAATCAGGCTGGAGATGGAACATTCTCTGGCTCTGGGAGCTTTTTTGATCTCTTTGGCATCATCGACCAGAGGCTAAATAAGTCTGGAGGAGATCGAATCGGCTATGAGCAGGGTGGCTTAACGGTTGATGTATTTAATCAAAAAATAAGTCAACTTGAGGCCAAGGATGATCGTTATGATGAAATATTTTTTGTAGCCAGAATGGCAGACTTTTCTTCTGGAGACAACAGATTGACGATGCAAGACGTAAGTGAATTTTCAGAGAATAAAATTGCAAAAATTATTGATGATACAAATGATGTTATCTTGACCAGAACAATCACTAAAATCTTGGTTAATAATGTTCTAGAATTTGATCAGGAAATACCTGAGGGATATGCGGTAGAAAACAACGGTCGCGTTGTTCAGCGGAAGGATTAAGGTGTAGGATAGGTGTATGGCAGTAATATCTGGAATTTCATTTCCCTTTAGAACGGAAGGCGGCGGTTTGCCAGCTAGGGCCAGAGGTGTTGAGGTTTATAGGTCAGCCATTGTCTTACTGGTTAAGACCATAAGAAGGTCTAGGGTTATGAGACCAACAGTTGGAGTGAGCTTATTGGATCAAGTTTTTGAGAATGAAGGGCCTCTTCTGGAGTCGCTAATTATTCGTGAGCTTACGAATTCAATATCTACCCAAATCCCTGATATAACTATTCTTCAAATTACTTTTCAGGAAACAGGTAAAAGAATTATTGTGAATATATTTTATTCGGTTATGGGCGTTGAGGATAAAACCGGACCCATAGATTTCGGGAGAGCAGCTTAATGGCACTCGTAGACGAACTCAATAGAGTCAAATTTATAGCTGAAGATTTTGCCACATTTCGCAGTGAGGCTAATGATTTTTTTCAAACCAACTATCCTGATGATTTCAATAATCTTTTAAACACAGAGCTTGGTAATGCCATGATGGATCAGCTTGCTTTTGGAATGCAAGCTCTTGCTTTTTTGGTTAACAGAAGGGCTAGTGAATATTTTTTAGATACTGCCAGGCTAAATAAAAGCATCGTAAAGCTTGCGAGAATGCTTGGTAAGCCAATTGAGCCAGCCAGGCCAGCTTCTCTTTCTGCTGTTTTAACTTTTGATGACGCTCCGTATGTATTTCCGATTGAGATTCCCGTTGGATTTCAATTCCAAGGATCTGGAGACATCATTTATGAGTATCGCGGAGATGTTCCAGCTAAGCTTAATGTTGGAGAAACGACCCTAAGCGTTACTCTTAAAGAAGGAGAAAGTAGACAGCTTTCGTGGGTTTCTGATCAAAGCAAAAATCAACAATTTAGTATTATCGGAATTCCTGAAGAAAGATTTATATACTCTGATGATTTATCCGTCACGGTTGATGGAAACCTTTGGTCCAGGGAGGATATTCTTACTTTCGAATTTTTAGATATTTATGAAGTTATTTTTGTTGATGATCCACCAAAGCTTAGATTTGGTGATGGAATCACCGGAAATATTCCTCCTGAAAATTCAAACATTGTCTTGAGTTATAGGTACGGAAGAGGATTGCAGGGGGCCATTGGGTCTAATCAAATCTCGGGACCAGTAGATCAGCTCGTTGTGAATGGTCAAACCATAGGGATGACAGTCACGAACGAGGCGTCCGTTGTCGGGTCAGATCCAGAAGATATTAGAAGGGTGAAAACATTTGCTTCTGCCTTTTTTAGAACACAAAATGCCGCAGTGGTTAAAGAAGATTATGACACAATAGCTGAACTTCAAAATGGTGTAACCTTAGCAGACGCTCAAATCATGAGAGGTATTGATGATGATCTCACAATTCAGGCTTTCTTTAATAGTATCAGTGGAGGTCAGGAGCTTGTAGATAATGCTGTTAGTGGAATTTTGGCCACAGGAGTAAGCGGAGTCAATTTCCTTGGCGTTTCCGGTACCGGAAGCCTAAACGTTGGGGGACAGGGTGGACTGGCTGTAGACGGTCAAAGCAACCTAGGTGTTAGCGGGACTCAGTTTTTGGGATGCAATGGCGGAAATGTAACCGGGATAGGGTTTCTTGGGGTTTCCGGTATCCCAGGGCTCCAAGTGATTGGACAAGGTGGACTAATTGTATCAGGGATTCCTTCTCTTGGCGTGAGCGGAACCGATTTTGTTGATTGCGAAGATAATGTGGCTATTAAGGAAAATGCTGACGCCGGAAATCTTTTAATCGATACAAGTGTTTCTGGGCTCCATGATTACTTATCCCAAACAATGTCTGATACAAGTAAAGCAAATAATGTTCAGGTTGTGATTCTATCGGTTGATCAAAATAATAAATATATTTCTCCAACTAGCCAAACTCTTCAAGATGCTGAGGACACGTTGCAAAAGATAGCTGATGCTGTAGTTACCGTTAATACCGTGGACGGAACTCCTAATTTGGTTGAGCCAAATATCAGAATAGAGATTGGAATAAATTCAACAGCCAAAGAAGAAGATGTGCTTTCCAGAACAAATAATGCTCTAACAGGAACTGTTGATCCATTTGGGCTTCTTGTCAGAAGATCCGCTGGAAATAGTTTATATCTTTACGATCTATGTAACGCTGTTAGAGATGCCAATTCCGCTGGAGATATTAGATATGTGAATGCGGAAATAACATCGCCTCTTGATAGGTTGGACGAGGACGGAAATCTTATTATTACTGATCAGGAAATAATTCAACATAAGATTGTAACTATAGTAATAAAAGAAAGATTTTTAGTGGTTACAGGGGTTTTAGCTGAGACTTCATAGGAGTGAGAAATGCCAGAATCAACGCATTATAAATGGGGATTCCCTGAAGAGGATACTGATCCTTGGTTTGATGATCATAGTGATTTTATAAATCGAGTTGATGCATCTACGTTTGCCCTTCAGGCTTCATGCGCCAACATTCTTATCCCGGCCAATAATATTGCTTGGCAATTTTTTTATGGTCCTAATTATGGAAGATTAACTTGGGATGATGATTTTCAGGTTCCAATTCTTGGGTCAGGATTCTTTTTGAATATTTCCTTTGGCCCAGACGGTCAGAATAGGTTTATGGATTTATTTGACGGTGATCGGGTTATCATAACAATCCCAAGAACTTCTACTGGAAACGTACTCGCTGGAAAATTTGAAATATCAAAAAGCAAGCTTGACGCCAGGGATGGTTTGTTTACCGTAGGATTTTCAAAGAATAATAAATTCTACGCCAACTTTCCCCAAATATTCACTTAAGGAGGATTGATTGGCGGGATTTGGTCGATCTACTTTTGGAAAAGGCCCTTTTGGCAAATCGGATGTCGGTAGAGATCTGCTTATTGAGCTGTTTCCAGAGGAATACTTTGATGAAAGCCTTTCGCTAGATCCTGGCGAGACAACCAAAGATAACGATAAAGATCCCCTCCTTAAGGTTTTAAAAACCTACTCTCATTTAATTAACAATCGCCGCGTTGAAATTGATGACATGGAAACTATCATTGATTCTGATAGGGCTCGGCAAGATTTATTAATCCTTTTGGGAAGAACATTCGGGTTAAATGTTGATAAGAATGAGCCTGAATCTCTTCAGAGATTATTGGTTGGAAACGCATCTCAGTGGCTTCAAATTAAATCAACCGTTAAGGGTTATTCCGTAAGAGGTCTTGCATCTGGATTTAATGTATTTGTAACTAATTTTTGGAGAGCCGATTTACAATTTAGGCCATTCATTCCATTTAGAAATCATTTTTATTTAAAACCAAAAAGAGCCGACACAAGAGCCGTTCCTATATTTCATGTGGATGTGCCGCCAGGATCTTTCCCTGGGCTTCCTCTGTCTGAAACTAATGAGTTTGCTAAATCATCTTATATTAGAGTTCAGTTTCAAGTTATTGAACCAAGAGAGTCTGGGATTGATTTTAATGTTTTGTTTGATCTTATTGTCGATAAAATTTTTGATGTTGTTGGCATTCATCATGAATTGAGACCACCTCAGCTTCTTGTCGAAATTCCAGTCGATGTTGGCGAGAATGTAACCATTATTATTAATGAAGAAATAGAGGAATACAATTTCAATGAATTTAATCGATTCGATATTGTTGAGGCCGATGTTACGCCGCTTGATGAAAAAGATGGCATTGTTGTCTTCTCTGGATTCGGAGCTTCGGTTGGTTATTCCGTTAATGAATTCGTGGTCGTTTGCGGGGCAGAAATTGATTGTGAATATGATGAAGAACTCGCCATGGGTGCTGGCCTTAGCTTAAGCGCTGGAATTGTTCCTTTAGGCGGAATAGTGCTTAGCCCTATCGTTGGTGAGACTTTTACGATTGATTTCATCGAAGAAGATACGGAAGAAATTATCATTGAGGTTCATAATAGCCCTCCTGGAATTTCATTTGGAATTGAAGAACTTACCGTAAAAGCTGATCAAACTGCTGAGCTGACTATTGGTTCTGAAGTTCAGACTATTGAAGAACAAACAGAGGTTCCTCCGGTTATAGGCGAAGTGGTTACCGTTGAATCAGTTGATGCTTTTCTCGATGCATCTTTAAATGTAACGGTTGATCCATTCCTGTCACAAGTTGAAGGCTTGATGAATACAAGCCTTGATGTGACGACATTATTTGAAATAGAAGACATTGAAGGAACCGTGGTTATTCCTGTATCGGTGTTTAAATCTTTCTCTTTTGACGAGATGAATGGAGAAACCGAATCCGATATTGACGCTGATCAAAATATTTCAACAGAGATAAACGAACATCAGAATTACGATCAGGATCTTTCTCTGGCATCTCAGATTATTGTCGGTGACGAGATAAACATTCCGGTTGATGTCTTTAGTGAAGCAGAGATTGAGCCGGTAGATGCCATCATGGATGCCGATATTAATGTGACCGCCGCAATAGAGATTGATGGCGAGGGTGAAGCTGCTATTCAGGTTTCAATCGGAAAAACATCTTCAGTCGATGAAATTGAAGAAATTATAGGAATTCAAATTGTAGCTTCAAACGCTTCTACTTTAGAGAAAGTTGATGGAATTTTAGATGCTGATCTCAATCTAACTGTTCAAATTGATCTAGACACAATAGCTTCGGTAATTATTCCGGTTTCAGTCAGCAAGACTTCAACAATTGATAAGATAAATGAAATCAATGAAATCGAAGTTGCAGCTTTAAATACGTCTACTTTAGAAAAGGTTGACGGAGTCTTGGACGCAGACCTCAATTTGACTGCTCAAATAGATATAGATGCAATCGCTTCAGTAATTATTCCGGTTGCAGTTAACGAAACCGCTTCTATTGACGAGCTTGATGAAGATCTTGAGGCTACTCCGAACGCATCTAATAGCTCATCAATTGTTAAAATTGACGGTGAGCTTGACGCTAACTTAAATCTCACAGCTCAGTTCGATGTAGATATCGAAGGGCAGATGGAGATCCCGGTTAATGTTGATCCTTATTTGACTTTGGTAGTCGGAGAGCAGGCTGGAGTTGATTCTGGAATTTCTGGCTTGGCTACTATTGAGCCCGTTGACGCCGAGCTTTCTGTTGATGCGAGTATTGGAATTAATATTGATATTGATGGAGAAGGAGATTTACTAGAAGGAATTAATATAGGAACCAATTCGGATGCTGAAGCCCAAGAGACTTCTCTCATGTCGGCTGATGCTCCAATATTGGTTGAATTTGAAGATGGGAATGCTGGAGCGGTTATTATTCCGATCAGCCTTTCTATCGGCACAGTCTCCAATATCAACGAAGTTTTGACTACGAGTGTTAGTGGAGCACCAAGCATTAGTATTATAAGTGAAGAAGGTGGTGGACTTTTGGGAGATCCTCTACCAAATTTTGATATAACTATAAGTGACACAATTGCATTGGATGGCGGAGGAACTGCTGAAGGGACAGCAACATAGTAGACTTGTGAAATTAACGCTGGTAAACTTTGTACGTCATCCGAGTGTAAATTAAGGGTAACATGGAAGATCAAACTCACAGGGAGGAGTAACGATGGCAAACGTCATTCAAGCCGTAGTAACAAACGGCGGTAGAGCTGCATTAGCAAAATCTTTTGGTGCCGTAACAGGTACTGGATATCTACATTCATGGGGGCAATATTTCCATATTGGAACTGGGGCCTTTGCGGATACTGGAGTCTCAGGTGGCCTCGAGCCGGTAACTCCTGACCCAGCCTTAACGGAGGTTCAGGCTGAAACTAGTGGAATTTTTTATTACAGAAAAACTTTCGAAACCGCTGATGTTCTTTTCATTGGTCCGGCAACGATTCAGTTTAGGGCTTTCTTGGATCTCACCGAAGCAAATGGTGTAATCGCTAATGAGCCTGACACTGGAGCCGGTGCAGACGGTCCAAAAAATAGTTCATCTCTTGGCGGGGAAGCTCCTATATTTTTTGAGTTAGGAATTTTTGATCCTCAAGATGTAATGGTCGCTTATGGAACTTTCCCTGGCGAGACTAAGCTGGATTCAAAGACTCTGAATCACCTAGTATCCGTTAACTTCTAATTTCGCTTTTGAGATTGGAAGGTAGGAGGAGCTTAAACAAGGACGTAGGGGTGAATCGTGTCAATATTTAATCAGGCAGCGGTCGATAATGAATATGTAAAAATGCGATGGAAAGAGCCGTATGTTTCCACCGGGCTAAACCGAAAGGGTTTTGGAATTACTCGAAAGGGTATTTATTCCGGATTTCAGATTAGTCCAGGTGGTCTTTCTAATCGTGACATAATTGTTGGTCCTGGTTTTGTTTCTGGTCAAATAAACGCTGCTCTTGGTCCCGGATATGTTTCTGGAAATTTTGATGAGTCTTCTGGTTATTCCATTGCTGTTCACCAAGGTACAAATGGGTTTCAGACTGCGGTTACAATTCCTCCCGGTCCAAATTCTGAGACTCATTTAGATGCTACGGGCCTTGAGGGGCAAAGAGTCTATATTGTTCTTGATGTCAGTTATGTAATCGGTCAAGAAACTTCATCTTTTATGCAATTAGTTGACGGGGTTCATATTGATAATGATCCGAGCTTAATAGTTGTAGGTCATGTTGACGTACCGTCCAGTGCTGGTACTCCGCTTGTGCAGGGTGATTTCGGATTTGATGACACAAGTTATCCAAGGCTAACACCTTTTGCGAATGCTCTTCAAGGGGGCTTAATGCCTCCAGACATTTTCACAAAGTTAGATGATTTTTTTCCATGGGATGACCTAATTTTTGGTGCTGTAAGCCAAGTCGATCCTTTTGGGGTTACTCTTACTCCTTCTCAAAAAGTTCGAGCAGGCAAAAGGGTTTATACTTATATCGCATCAACTATTTCATCTAAATTTCCTCGAGATGCATCTGGGGATTATAACGGTGGCGTAAACAATGATCAGCTCACCACTATAGGTTTTAGTTCTGGATCCATTGGTGGGGCCCATGGTGTTTCTGGTAATGATTCTTTTGCTACTCCTTCAGTTTCAGGTACTCCAAACTCTTTTCAGTTAGCCACGATTTCGATTAGCCCAATTGATAATGTGTTTGTGAATTATGGATCTATTTATGGCACCAAAGCTGATGCTATAAAAGACGATAATCTTCCTAGTGTTGCTGCTGCAAACATGGAAGCACTCACTGTAATCCTTGAAACAAATGGTTCTGGCGATATAACAACGCTTACCAATATCGCGTCCTTAATTGACAGGAGGCCCTTTCTTAACCTTGGGGGAGGTGCAGGCGGAGATCCTCTTGCAGTAAAAGAAAATGGATCTCTTATTGATGGAGATGTTAAAGAGATTGATTTTGTTGGGGCCACTGTTGAGCAAACTGCTGTTGGAAAAACTAAGGTTACTGTTTTACAGACTATTGATGGTGTAACCATTGTTCGAGGCTTAAGACTTGGCGAAAGCTTCGGAACTCCAAATGCTGCATATCCCCAGCTAAAAAATATTATTACAATTGATAATACAAATAATAAACTGACTTTTAATCAAGGTGGATCTGACCTTCCTTTGACGATCGCTAATGGCGATTATCCATACCCTTTCACAAATTTAGCTAGTGATATTAAAACCAAAATGGACGCTGCTACTGGTTCTGGTGTCTTCACGATTGTTAGTGATGAGGAAAAATTTAAAATATCGATTGATTCCGGGTCATTCTCTCTTAAGGCAAGTGAGACAAATTCTATTCTTCCAAAACTTGGCTACGGTGTTGTTGATTTAACGGCTGCTGCATTTCACAGGGCCGCGACAAGGCCCATTGGGATGACCGTTGAGCCTCTTTTATTTAGGACCAATACGACTGATGATGCTTCAACGCTATATCAAGACGATGGATTTTTAACTCCTTATGTTAATCCTGATCATAGATCTGAATTTTTCAGCGGTTTTGTAGCTGTTTCTGGAAGTGCTCTTGATTCGGTTGATCTTATTTTAGGTGCAGAGGTTACTGGTTATTCCGGATTAACTCTTGGTGATGTTTTCTATATCAATGGAACTAGCGGTGAGATCTCCAGTGTTTCAGGAGCGAACTCAACAAGAGCTGGTGAGCCAGCATCGGCCACAGTATTAGTTGCGGATCAGAGAAAATTCTTAATGCATCCAAACATTGATATCAAACCAAATTCATTAGACGACACGGAAAATTGGTCTGAACCAGTTCTTGTCGATGCTCTTAATCCAAATGATGTAACCCTTAAAGACATGGCTGTTTCCCCGGATGGAAACTATAAACTTTTTGCTCAAGTCTCTGAAAAAACAGGGGCAATGTTATCTGTCTCTTATAAAGTTGGAAGTGGCCCAGAAAGAAGAATAGATGAAAAGTGGGCAACAGTTTTAGTTGGTGGTTGGGATGATGGAGTCGGTCAACCAGATTATGTGAAAGATAGTCCAGTTGCAGATATTGATAATACAGGAAAAGTTTTTATTGGATTTGTACATAAAGATGGTGGCGGGAATAGAGAGGTTCGAGGTGTTTATGGGACTATTACGGCAGATGAAGAACTGTCATTAAGTCTTTCTGATTCCTCAGCCCATGGAGCTGGAACTATTTCTGATCCAGCAGCAGGTCAATCAAGAACGGCCTTGCAAGTTGTAAGAAGCCCTAACGGAAACATCTATTTGGCCGCATTGACTACCTCATCAACCATGGACATCTACAAGTCAACTGATGATGGGGCAAACTTCGCAGGAAGAGAAAATCCTAAAAGTGGGGCAACAACCACTTCTCAAAAATTAACTAACGTTCATAATTTTGCCCCATATAAATTATCGGCCATTGATGACCCAGACACACCAGGAGATGATCTTGTTAGTGTAGTTTATTCCTCTAATGATGCTGGAAATAGAAGATTAAGACACGCTTATACTAAGGATCAAAACTTGGCGAATAACTGGGCGACAGAACAAGTTCTTCCAGACACCAACGCCGAAACAAAATGGCAGGTAATAGTGGGGGCACACCTCCGTTTGAAAAAATTATTTTTAAGTGTCCAGTCAGGGACGACAACTCAGGCAGATGATGGTTCTACTGCCATAGTTAATTCTACAGCGACTAGGACAAAACATATTCATATGATTGATTTGGGGAACCCAACTACCCCAGCCATTTCTGATTTTGAAATTAATTACGACGCCCATCTTGGGACTGGCCAATACCTTTCTTTCTACGCTGAAGGTCTGGACAATACCCAACATAGTCTTGGAAGAAACTATGCCAAGATGAAGCATTCGATTTATGCAATTTCGGCAACAGAAATTATTTTTTCATGTGAATTTAATAACGGTTATCATGTATGGACTCATGTTCCAGACACCGGAACACCCGTTCCGAATCACATAATTACAAACACTTCTTCAGATAATAATTTATATTTTGCCACCCAATTTGGATCAAATGGTTCCGATGTTTTTGGTGTTTACAAATTAATTGAAAATAGTTTTGCCCACAATGGTTTGGGAAGAATTTTAACTCAAAAATTATTATTCCCAGCCCTAGGGCCAGAATTACTTACTAATGGGGATTTCCCAACTGATTTTACTGGTTGGAACAAAACAGAGAATGGCACTTCTAGCGTAACTATAGTTTCAGGCGAAGTTAATGTTGTTCAAGATGGTGGAGGCAGTGGTTTCATTGAGCAAGATTTTGTAACGGAACCAGGAAAATTTTATAAGGCTGAATCAGATGCCATATCGTTATCGGGAACAATGGATCATCATATCGCTGTTCGAGATGGGTCTTATGTTGCTCCTGGGGAAAATTTGTATGCCCAAACTCACACTACTACAGGGTTAAAAAGAGTATTTTTCCAAGCTAAATCAACAACAACAAATATATTCTTGGGTGCATCAAGTGGTGGAAAATCAGGAACGTTAAAGTTTGATGATGCTTCTATAAAATTAAGTGAATTTCAATTCAGTGGAACACCTGAAGATATCATTAAGAAACCAAATGTTGACGATGAAGGGTATGCTGGAAACATGATTGTAGTTTCTTCTGAAGGTGCCGGTGAGATTCATGTTCTTTCAGAAAAAGAGGTCACAGTTGATGAGACAGATGATATCCAACAGGCTGTTTATAATAACTATGGGTTAAGGACAGAACTTTTTGCTAATACTTGGAAAAAACAGCCTAAGCAAACCAGAAATAAAACAGCAGATGAACCTGCTTGGGATGTTCGCTTTGACCCAGATTTTCCTTTGTTCGGTGTTAGGGTCGGGATAGTAGGCCCAACAACGGATGCTTCCTATGAATTTGAAACCACTGTAGACGGTGGAGATAATTGGTTTCCTGGAACTTCTCCAGATTGGTTTACTGTGGGAACAAGCCACACTGCTTCAGACCAGTATTGGTACACTGTTCCTCCTAGAGTAAGAATCAAAAACAAGAAAGTAGTAATCTGGTTTCATAAGAATGATGCCTCCACTCCTAGAATGCAGGCAGCTTACGGCACTCTTTTAGACACAGGGTCTTTAACTTTATCTGAATCTAACACTGGATCTTCACTTCATGCTGGAAATGTTTTTACTAATCATCCTGTTAGTTGGGTTGAGGATACTCTTAATAGTAGAATTTACGCTGTATTTGTAGAGAGTATCAGTAATAACATTGTAATAGTAGTGTCAGAAGATGATGGCGTTACGTTCTCGAACAAACCCGGAGGAGCCGCTGGAACATCATCTTCGGTAAAAGATGGAGCTACTGCTGCTGTTGCTCAGTCAGATGCTCCGATATCTCTCATAGTTACAGAAGATCCAGATGTTGCAGGAGCTACTCGTTTAGGAGTGACATCAACCGAAGCTGTGGGCTCTTATAACTTAAAGCACCACTGGATCGATGCCGTTGATTTTTCAGGAAATTGGGAAACAGCTCTATCGGTTTCAGATATAGGAACATCCACAGTAAGAGATTTTATTTTCAGGGTTAAACTTAGTGACAACGGGAGTAAATTAGCTGTTGTTTCTGCAACTGAGGCCGTAAACCCCGGATACTTGTATCTAACTATTATAACCCTGAATACCCCTACACCATCCGTAGGTGGAGCACCCGTTAATATTAGAACTTCATGGCATGAAACTTTGAACGGTATTGATTATTACAATGGGAATACATCTGCTGCTACAAACGGTAGCTTCCACCGTAGATTTATAAATAACATGATCTGGACTTCTACTCAAAGTATTGGCTTCCCCCATTCTCAAGTAAACGGTGGTGTTGATGCTGCTGCTTTACACTGGATCAAAGTTTGGGATGTTTCAAACATAGCTGCCAGTTTTGACTATACAGTTGTTAAAGTTGGGGATGCCTCAAATAGATTTACTGAATCTTGGGTAGAATCTGTAGGGGGAGTGACTTGGTTGGGATGGATTCACAAAAATACAGCACCCGTCAGTTGGTTAGCTAATGGTCAAGCAAAAGTGGTGAGATTGTATGACACTACTCCAACGGCTTCTAATGATCCTATTTTTGATGCGGAAGAAACGGATATAGCAAATAAACCAAGTTTTACTAACTTCTTAGGACACCCTATAGTTCAGTCCTTTTCGGATAGACTTTATACAACCTTTGAGAAGGAAGATTCTACTACAGGTTTTGATGAGGTAGTTGTTAACTCTTATACTGAACGAGAATTTAATCCAACAAACGAGCAATTTTTCGAGGTTCCACCTAAAGTCTGGGATAAAGCAACAGATGCAGAAGTATGGCACTGGGATGAAAACGATAATTACGTTGTAACCATTGCAGAAAGAGCAACTGAAGCTAGATATTATGTGACCCTCTACAACAAAAGCACTGGTGTAACCACGGACGTTTATAATTTTGGCCAAACAAGTGCGGTTACAGATTATCATGTCTACGGGCCAAAAATAACGATTGATTCAAGTAACAAAGTTGTTGCAGCCTATCCAAATTATGATGGAGCTAATTGGAGAATCGATGTCAATTACGGAACAATAGATGCTGGCGGAAACCTAAGCATGACCGGGGTTATTGCAATACCGGATGCAGGACAAGATTATACCGCCGTTGAACTTGTTCAAAGAGGAACAAAGCATTTTATTTTTGCCATTAATGTCACAACCGCAAAAGGGTATACCACCGTTTCATCTGATAGCGGAGCAAGTTGGAGTACACCCGCCGTAGTAAAAACAGGTGGGACAGACGCAGCATTGTTATCAACTTCACCATATATTTTCCATGTAGGGGATAATGGAGCAGCAGGCGATAGAATGATGATCATCGGTTGCGACAACGGCCCATCTCCAACCGCAATGCATATGTGGTATACGAACGATGATGCAGTCACTTGGCAGACAAGAATTCAAATTGCAAATGCCAACTCAACTCTCCAGGATGTTCCGATTGGTTATGCTGTGAACGGAAACAAAATAGCAGTTGTTTCTTACAACGATGCGGTCATCACTCAAATTAATTTGTCTACGTGTTCCGACTTGACTGTGGCAACTCCAGTATTTACAGCGATTGCTGATATTGGTGACGGTGTGAATCAGATAGACAAATTTGCTGGGCACTCGTCCTCAAGTGGCACTCAAAGGTTTGGTAGAAGATCCCTCCATAAAATTATCTGGACAAGTGCCACAAGCCTCTATGTTATTTACGACCGACAAGGTGCTGATGGTTACCCAGACCAAGTGGTCGCTAAAATACCAGATATCAGCACACCGCTAACTGGAAAAACCGTGACAACACTTTTTGATGGAGCATCGCCAAATCTTTTTTACCAAGAGAGTCAAGGGCTAAAGAGTCCGAACGGAGACGTTTTTTCTATAACAAAACAAGGTGATTCAAGTGGAGCTTCAAACTTAACTAAGGGAAGAATCTTGGGTGTTCAGCTTCACGATGCGACTCCTCAGGCATCCAATCCGCCAACAGCTGGAGAAGTAATTGATTACAATTTTAAGCCTGATGTAATCACGGGTGGGCCAGCAATGAGAGTTCAAGTCCAACCGGGTAAAGGATTTATGAATGAAAAAGATGATGGAGGCTCCGTTGAGTCCCTTTATTATCAAAACACTCAAGCTAAGTAAGGGATAGAAAAATGCAGGTATTCAATATCACGATAAATTCTAAAGATATCCCGGAAGGGTTCAACAGAGATGGGCTTATTAAGGAATTAGGTGGGCCAATAGTGAAATTACAGGTTGTTCCATGGTTAGGTGTTGTCGGATTAAAAGATGACGGTAGTTCGGACAGACAAGTATATTTACAATCAATCGAGCAGAGGTAGTCATGTTTAAGCTGTTAGTAAAAGAAAGCGATGTTTACTTGGATGGCTTAATTAATGAGCTTGGGGTTGATGTTGTAAAGACTCCTGCCAGAGCAAAGGCCATTTATGATTGGGCTTTAAAATATTATGGTTCTGAAAAAAATCAAGCTGATGCTGATGCAATTTTGGCGGCTCATAATGGAGCCGATTCAATGGTCCAATCAGAAAGAAATACTAAGCTTCAAAAAATAAGAGATAATCGAGAAATTATCTGGGACAACGCTTTTAAAATTTTGGTTCATGACAAAGTGGCTGAAACAGGTGTTACTGCAAAAGAAGTTGAGATTTATCAAAAAGCCTTAAGGGAACTCACAGACGAATATCGGGCTGGACCATCTGGAGCTGATTTTTTTGCTGGCACCTCTGGCCTTGATGTTATCTCTGAAGATTTAAGTAATTTTGATTGGCCCCATAAAGGTTATGTTATTCAAGACTTAACGCTTCATCCAATAAGATCTGTTAGAGACGCTAGCATTTTATATGTAGACCCAAGTGGAGTGTACGCTACGACAACAGTTGGAGTGAGCGGAAACGATATTACGGTTACCTTGAAGCATGATGGTGGGGCAATTACAGCAGATGCTAATGATGTTAAGGCAAAACTTGAGTCTTCTGTTAGCGGAATAATGACCGTTTACCTGACTGGATCTGGATCAAGCTTACAAGCCGCTCAAGACAAAACAGATCTTTATGAATAATTTAGCATTGAGTGGTATCCTTGATTAAAGGAATTGCTAATGTCTCATACCTATCATTTGACCGCTTTTACCTGTAAGACAATCATTTCAAATGTAGTGGATCATTATTGGTTTAAGGCGGCTATTTCCCTATTTGCTTGTTGGTTTAATTGGCTTTACGGTACCGAAAAAGAGGCCCTTTTTATACTCATATGCCTAATCATTTTCGATACTATTTTAGGAGTTATAAAGTCTGCCAAAACAGGTGATTTAAATACTCCAGAATTTTGCAGAGTTGCAGTAAAGGTTTGTGTTTATTTTATCCTTGTTGCGACAGGTAATTTGGTTGACAGGGTGCTTCCAATAAAAGCGGCAGCTACCATGATAGAGTCTTTCCTGGCAATTACTGAGGGCTTGTCTATTTTAGAAAACTCTTGTCAAATAGGAATTCCGGTACCGAAAAATTTAGTTAAATTTTTGAAGGTAATGAAGGATAATAAAGAGGAAGAAACAAAGGAGAAACCATGAAAAATCTATATTTAACAATTTCAATATTTATATTGGCTTTTATTTATCCAGTGATAGCGTTTGCTCAAGAGGTCGCAGGTCCGGACATTTTTGACAAAATTTTGGCCTTAATTCCCGGAGAAGGAAAAGGCATTTTGGTCATCGCTGGAGCTGTAGAGCTAGGGTTAAGACTATTTAAAACAGAAAAGCCTTTATCTATTATTCATTTGGCTGCAAAAACTTTGCATAAGGTTTCTGCGATTGCCGAAAAGCTTGCGGATCTTATTGATAAAGTTTTACCCCAAAGAACAAAATAGCCGTTTGAATCCTCCTGTTATGAGTATTGGGCCTAGTTTTATGCTAGGCTCTTTTTTTAGGAGGTCATCATGAAGTATTTAATTTTTTCTCTTATCTTTGTTCTTGTTGGTTGTGCCGGTAAAGTTAGGCCGGATCCCGCTCTTCCTGCGATTCAGTCTATTTATCCTTCAGCAGAAATCATCGCCTGTGGAAAGAGGTGGAATGGTCTTGGAGTTTGCTCTCTCGAAAAGGGAAAAAAATATCAAAACTTGGGTATTAAAATCGCTTCCTATTACAAGGGATCGATCAAGGTTTATTCAGGCCGATGCTCAATTGATTACTCTTTTCGGTACGATGGGTCAGAAGAAATTCCAATTATTATTCCTGGAAAAATTGATCGGGATTGTTTGATTTCTATGACGGTTTCTCCGGAGCTTCCCAATGAAGAAAACTCCGGGATCCAGATTCATTCCTTTAGGGGATATTTGGCTATTAGGATGACAGATGGTGAGACTTGGTTGGGAGACACTAGAAAGCTCACAGGGAGCTTGGATTCGTACCTTAGGGTTGATGTGGGCGGGGTCGGTCAAGTCAGCGTGGAGCTGAATGGATGCGGGATAGCCTATAGAAAAAACCTCACTTTAACAGGTGGGATTGCGGAGATTAAACTCAATGAGGCTTTGGCAAAAACGGGGCCCAGGATTTGTGTTCTTGACGGGTATATTTCCCAGGGGCAGTTCCCTGATGTTTACTTGAATGTTTTGGTGGCTGTGTATGATTCTGGATTTGCCCCACTTCCAATCCCCATAGTGCGTCATAAAAATGGTAAGATTGAAGTAGAAGGGGATCCGTCAACTTCAGTAATTGTTTTGGACGACAAGCATAAGTTTAAAACCAAGGCGAAGTTCAAATTCAAAAAGAAAGATCCCCATGTATTAAGGCTTCTCACTGTGAAGGGAAGATCTGTAATAGGTGAATGGAAAAAAGGGAGTTGGTCATGGAGCCAGTAGGATTAATCGAATCAGTTTTAAAATTTTTTAACAGTGGTCCAATTTCTTGGATCGTGGGTGGTCTTTTTAGTATTGGGGCATTCTTTTTGTTCCGGTGGCTTAAAAAGCAGGTCAATAAAAGAACGCAGGAAATGACCGAAAAGGGTCGGGTGGAAGATCAGGCATCCACTGTGACTGACGGTCAGGAAATTGATGGTAATTGGGAAAAGGCCACCAAGAAACGGCCAAAGAAAAAAGCTGCAAAGAAGAAGAGAAAAACTAAGCCAAAAATAGTAAGATAGAGATAGTTATTTTTCGTAAGGAATCGAATAGATGTCTATTATAAGTTCAGTCTCAAAGGTGCTAAGCACAAGGGAAGATCGAAAGGTTGCTCTGGCATCTCTTGTTGAGCTGGATAGCGATGGCAATATTCTTTATGATACCGCCAGGGCTTTTCAGTATTACCCAGAAACAATCGACGACTCAAGAGGCGTTGAATATATTACCAAAAATGCCATTGGTGGATCTCATCCTCTTTATCAATGGCTTCATGGTAATGCGAGAGTGATTAGCTTTTCGGCCACTTTCACTTCTGACGAACAGCCTCCTGAAGATATTACATTCAGCGCTGTTGCTCAAAATGATCGCACAAATCGTACGGCAACAATTGATAGGTTTAGAGATAACAGAACATCTACCTTGAATACAATAAAGGCCGGAACAGGAAATAGGTTCAATGTAGACGTAGCCGCTGCTGTAGCTTGGCTTAGATCAAAAACTTATCCAACTTATAAAAATAGATTAGCAAAACCTCCTCCTCAATTGATTTTGTATTTACCCAATAGCGGAGTTACAAGCGGGGTCTTCGGGTCTTTCCTTGATTCCGTGAGTTGTTTAATGCTTCAGTGTGACGTAACTTATGAATCTTTTTTCAGAGGTGGCCAACCTAGGATTGTTACGGTTAGCTTGTCTTTTGCTGAAAGCATTCAAATTGGAAGTAATTGGGGTTATGTTGATAGGACAAGTATTGAACAACACTGGAAAGATAGATATAACCTACAGGACAATGTTAATAGGGTTGGAACTCAGCCGCCAAAGAGCCCAAATCTTCTCAGTGCTGTAAAAAGTATTTTTTAATTATGCTATGATCGAGAAAAGGAGTTGACGATGGAAAATGAAAAACCAAAAGATATGGGTGATATTTACATGATGGGAATAGATCCAGATTCTTATAATCAGCTTTTCGAAATCGCCAAAAAAGAAAATAAAGCGGTTACTGACGTTATTAGTAATGCATTAAAAAAACACATTGCATCAAAACAAAACATAAACGAGGTCAGGGAGCGTAAAATTCTCACTGAGGGATAGTCCAATCAATTGGAGTTAGATTATGAGCGTGTCAGGAACAGGAGAGTTTTCGGGTAAAACATCGGGATTCGGAAATTCGGTTACAGATTATTTCTTTTTTAGTGGCGAAGAAACATCGACAAATAATTTTGCCGACAATGATTTCGCATTTGGGTTTCAGGCCAGCTCTATCCATATAGAAAACGAAGATGCCGCAAATGATATTGCCTATCAATGGGTTAACCAAAGCGGCAACGAAGAGGCAGGCGGAATCGTTAGGGCTGGATCAGAGCGGGTTATTCGTAATCCAGGGAAAAGAGGCGTTAGGATTAAATCCCTAGTTGACGGTAGTCATGCTAAGTTTTCGGTAAGCGCTGTTTAACACTTTGTCTTGCACAAACATTACACTCTGTATAGGCTCCTTATAGGTTATACCTTTAGGAGCTTTTTTTATGAAAATTTTAGTTACTGGTTCTGATGGATTTGTTGGAAGAAATCTAATTCCTTTCTTGAGATCATTTGATGGTTTTGAAGTTATCGGCCTCGATATGGATAACTTAAGGCCAGGCATTGACGAGATCAATACCTTCGATACAAGCAAAATAAATGATTTTACGTTTCTTTATAATGAAGGAGAAAAAACGGTTACGTATCGTCTTGGAACTTTCGGAAGAGATTTGAAAAAATTTTGCAAAGAACAGGGATTTAATCGAATTATTCACTTGGCTGCTCAGTCTCATGTTGATCGCTCTATTATGGGCCCAAGGCAATTCGTCGACGATAACGTAAGAGGAACCCTTGAACTTTTTGAGGTGGCTAGAGAGATCAAGGAATTAGAGCAGATTCTTTTATTCGGCACTGATGAGGTTGTCGCTTGTCTTTCCGAGGGTAAGGCTTATGAACGATCCGTTTTTAATTGTGGGTCCGTTTATTCGGCAACAAAAGCAGCCCAGGAATGCTTGGCCCAAGCCTATATTAAGACCTTTTCTCTTCCGGTTGTTACGACTCGATGTGTAAATATTTTTGGCCCTTATCAGCATGATGAAAAATTTATTCCTACCGTTATCAGGAAGGCCCTTCAAGATGAGAGCATCCCTATTTATGGTGACGGATATCAAAGTAGGGAATGGGTCCATATCGATCATGTTTGTAAATTTACGAGAGATGTTTCCATAGCAACCTTCTTTCCTCCGGGAGAAGTCCTTCATATTACCGGAACCCAGGAGATTCCAAATATTGTTATGGCTCGATTAATCCTTGGTTTATTAGGCAAACCTCAAGAGCTAATTAAGTCCATAGCGGATAGACCTGGTCATGATGTTCGTTATGCTCTAGGAAGAAACACAACGGATGATTTTGGGCTCCAAAATTATATGGAAGAGAAAACCTTTATGAATGATCTAATTAAAACTGTTGATTGGTATAAGGAGAAATTAAATGAAAGATAAAATATGGGTTGGTGCTTTAAAGGATCCTTCGCCAGGCGTTACGGCCTATGTCTTCGGGAAATATGTTGAAGAAGACGAAGGAAAAACAATGGTAACTCTAAGGAATGTTATCAGAGGAATTGAGGTTCCGATGGCTCCAGGGAATCATCAGTTTTATTTATATCCTGATCATTTATTTATTGGATCAAATAGCTGTAAGTTTAATTTTGATGATTTTTTAACTCATGGGTTTTTAGATCCTGAAAATGATTTTGATAAAAAACAGATAGCATCTTATGAAACATTACTTACAAAAATAAGGGCAGAACGCATGGGGCTTCAAATGCCAGGGAATCAGCAACCCCCATTACGAAGCGTATTGAACGGAGGGAATAAAAATGAGTAAGAAAAAAAGTCCTAAAAAAGATATTATATTAGAGAAGGGCAAAGATACCAAAGACGTTATGATCTATTTGCGCATGTCTCAAGAAATGGTTGGCTGGATTGATAAGGTAAAAGATGATCTCGATGTAAGCTCTAGATCAGAAGTAATTCGCAAAATATTAAATGGAGCAAGAGACAGAATTCAAATTGCTGTATGATGATTTTCTTATCCTGGGGTAAAATATACCTATGGAGAAAGAAGAATTTAGAGAGGTAAAACGGCCAAGAATAAATCTAGACAGAAGGCTTGACCCAGAATGGGGTTCGATTATACCGCGTGATTTTTCTGCTTATCGAGTTGATGTTTTACCTTATGACGAAGAAGAAGAGGAATGGGATTTTTTTGTATTGCTACCTAAGTATGAAATAGATTTGGATTCTGAAGAACAAATACCATTATCTGAAGATGATGAATTATTTACGCTAAAAAAACTTTGTTTGGATACTTTGGATAAAAAACTTGATTTTAAAATTTACGCTCTAGATATGGATAATTTAAAGTTTTATGATTCGAGTAGTCCTGTTGTTAGTTTTGACCCAGCCAATCCAGGTGATCTTATTTGGATTGTACCCCCAATTTTCATGAGGGCATAATAACGTGGAAACCCTTAAAATAGATTGGACTGAGATTGATAAATATAGAGAAGATAGTTGTCATTGTAGGTGTGATCAGTACTTTAGAAGTCATACAAAGTTTGTTGGATCAATAGGTAAAATTATTTGTAAAACCCCTTGTCCAAATTGCGGCAAGCAAGATAATCTTCGTAAGGTTTCTTCTGACCCAGAGAGTTACAGCATTAATGATTCCGAAACCAAAAAAATCTAAGAAGAAATGTTATAGGGATTTAGATCCTCGCTATCTTTGGTGGCTTCATTCTTTCAACTGCTGTATTCCGAAATGCGGGGCCTATCCTGTTCACGCCCATCATGTTAAATCTAGAGGTGCTTTTGGGGCCGACAAGACCGCAATTCCTCTATGTCCTCATCATCACATGGGTTGGGTCCACAGTAAGGGGGCTAAAACTACCCAGGAGCGGTTTAAGGTTGATTTCTGGGCCCAGGTTGAACACTTCAATAGGCTCTATGACGAGGGCTCTGAAGGCCCCAGAATTGATGAGATACCCCCTTTTGATCCAGAAAATCCAAAATTTCATGCATCTTAGTTGACGCAAGTTCCTAGGGACATTTATGTGGTGAAAGATCATGCTCCAGATATGACTTACGATGATGGAATCGTTGTTACCGATATTGAAGGCCATAGTGGAGGGCTTAAAAATTGGGTTCAGAACGAAGATGGGGTGGTGCAACTAGACCGCAGTCCGGCAAATTAGTCTTTGGGGCCAGCGGTCCTGGCTCTTATCTCACTGAAATCCTAGACCTATTTTTGTCCTACGTTATGTCAATAAAACCTCTTTACATTTAAACCAGAATACCTGATAATCTAGGTATGAAAAGGAAACTGAAGAAATGTCCAAAAGTAGGAATCGGGGTCAGGGCTTGGAAAAAGCTTTTCCCTTGGGCCAAAAAATGGGAAGCGGTTCCTGAAGGCTATGCCCGGCCTCAGTTCACTTGGCAGATCCACTTCATGATGAAAAACAAATACCATTGGAACGATAGGACTTGTCGCCTTGCCCATGGTTTTTCAAACACTCACTTTCAACTCGCCTGGCTTGAGATTAATGGCCGAGCCAAAATCGCTGACACTAATAATAAAGTGATCATCGATATGAGTATTCAAGACTTTTATCAGAAATTTGGAATCGCTCCTGGGATGAGCGTTCAGTTCGACATGGGTGAAACCAGTTATTGGATGCAACGGTATAGGCACTATGGGCCCTGGGAAGAAGCTTTTAATGAGGAGGCTTAGATGAAAATCGTAATTCTTAAAAGGAATTTTTATACATCTGGAAAACAATATTTCAAAGGCCAGTTTGGATACCACATCCCTGGTGAGAACAGGAATCATGCTGGATGGATAGATTTTTTTGGATCTAATTATCATGGTTGTTATTCGGCCAAAAAAGAAGATGTTTACATGATCGAAGTAAAAGAATTTTATCGAGCTATGGAGTTGGTTAAAGAGTGTGGCGGGGATCCAATCAAACTAGTTAAAGGATTAGACTAATAACGGAGGCGGTGATGAGCGTAATTAAATTAGCAAAAGAAGCAGAGTCTTGGTTCGAAAAAAAGACTAGGGATAATGGCGAAGAATTTTTCTGTCTGAAAGATGGGCATCCGGAATGGATTAAAGACATGGCTTATAAGGCTCACGAGGAAGATAGTCTTGCCCCGAAGGATTACAGACACAAGTTTGTCTGGGAATCCCTGGTTAACATCTCCGAGTGTGACGAGGATAATCTCGAAGAGATGCTGGATTGTTACTGTGATATCGATGCCGATATTTATAGCAGTGATCTTTTAAAATGGCTTTCGTCTCATCTTACGAGGCCAGGTTGGGTAGATCAGGCGAAAGAAGAACTCGGCCCTGGATTTACGCTAATGAGCGAAATCATGCATGGTCAGCTTCTTGAAAAGCAAATGGTGTTTGGAGTTGTAGTTAAATTTTTAAGGGAGATGGAAGAGGAATGAAAAGACGTAAACCAAGGATAACTTATATGAATTGCCCAAGGTGTGGGAAGAAAGTGACAACATTGGTTGATCCGATTCACTCATCTAGGCAAACGCAAAAAATTTATCAAGGAATTTGTTCGGACTGTATTCGACCAGATGAAGAAAAAAATATGCTTAATGAAATGGCTGATAACCTTAGGGGGAAAATATGAAAATTTTAATGTTTGCAATAATTTTATTAGCTTCGATGAGTTCAGATGCTCAGTTCAGTGCCGGAGAAAATACTCTTAGATCTTTGGTGGGCGGCAAAGAATGGTTGGCTCAAGATAAATGTCCGCCACCGCTAAAGAAAACTTTTGCTTACGCCAAAAGAATAAATAGTTTTATGGCAGGATGTGTGAAAGCTACCACATCTGTCGACAAGAGAGCCAAGGCAATAGCGGAAAAAATGTCGGCCATGGGTAATTTTAGCTTAGCTTCGAGGATTATGTATCAAAACAAAGTGGTGAATAATGTCATTCATCATGGGCACACTGTTTTTTGGGATCCAAAAACCATGGAGAAAACATCTGAAGGAAATTATTTAGAGAACAAGCAAGAGGGTAAGTGGAAGTTTTATAATCATGTTGGATATCCCATGGAGGTTCAGGAGTTAAAAAACGGGAAGACTGTAAAAGCGACAAAAGTATTTCCTCACAAATCATTAATAACTTGCCCTAAAGAATCTAAGTTGTTTTCCGCGAGAGTGTTTCTCGACAAGATTCTTCTGCATATTTTGATATGTAATACCGGAAACGCTAATCATGGCCCGTATTTAATCGGGGACTTTTCAAAAGATAAGCCAGTTGTTTATATGACAGCGGAAATCAATATGAATAAACTCGTTGGAAAATTAAAGTTTTATTATGTTGATAAAAAACTTGTCGCTGATCCGGTGGAATTCGAAAAAAGTCCCGTTTCGATAAAAATGGGAGAAACCATGACTGAAATTAAATAAGGAGGATTCATGTTTGGAAAGAACGTAACAGTGATGTTTAGAGAAAGGCTATACACTCTTTTTGTTTGGTGTTCTCCGAATACTACAGAGGAAGAACTAGAGCAAAAAGCCATGTCGGTTCTTAAGTATATGCCTCCGGGGAAAAGGAGAGAGCTATGGATAAGGTAAGGAAAGATTCTCAATGGAAGCCTAGCGAGAAGCTAAGCAAACAGGTCCAGATCAGAGTAACTAAATCTGAATATGAGAAACTAAAGAATATGAAAGAAAAGCTTGGGTTCACTTCTTTCTCGGAATTAGTTAGGCAGTTTATCCAAATTTGTACAAAAGATGAAAGGTAGGAGATAGACATGGATAAGAATAAAAAAGAGGTAATGACTGAAAAAACTGATGGGTTTGGCATTCCCGGAAAAAATCTTTTACAAGAAATGGCAAAAGTTGGGAATAAAGATGGATATATTTTTCGTGTCTATAAAGAACCTTTTGGAAATCCAAGTTTTCATCTTGAATATAAAAATGATTTTGAAATTGTTTTACAAATTAAGGATTTAAAGATTCTTGAAATTAAATTTAATAATAGTCATTTTAAATTCAAAAAGAATGAAAATATTCCCGGAGAAATTAAAAAAGTTGTCTTGGATTTTTTGGATGAAATAAATTCAATAGACCCAACAAAAACAAATGGAGAATTTTTGGATGTTTTATGGAGAGCGTTGAACCAGGAATAAAAGGAGAATAAATTGATTCAGTTGAAAAAAATGATTGAGGTTGCCAGAAACCCTAAAAACTTTATGGTTTTCCAGTGCATTCATTGTAATCCTGAGGCAAAGCAGCTCAGGGAGGCTACCAAGGAAGAGGTTGGGGAATTTTCTAGATACATCAAAAAAGTTAAGCCATTTGTGTATAGTCTTTCTGATCCTCAAAATCCTTTAGATGCTGAACAAAATATTGATGCAAAACTGTGGGCACCTTTTAAGGTTTGCTCTTATGAATATTTAAATGGATGGGTATCGGTTCCAAAAGATGATGATCCTCTTAAGGTTTATACTGCTTGTATTGTTTGTGTTGAGAAAAAACCTGGTAAATTTCATTTTTACAATCTTATTCAGACAGATAAAACATCGCATATTCTTTCTTTTCCGGTGGATGCTCATGCTGATGGGGTCGCTAATGATTTTATATTAGATAATTTCCTAAACAGATTCAAGCAAGAGTCAAAAGGTGAGCAGAAAGTTAATGAAAAAATAAGAATCGGATCAGGTAAAGACAGGGAGATGATTAAAATAAGGAAAATAATTCATGTAACTCCAAAAAAGAATCGACCTAATTATACTCCTAAACGTGCCTTTCCAATTGATTGGAGTCATAGATGGCTAGTAAGAGGTCACTGGAGAAAGCATAATGGGCTTGGGAAAGATCGTGAAGACCAGTATTGTGTTGAGGGATATACTTGGGTGAAGGATCATGAGAAAGGACCTGATGGGGCTCCTCTTGTAAGCGATAAAGTGAGGGTGGTAAAAAATGAGGATTGATTTTAAGTTAACTGACAAGGTTATTATTTTTGCCATTGTGAAGCTTTTACGAGCACATGAAAAGATCACAAAGAAATCCATTGTTTTAAAAGTGAGAGAGATCTATAAGCTATACGGAGTAAACTGGAAGGACTACGTTGATTATTTCGATATAGAGCTTTTTGATGAATCTAAGAAGATTGCTGGGAAATACTGGGTTTTTTCTTAAATGAATTTTTCATTCTTGTAAATCCACACACTCCGCACTTTAAATACTTGTGAGGCCATTCTGGATGGCATCTTAGGTAACAACTGCATTCTGGACAAAATTTATCCTCTTTTTTCTCAGGTTTATTATCCATGGTCAATAGTAACACATGCGTCATAAGTAGTTAAAAGTTTGCACAAAATTCCGTTTACCCTCTACACTATAGTTAGTTCTCGTTGACATATCGAAACTAGCGGAGGGTAGATGGCAAAGGGTAAAGCGAAAAAAGCTCCCAAGAAAAAACGCCAAAACCAATCTGAGCTTGCTCTTTTATCTGAGAGAAAAAAGAAATTCAACTCTAAGGCTACCGAAGAAGACTGCATCGATGATTTAAGAAAAGTTCAGGAAGCCTTTCCGTTAAAACACATTACAAGAAATTTTTATAGAATTCATGGAAATTATTCGGATGCTACTTGGTCTCAATTCTTTGGAACTTTTTTAGAGTTTAGAAGGCAGGCTGGATTAGAGCTTTCTCGCAATCAACATTCACTGGAAAGGAAAATAGCAAAACATGCTTCTCTTGATGTCTACAGAAATTTTTATGAAGTAGAGGTTCTTCCATATCATGAAAAATTTGTAAAAAAGAATAGAGATAAAAAGAGATTTAAAACAATTCTTGTTGGCTCAGATTTTCATGACAAACATGCAGATCGCTTTGTTCTTTCTTGTTTTGTAGATACAGCAAGGAGGCTTCAGCCTGATGTTATTTGCATGGCTGGTGACGTATATGATTTGTACGAGGCGTCTAGGTTCAGCATTGATCCACGTTCTTACGATATTGTTGGAAGATTTAATTTTGTTAAAAAAAATATTTTCGGAGAACTTAGAAGAGCTTGCCCTGATTCTCAAATTGATCTCATAGCTGGGAATCATTGCTTTAGGCTTTTAAAGCTTTTGGCTGACAAAACTCCAAACATAAGAATTATACTTTCTGATGTTATGGGGCTATCTCTATCAGATGTTTTTGGGTTGGATGAATTTGAAATTAATTTAGTTTGCAAATTAGATTTAGCTGCTTTTCAAAACGGAGATATAAATGAAGAGATAAAAGAGAACTATAAGGTTTATTATGATACCTTTCTCGTATCTCACTTCAAAGATTTAAGCATGGGTATTTCTGGAGCAAGTGGTCATACCCATAGGCCAGAACTCATCACAACTTCAAACATTCCGATGGGTAAAATTTGGTGGCAAACTGTTGGATGTATAGCTGAAACCAGGGCTGAATATGTGGAAGGTCGAGATAAGTGGACAAACAGTTTTTTAGTTGTTCATATTGATACAGAAAAAAAGGTAGCAACTCCAGATCATATTATGGTACCTGGTGACTTTGCTTATATTTACGGGAAAAAATACGAGAGAAAATGAAGTATAGATTTGAGATTCCAGTTCGACCCACCACTAAAAAAAATGGCCGCCCAATCTTTAAAAACAAAAAGACTGGCAAGCATTTTTTAGGAAAAACTAAGGCCAAAAGAGAATATGAGGAAGGGGCTATAAAAATTCTGAAGGGGCAACTCGCTGAGTCAGGGCTAAAGGAGCCTTTGACCGGAAGAATCCGGGCCACACTTTACTTTGATTTTACAAGGGTTTGCATGGCCGACATGGATAACCTGATGAATATGGCCTATGACTGCGCAGAAAAGGCCGGTATTTTATCCAATGACCGTCTCGTAAAACAGGCTAGAATAAAAATACGGGACGATGGAGAGGCCCTGGTTGATCGCACTGTGATGATCTTTGAGCCTATAGACAAGGAAAAGAAGAAGGCATTCAAAAACGCAGTAGGTCTTTTGAAAAATCTCTCCAATTGATTGGAGGGCTTATGGCTCAGGAAACAGATTTTGTCCTAGAATCTGAGTTAGATAATGGTGCCATAAAAATTTTCGGTGAAATCAATGAAGAGATGGCTGAGGATGTTCAGGGTAAAGTTTTCTATTGGAACAACGTAGCAGAAAAAGAAAGAATAAATGAAGTCACGGTTTTCATAAATTCTTATGGTGGCTGCTGCGCTTCGGCGATTTCGATTATTAATTCTCTTAAATTATTTGAAGGCACTGTGATTACTTATGTTTTAGGTGACTGTATGAGTGCCGCCACTACCATTGCTGCTTGTGGTGATTGGAGAAAAAGTAGCAAGGATTCAATCTTTATGTTCCATGGCCCAAGGGAGTCCAGTCTTCTTATGGGCACTAATGAGACCGAGGCCGCCGGGATCCTGGCTTCCCTCAAACTTGAAAAGAAAAGGATCATCGATATTCTTTATAGAGAGATCCGGCATAAGAAAACCGTTGAGATAGGTGATGTTGAAAAAAAACGCCTTGGGAAAAAAGTTGCCAAAACAAAACTTGAAGAGTTGATGGAAAACAAAGAAAGTTATATGACAGCTCTTGATGCTAAAAAATTAGGAATCGTTGACGAGGTGATCTAATGGGTAAAAGTTTGGGATGTTGCGAAGGAGATTTTGTAAGCGAGACGGCAAAGATAAGACATATCGCTATGCAGTACTGTGGCGGGAAAGTTATCGAGATTGGTTGTGGTCCTGACAAAATAAAGCCTGAAGCTTTTGGGATTGATGGCAGAAAACTTCCTGGGGTAGATTTCAACCCTCCACAGATAGAGGATATTTATAGGCTATCCGAATTGCTTCCTGATCATGTTGCCCAATACGACTGTCTCTTCTCGTCTCATTGTCTTGAGCATGTTCCAAATGACTTTAGAGCCTTGGATGATTGGATTCATTTTATAAAACCAGGGGGAAAGCTTTTTCTCTATCTTCCAGATGATTCAGCATATGATAATTTATGGAACGCTGAGCATTACCATGCTTATTATCATGAAATATTTTTAAGAAGATTCAGGGCTTATTACGGAAACAGTATGGTTGTGGTTGATCATGGATCCGATATAAACCTTCCGTTTAAATATGGATTTTATCTTTGTGCTCAGAAGTCTATTTAACTGTTGAATATCCCATAACGATGAAATCTTTGATCTTGGCCTCAATTTCCTCGGGGTATGGTAGCCCAATAAATTGGGCCATTCTTCTTCCCTGCCCTACTGGATCAAATCTCATTTCTTCGTAGGTTGTAAAATGACAAGGAATGTTTTGATGCTTTTCTAAAGCTTCGCATACATCCCAAATTCCCTTGGACACCTTAGAAAGAGCTTGGTGAATCGTAACTTCCGTTTTGTATCTTTCTTTTACATGGATTTTCCAGGACATTGCGTTTCTGTAAACATTCCTAAAGGTCACAACGAAATGAGGGTTTCTAATGTTAGGAATAATAAACTCTAAAGACTCATGGCTAAGGGCGCTTTTGAATCCCCATAAGCCATGGAGTTGATTTTTTTCGTTAATATTTTGAATAAAAAGAGGCTCGAATTCTTTTTTTATATCCTCTATAGGGGTGTTTGCTTTTTTGGCTGATGTTACTTTTGTTGTGATCCCTATGAACTTCGGATCCTCAAAGCTCCCTTTTGGGTTTTGAGGTGATTTGTTATCAGCCCCGCTCATCTGAACACCAAGTGTTTGCAGGAATCCTCCGGCCATGGATGTTCCACTTCTGGCTTGCCCTATCACTATGATTGTTTTTTCCATGGTTCTATTCTAACCGCATTTCGGGCTAAGTTATTTTTTATTTTCTTTGCTATATTTCAGCTCTAAAAATTCAATAACATTATGAGATACTAGTTTTTTCCATTCAGGGTTATTGTCTTGAATCATTTCTCTGCATTTTGTTCCACTGATCCCGGCTATCTTTCCTGAAACCTTTATCTCTTTTACTTCATATCCAACGCCTCTACCGTAGTTAACACTCTCAAGATCTGGAACAATCATAGTGCTTACACTGTCATTATCTTTGTATCTATAGTCCAGCATTTCCTTGACTTCTTTAGCGGTCCAAGGATTTTTTTCGTCTGGCCTAACGTTTCTAATGAGAAGAACAATCCTTTTGCCTTTGCTTAATTCTTGATTGAAAATTTCCTCATGCCCCAAATGTAAGGCACCGTTCCATCGGCCAATAAAAAAGGCAGCTCTTTCTGGATAAATTTTAAGTTTGCCTACAATAAAATTAACCGTGTCTTTTAGGGAGATTTTATCGGTATCAATTCTTAGGCTTGGGTTAGTTGGCTTTTCGTAAGTTGCATCGATTCCAGTAAAATTTTGGATCTCGCCACGCATGGCTTTAGCATACATTCCCTTAACGTCTCTTTTGATGCATACCTCCAAGGGAGGATCTATGAAAATCTCAAAGAACCGATCTTTACCTATGAACTCTTTAATCTCTTCCCTGGTTTCTCTTGACGGAGAAACGAAGGAACAGATTGGGGTTATCCCAGAGTCTAAGAGAATTTTTGCTATATGCCCCATTCGCTTAATATGGGCTTCTCTGTCTTCTTTGGAAAACCCTACCCCTTGGCCTAGGGGCCCTGATCGAATTATGTCTCCATCGAGAATGGTGGAGTTTGGGATGAGTTTTACAAGTTCTTGAGCTATAGTGGTTTTCCCCGCACACGGGAGGCCGGTAAGCCAGATTGCTCTATTTTTCATGGGATCCTCCGTATTTAATCCATATCTTTTCGTGAGCATAATATAAAAGACTTTTTATCACCACTTCAACGCTCATGATACTAGTCGCTATCTCAATTGAACCCGTGAGAACGTAAGAGATCAAGCCGGTTGTAGACATAGCTATAAATCGCCAGGAGATGGTTTTTACAAAGAGCTTCATATCCAAATCATACCATTAGCCTTTCTATTTGACTTGGCAAGTCTTAAGTGGTTGATATTTCTAGGGTAAATAAAATACGTTTTGTCAAGAAATTATCTTTACATTTAGATGAATATACCTGATAATGGGGGTAGGTTTTGGATATTAATTTGAAGGAGGCTTAATGAGTTTTAAACCAAGCAAGTATCAGGAAGCGGTTTTTGAGTTTATTAAAAACGGTGAGGGATCTGCTGTCGTGGAGGCAGTTGCAGGATCCGGAAAGACAACAACTATTATTAAGGCTTTGGAATTAATTCCTCAAAATAAAAGGGTGATCTTTTTGGCTTTTAATAAAAGCATCGCCAATGAATTGAGTGATCGTGTTCCGGGTCATGTTATCGCAAAGACTTTGAATGGTCTTGGTCACGGTGCTTGGGCAAGATATGTTGATGGTCGGCCTAATCTTGAGACTCAGAAGACTTGGAAACTTTTCAATGATTATATCTCCCCAGACTATACCGAAAGAACCATTGAGAGATTGGGATCCGCAGCGGTTAAGCTTGTTGGGCTTGCAAAAGGTATCGGAATCGTTCCTAGCGGGATGGATTTAAACGCTCTCACTAAGGATGAGGATTCAGTTTGGGATGATCTGATTGATCGTTATGATATTCAGCCCAATGAAGGTGGAAGTAAATTTGAATCTGATACCGAAGAGGAATTTGATCCAGGAAAAGATCGTGAAAAAATGGTTGAGATGGCCAGGATTCTTCTCAAGGTTGGAATCGAAAAGCGTGATGAAATGATTGATTTTGATGATCAGCTTTACCTTCCAGTTATTTTTAATATTCCTATGTTCACCAATGATTTTGTTTTCGTTGATGAAGCCCAGGATGTTTCCAAAATTCAAAGATCTCTTATTGCGAAAACTTTAAAAAGAAATGGAAGGCTTGTTGCTGTTGGGGATCCTTGTCAGGCTATCTATGGATTTAGAGGAGCTGATTCTGATTCTATGGAAAATATCGTTAAAACTTTTAACTGTAAGAGACTTCCTCTTTCGACTTCTTATCGATGTCCACAAAAAATTGTAGAGGAAGCTCAAGAGGTGGTTGATCATATCGAAGCTTTTGATGGGGCTCCTGAGGGTCATGTTGAGGATCGTGGAGAATATCAAACTGATATGTTTCGCAAGGGTGATCTGGTTGTTTGTAGGAATACGGCTCCTCTTATTCGATTGGCCTATAGATTAATTGGTGATCGAGTACCAGCCACCATTCTTGGTAGAGATTTGGCCAAGGGAATTGTTTCTCTCATTGAAAGAATGAAGGCTAAGAATCTTGTTAAGCTCACTGAGAAACTTGATAATTGGAAGGAAAGAGAGATCGAAAGACTTCTTGAAAAAAGTCCTAAAGCTGATGTTTCCAGAATTGAAGATAGAGTTGAGGTTGTAGAAATTTTTATTGAGATGAGTGGAGCAAACTCTGTTTCGGAATTAATCAAATCAATTGAGAATCTTTTCCAAAAAGAAGAGGTGAGAAACGGAGCGGTCCTAAGCCAAAACTTGGTAAACCTTTCCACTGTTCATAAGTCAAAAGGCTTAGAGTGTATAAGGGTTTTCTTCTTGGATCGCTGGCTTCTTCCTTCGAAATATGCCGTTCAGAATTGGCAGAAAAACCAAGAGGATAATTTGATTTATGTGGCTATCACGAGAGCCAAGAGCGAACTTCATTATGTTAACTCCCCTAAAAAATAAGGGCATGGGGAAAAGTTATGAGTGATCAGTTAACGATTTTATCATTTGGAGGAGGGCAGGATTCAACTACTCTCCTTTACAAATATGTTTACGATCAGGGGTTCCGATCTAAATATGCTCCAAATGATTTTTTGGTAATTATGTCTGATACTGGTGATGAACATCGGGACACTTATAGTCATGTTGAAAATATTAAAAAATTTTGCGGTAAAAACAAAATTGAGTTTGTTCACCTTACCAGTGACATGGGATATCATTATGATTCTTGGCAGTCGTTGAGAGGTTTTTATAATCTTAAAAATACTGTTGGATCCAAAGCTTTCCCTAAAACCTGCACTGATAAACTTAAGATTCAACCTATCTATAAATTTTTAGAGGATTGGCTTCATAAGAAATATGGAGTTGACAAAGGAAGAAAGAAAGCCTTTCTTCGATTTGCAGAGCGGTATGGAAAAATTAAAATGATGATTGGTATTGCCTCTGGAGAAGAAAAAAGAATGGCAGATCCATCTAAGGATTCCATGAAGTGGAGAAAAAAATCCATTAATCATATTTATCCACTGGTGGATCTTGGTTTAGACAGAAAAGGATGCCAGGAATATATTTCTTCAACTGGTAACCAAGTTCCGGTTCCATCAAATTGTATTCTTTGTCCATTTATGAACGAGATTGAATTACTTTGGCTCTATAGGTTTCATCCGGAAGACTATCAAGATTGGGTTCGAATAGAAGAAAACAAATTAAAAGCCAATGAGGATAAGGGAAATAAAAACCTTGGAGTTTGGGGTCGTAAATTTTTGCCAGAAAAACTTAATGAAGCGGTTGCTAAATATGGTTATATGACTGATGAGGAGCTTAAAGAGTATAAGATGTCTCATGGTCATTGCGTAATGAGTAAATATTAATATCCGTTAAATTACAAATAGTAATGTACTTCTTGTACTGGGTGTCTTAACAAAGCACTTGCCAGCCAATTCAGCTAGTGAAACCATTCCTCCATGCTGATCTTCGATTTCTGGAAAAGTTTTATATTTTAGAGTTGCCTCCTTAGGGAGTCACCTGGGACGCCTTTCTTCTTGGTCTTATGGAGATCAGCATAATTTCCACATAACAAGGGAGGGCGTCCCTTTTTTGTCCAATTGATTGGAGCTGATATGGTTAAAGATGGTTTGTTAATGATTCCAGCAGAGGTTCTTGATGAAGCAGAGCTTTCTCCTCGGGCTTTTCTTTTTTATGCAATCATTTTGAGATCTGAACATGCCTTTATTGCTTATGAGGATTTCAGGATACTTAGTGGCGTCAAAAGTGACACGACTATTTCTAAGACTCTAAAAGAACTGGCTAGCAAGGGTTTGATTAAAATAGAGCAAGGTGATTCTTTCGAATCCCCAAATTCTTATTTTTGTCTTGGCCAAGAATCTTGGAAGTTTAGCATTGGTGCATCGCATGAAGTCCCTTTGATTGCCAAAGGCCATCTTTGTCTTGTGAGTTCAGGTTCTTGATTTGCCGATTCCCCACATACAAAAGGAGTTGTTTTGAAGAAAAATAAGAATTTTACCATGATCCCAAACGACCTTATTAGGGCTGGAGAGAACATTTCTCCATCTGCTTTTCGGGTTTACTGTGTTTTGGCTCATTTTAATCCGGCTTTTCCTAGTTATAAAAAGCTAATGGAGCTAAGTGGACTTAAAAGCAGGGCAACTATAGCTAAAGTTTTGAAAGAATTAACCATTAAGGGCTTAGTTGATGTAAGGCGAAATGACTGCGGAAAGTCTAATAATTACGAGTGCTTAGGGCCAGAATCATGGATGCTTAACGCTACGCCTAAACCTCTTTGGGACGATGTCTCTCCAAATAATGGAGTAGGTTCAAAAAATGAACTGATAACGCAGGGGGGGTACATGATGGAGTTCAATAATTGCACTACCCCTAGTTCAATAAATGAACACCAGGTAGTTCAAAAAATGAACACTAATAAGACTAAGGTTAATAATACTCATTTAACAAGACTAAGTGACCCCCTGTGTAAAAACAGGTTAACACAAAGTGTCGTAAAAGAATGTGACAAGGGGAATCATTACGACGCAACGTACTATGATGACGTACTGTACTATAATGACAAGAGGAATCATTACGACACAATGTACTGTAACCTGACAAGGGGCATTGATTACGACATGGTGTACAATGATGCTGTGACGGGTCAGAAGACGACACAATGCGATAGGTATAACGCCGGGGGCCGCGAAAAAATGACGCAAGATGATGATAGCAAGGCTAGTCATAAAGTAATCATGGGGTTAGGTGGACATGTCCATGATGATGGTAACGCCAATGAAGAGCTATTGCCTTTCGACAAGAAGAAATACGCCAAACCCAAAAAGGGGCCTGACGATTGGTATGAAGCTCAGAAAGAGAAAAAACGGGAAGCCGACAAAAGAGCTTACCAACGAAAGAAGGAGCGGGACAAGGAGATGGCTAGCTCTTCGCCTAAGAAGAGAAAGGGCCCTGGGATAGACCAGAACATATCCCACAAGGCAAAGAAGCTTTACAAGGCGTTTTCCGAGGTCATGAGGAAATCTGGGTATAGCTGCCACAATGAGATCAGATCCAGCCAGACGAAGGATGCCAAAGGCATGATTGGTGATCTTGGGCTTGAACAGGCCAAAGAGCTTATGACATATATCGTCGAGAACTGGGAGTTTCTTCGTGATCATTGGGATGAGTTTGTTCCGTCTGGGAGGGCTCTTTCAGAGGATCCCCGATTTGATGAGATGACTGTAGAGTGGAGGTACGCGACATGCAAAAAAATAAAGGAGGGACGATGGACCCTGGAGTCGATAAGGAAATCCAAAAAAGAATCCTCGAAGAGTCTGGATACACATCGAAGGTCTACGAAGTTACCGATGGAGGAACTTTAAAGATCAAACTTGGTCCTTCGATTTATCGGGACATGAACCTTCCTAAGAGACTTTGGGATGTTCAGCGTTCTGATATTCCTGAGGATATTTTACCCAAGTTAAAAATATTTGTTGATAGATGGAAAAATGCCGATGGCTATATGGAGAAGAGTCTTTTATTGGTGAACAAAGAAGATATGGCTATGGCTGAAACCGCAATGGCTATTTTGTTGAAATTTTTCCAGCGTCATCGCTATACATCTTTTTGTATTTCAGTTTTGAATTTAAGGACATGGGTTGAATCAACTTCAGAGATAGATGATAGGTCAGCGATTGAACATTTGAGTTCGGTTAGATGTTTAGGATTATATGATGTTGGGGCTGATACAAAATTCTGTAATCATTATTTGGATCAGATTCTTAGAAAAAGATATGACAACCTGAAGCCAACTATTTTTGCCTCTCATTTGGACATGGATGAATTAGAAAAAGTTATGTCTAACATGATGTCTTATATTGTTCGCAAAGGAATCTGTATAAAGTTTGATTGAGGTGTTGAATGGAAGATAAAGATATTGATTTGGGATTGATTGGCAAAATAATCATGGATGATGGCTATGCCACCGCTCTTAAAAAAGGAATCAAAGAAAAACACATTGATGGAATATCTAAAGATATTTGGAAATTTATTCAAGTATTTTATCAAAAGCATGGAAAAGTTCCTTCTAGCGTTGCCGTAAAGGCAGAATTTAATCTTGATATTCCAAACGAATCAACCCCTATTGAGCATTGGTCCGAGAAGATTTTAGATAGAAGTCTTAGTCGAGATTTGTCGGATCTAGGAACCGAAGTTTCTCTGCTGACCATAGAGGATAAGCCAAGAGATGCCCTTGAGCTACTTCGAAAATTTTTAAAGATTCAAGATCAAGAAGGTATGACTGATTTTGAATTGATTGATGTATTCGCTTTAACTGACTCTATTAAGCAAAAATATTTAGATGCTGAATCTGGGATTCGGGGAATTCCAACTCCTTGGCCATCAATGGATGAGTGGACCATGGGATGGTTTCCTGGAGATATTAGTTTTTGTGTTGCAAGATCTGGCGTTGGAAAAAGTTTTTGGGCTATCATGGTGGCGTTAAAAGCCCATGTAGCAGGAAGAAAGGTGTTGTTTATTTCTGCTGAGATGACCAAGGAAGATATCGCTCAAAGACTTTATGCAATTAAAACCCAAATTCAATATGCAGCCATTCGAAAAGGAAAGCTTGGAACTTTTAATAGAGAGAAATTTTTTGAACAATTAACCGAATTAAGAAATCATAAAGGCATAGATATTTTAGAGCATCAAAAAGGACTTACTTCTGTTGATATTGATATCGCAATGGATCGATCGAATGCCGATATTGTGATTATTGATTCGTGTTATCGAGTTAAGGCTGGGGGAAAAAACAGATTTGATAACATGGCTGAAGTAGTGGAGGATTTTAAAACTTACGCTCAAAGACATAAAATGCCTCTCATTGGAACTACTCAGCTTAATCGAGAAGCAACTAAAACCAAGGGCAAGGTGGGAACTGAGCATTTGGCCTTGTCAGATGTTATTGGCTGGAATGCTACAAATATTTTTGCCCTTTCTCAAAACAAAGAACAAAAGCAAGATGGAAGAATGCATATTCATCCACTGAAGGTAAGAGAGGGGGAAACATCCGGGGATCCTCTCGAGATTAATTGGGATATGGTAAATATGGATTTTAGTGAAATAGGAGATTTTGAAAAACCTGGTAATGGAGAATCCAGGGGAAATATGAATTTTTACGATGATGATAATTTTTAAGCATGACTGAATCACAGTTGGAAACTTTATTTCAAATGATGAACACAAGGGCCAAGGGATCCAGGGGCCAGTACTATGTAAAATGTCCTTTGGCTCAATGGACTCATCCGTCTGGCGTAGATAAAAATCCAAGTATGACAGCCAAGGCCGGAGATCCAGCGGTATTTAAATGTTGGTCATGTCAAAACCAAGGCTCAGCAATGAAGCTCGCCAGACTGTATAGAGATCATTCCGGGAATGCAGCTCCTTATGAATTTGCAGCATCGATAGATAGACCAAAGAGTGGATGGACAAAATTGTCTACCTATGAAGGACATGGAACATATACGAAAAATTTAGTTAACTGGAAGGGCAAGAAAAGAAAAGTTGTTTCTGAAGACGATCTCAAGATTTGGTTAAAGCTTGTTCCTAATATTGCTATAGAAAAAGGAATGACAAAGGAGCAAATAAATCGTTGGGAGATAGGATACAGTCAGTACAAAAAAAGAATGATGATACCAGTTAGGGATTTCACCGGGACCCTTGTTGGCGCATCTGGCCGAGACGTGACTGGAGAGCAAAAGCCAAAGTATTTGCATGAGAGAGGATTTAAAAAAGAGAAATATTTATTTGGAGAGAAGTTTGTCGATAGAGATATGAAACGAGTCCATATCGTTGAAGGATTTTTTGATGTGTTCAACCTGGAAAAACTTGGCGTCATTAATACTCTTGGGTCAATGGGCACTAGCCTGGGTGATGAGCAAATTATGAAAATTAGGAAATGGTTTAAAGAGGTTGTATTTTTTCCTGACGCAGATGATGATGGTCAGGGATTGCAATTTGCTGAAGAATTTGGAAAACTTCTTTTAATCAAAGGCTTGAAGTGTGGGATAGCCGGGGTTAAAAAAAATACATTATTTGAGAAGAGAGATGGAAGCAAGCCTGGCAAGTGGGAAAAAGAAGATTTCTATTTTGACGTGATTGATTCTTTAAAAGGAAAAGATCCTGGTGATTACAGTGAATCGGATTTAAATTCCGCCATGAATAATTTACTATGGATTGAGTTGAAGGAGGTTGTTTAGAGATGAAAATTGGTTATCTCGTTAAGAAAAGAGACTCTTGTTATTGGATCCGGGTATTAATCCCAACACCACATATTGTAGAGCTTGGTAATGAAGTAAGAGAAGAGCTTTTAGAACAGGTTGCTCTTTGTGATGGATGCCGAGACAAGGGCATTCAGGAGAGAACTTTTTTTGAAGAAGGAGAATGGAAATGCGTAGGATGCAAAAAACCATTTTCTGAAAATATTTCCGAATGGCAGAACAAAGTAATGGATCTTATCGAGTGGGCCGATGTGATTGTGTTTCAAAGGCCCACTAGTTTAGATCATCTTAGGATGATGAAGATGATCAAGGAAGACGTTAAAAAGCCAGTCGTGATGGAAAGCGATGACGAATACATTAAGGTGCCAGAATGGAACACCGGATATCAATATTACAAGCCAAGAAAAGATATTATTAAGGAAATGTTAACAACGGCAAATGCTTTAACCGTTACGACTCCATCTCTTCGTGATAGTTATCTTGAGTATAATAAAAATATTCATGTTATTAAAAACGCCTTGGATATTGAGCTTATCGATGTGACTCCTCCTGCTAATGATTTCGTGGTAATGAAGAGGGGCAAAAGATATACACATCAAAATCCAGAAACAGACAGGATTCCTTCTGCTGAATTTTTAGAAGCCAGAAAGGGTAAGAAATTTATCGGATGGGGTGGGTCTCCAACTCATGAAAAAGATTTAGAGATTGTGATCCCAGCTATTAAAAGAATTGTTAATCAGGAAGAAGACGTAATCTTTGGATTCGTTGGATATATCCATAGATCATTTTTTGAAATAATTCCCGTAGATAGATTGTTTTGTTTTTCATTAGTTCCAATGGCTCAATATTTTTCTCTTTATAAAGCTATATTTCGAGAGGGAGATATCGGGATTGCTCCGGTTGTTGATCTTCCGTTTAATTGGGCTAAAAGTTGTTTAAAAGTAATTGAATATAATGCTCTCAACATTTTACCTGTTGCTTCAAGGTCTGTTACTTATAGCGACGCTATCAATAGGGGGTATGAGGCCCAGAACTTAGACTGGGATTGGAATAGTAAGCTTCGGTATGCCATCAACTGTCCTGATGAAGAGAAGATGGAAAGGCTAGATTCCAACAGAAAATTTTTGGAAGAAAATTATTCAATACTAAAAGTTGCCCATGATTGGGATCGTTTCTTTAAATGTGGAGTTAACCCATGAAATTTTCATTTATAGTTCCAACAGTTAATCATTTGAATATGACTATGTCTCATTGTCTTGGAACTTTTGAAGAGCACAATGGCGTAGATCATGAAGTTATTGTTGTTGATGATGGTAGTGACGAGAGTATAAGAAGTCAGCTTAGAAATGCTTGTCATTCCAGAGGCTATGTTTTTGATTTCAATGTTATCAATTCAGGGTTTGCTAAGACGGTTAACAAGGGGATTGCTCAAGCAAAAGGAGACATCGTTGTGCTGGTTAATAATGATATTAAATTCATTCAGCCAGTCGTGCAGTATTTGGAAGAGGCATTTAATGTCCATCAAAAGATTGGCATTGTAGGTGGTCTTCTTTTGTATCCAGATGGAAGCGTTCAGCATGGTGGTATAGAGCGGGTCAGCACAAACTTTACTCATAGAGGATGGCATAAGCCTCCAGCATATTCTCCGGTAATTCTTAAGCCGTCTTATCTAATTGGGGTGACGGGGGCATTGTTTGCGATTAGAAAATCAATGATTGATGATATCGGAATGTTGAATGAGGACTATTTTCTTTCCTGTGAAGATACGGAATATTGCATTAGAGCGTGGAGGAATGGATGGAGGGTTTATTATTCTTCAGACGTTAAGGCTATACATGAAGAAGGCGGCACTAGGGGAAACACTGTCCAGACAAAAATAGTTAAAGGTCGCAGTTGGCTAATAAAGGAGATGAACACGGCTAAGAAATTTAGCAATCTAGTTGCCAATTTAAACATGACAGAACTTGATGGCTTCGTTAATGAGGCAAATCTTGAGTTGCTTAATTCTGTCAGCGTTAAACCAAAGGGATCAGAGAGAATGGTTTTTGATGGATCTGGAAAGAAATCTTTTAAGGAAAATGATTTTGATAAAAAAATAATCGGAGTGGTAAGAACCGGAGCCCTTGGTGATGTTTTGCTTACTACTGGAATTATTAGCGAATTAAAAAGAAGGCATCCAGACAAAGACATTTGGGTGTCTACCGGGTCTAAAAATATTTTTAAAGGTAATCCTAATGTTGCAAATGTTGTCTCTAGAAAAGATCAGATTCCATCTAATGTGATTTATGATTTGGATCAGGTTTACGAGAGAAGCCCAAAGATGCATATCGCAGAAGCTTATGCCAATGCTGTATTTGGTGGTCTAGATTTTGATCCGGCTCCAGAATTGTTCTCTGATGAAAATGATTATCAGCTTTTAAAAGGGAAAATTTCTGGCATTGATTTAAACAAAGATAAGATAGTTATTGTTCATATGGCTCAGTCTTGGCCAACAAGAACGTGGTCCAGACAAAACTGGATGGCCGTAACTAGGTCACTTGCTAGTGCTGGGAACAAAGTTGTTGTTGTTGGAAAGGGTGGAGATTTTGTGGCCGACCTATTTAAGAATACATTGAATCTTGTAAACAATCTTTCCATACACGAAATTAGAGAATTAATGCAAAGAGCTAACGTTTTTATTGGAATGGATTCGGGTCTTTTTCATGTGGCCATGACCACCAGTATTCCTGTTGTTGGTTTATTTACTGTTGCCAGTCCAGAGTATAGGGTTTCCCATAGGCAGGCCAAGACAATCGCTTTGGTTCCGAAGGTTGAATGCAGGTTTTGCCTTCACGAAGAAAAGCCTCCGGTAACTTTTGTTGGATGCAAAATTGGGACAATGCAATGCTTGTCTGATATTACTTCAGACGAAGTGGTAAGAGCGGCCAGCGAGGTGATGACATGATTTCTCAGAGTTATTTGATATTGATTTCCGTTATAGGTTTTATTTTTGGTATTGCAGTTGGGGTTGCTGGTGCTTTATTTGCCTTAAGTCGTGATGAGTCAATGGTAAAACTAGAGCCAGACCAAATGATCATTAACCGCGCTATGAAAGGGCATGTCATGGTTCAGGTCACTACAGACGTACTGCGTAAATTCATTATGGATAAAGATATTAGTCCTGATGTTCAAGAGGCGAGAAGTCTTTACGGTGACAATAAATATAAGTCAGATATTAAAACAGAAGACTTAAAATAATTTCTTCCCAACTTATCTCCCGTGTGATTATCTTGATAGACAAAATGTAAACGTCACTTGATGACAGTATAAGGAGATTAAGATGAGTTGGTATTCAAAGCCTGGTGATAATAATCGTGAGGATTTTCGTAAAAATAAAATGCATTCACATGATTTGTTTAGATTCTTTTTGAAGCCTGGGGAGTCGAGAACAGTTTTATTTCTTGATGATGCTCAGTTTGGGATTAAAGAATATTTAGCAAAAGTTGGTGGTAGGTTTAAAAACTTTACTGAGTCAGAAGAAAACTCAGTTATTTTCTCTGGATCATATTCTTCATATGCTGAGTATTACACTATTTTAGATTTAACTCCTTATGTAGACAAGCAGGGAACCAAGAGGTTTTTTTCTAAAAGAGCTATAGGTATTAAGGGTGATGGTATTGATACTCTTGACAGAAGAAGAAAGAGTGCCGGAGGATCCTTGGTCGGCAAGAAGGTTAAGATTACGAGAGACGGGAAGAAGTCTCCTTCTTCTGGAAATGATTTTGAGGTTGTTGGCGAGACCGACATTGATTCTATTCCGTTAGATAAGCTTAATGAATTTGCAAGAAAGCCATATGATTTTGTATCCGTTATGGAGCCGTTAAGTCCTGATAGAATTTCTTCTATTATGAAGTATTCCGCCAATGGTGGTGATCAGTATGCTTCTGGCCGAGACGAATTTAATCAGGATCCATTTGGCGGAACAACTGAAAATGTGGATAAAGGTGCCAGTAACCATGTGACTGATCCGAATAATCAGCCACCTAGTTTTACTGAAGACGATATTCCCTTCTAGCGTATAGCGTTAATTATTTGATTAGGAGTTGATTAATGCCAATACCACGAGGATATGTGCGCTTTAAGCGTAACGCTGTAGGCTTTGGAATGCGTGAGAAGATCAAACAAGATCTCACTATCATCCCGAGGAAGACTACTTCGTTTCAGGAAAAAATTGAACCAATTCATCTTTGGGCGGAAGAGGGTGATTGGGTTGGCGTTCCTCGTGGTTACTACGTTACTTATCTTCGCAATCATGTTGAAGGGGAGTTCGCACCTTGTTTTTCAAGCAGCGATGTTTCTTCTGCCAATGCAGTTTGCTGTCCAAGAGAAGGTCAGGAAGAGATCATTGTTAAATGTATTGAAGCAATGAAGGAGAACCATTTTGGTGGCGCTATTGCTGAAGTCAAAACAGGCGGAGGCAAGACTTTTTTATCTTTAGAAATAGCTAGAAGATTAAATGTTAAAACTTTAGTTATTGTTCATACTTCTGTTTTACTTGATCAATGGATTGAGGATGGTATTAAAAAATTCCTTCCAACCTGGAAATACGGAAGACTCTTTGCTGACAAGATGGAGATAAAGGGTAACGACATTTGTATAGGAATGGTTCAGAGTCTTTCACAAAAATATTATTCACCTTGGGTTTTTGAAGAATTTGGCCTCATCATTTGTGATGAATGTCATCTCCTGGGGGCTCCAGAGTTTTCCAAAGCAGTTCCCCGTTTTGGCGCTCGATATATTTTGGGGCTCTCAGGTACTTTAAAGAGAGCAGATAACGCTGAAGATGTTTTTAAGTATAATGTTGGTCCGGTTGTTTCCGGGATGAACACAGTAAAGATATTAGAGCCAAAGATTTATTTTGTGGATACTGGTTTTACATGGACATCGAATAGCACCGCAAGCCTTGATAGGAAAAAGAATTGGATTTTGAAATCCATGGTTAAGTCTAGCACTAGAAATGAAATCATTTACAGGCAATCAGTTAAGGCGGCTAAAGCTGGTAGAAACATTTTGATTCTATCTGAGAGGGTTGGTCATATAGAGGATATTTATTATGAACTTTTGAATAGGCTAGATGGGACCGGAATCACTGTCGGTCTTTTAACGGGTAAAAGAAATAAGCAGGAAAGAGAAGAGGGGGTAAAGGCCAAGGTTATTTGTGCCACTACCCAATTGGTTGGAGTTGGATTTAACGTTGAGCGCCTCGATACTCTTATTTTCGCTTCTCCTTCTCAAGCGATTGAGCAGCCAGTAGGTAGAATCCTGAGGTTGTTGGAAGGGAAGAAACAGCCAATTGTTTTAGATTTGGTTGATTCTCAGTCTCCAGACGCAATGATCTTGGCTAACTCGAGGCGAAACAAATACAAAGCAAAAGGATGGGAAGTTTTTGGAGAACAAGTTTTCGAAGACTTTGATGAATATAAAAGAACAAAAAAACGCGGGAGGTTACATTATGGAATTAGTTAGTAGAAAGTATTCGTTGATGGAGTTGGCTGAGAATTTTGCTGCAATAGAGGCCGAAATAGAATCGCAGGGTGGATCAGTTGGTGATGATCTTTTAGAGCTGCATGAGCAAGCTAAAAACATTGTTGGCGGAAAGATTGATAAAGTAGCGATGTATTTAAGCGGTCTTGATTCTTATTTGATTGCCCTTAAAAAACAAATTGAGGCCGTTAACTCTAGAATTTCTTTGACTAAGGAGCTTACCTATCAAGCCGTTAGCATGAATAAGAAAAAGCGTATTGACGGAATGGCTTATGTTGCCAGAATCCAAAACAGCACTCCATCTCTTCGTATCGATAACGAAGAAGAGGTCCCAGATGAGTATAAAAATTATGATGTTTCCGTAAAGGATAAGTTTTCTTTTACGGATAAAGAAAGATGGAAAGATTGGTGTAATCTTGTAATAGGTCGTGAGATGGGTGATGATATTACTCCCGAAGAAAAGGAGTTAATTGATGGCTGCGTTTCGGTATCTATTGACAAAACAGCCATCAAGAAAAAACTTAAAGAAGAAAATGCTAACCGAGAAGACAAGAACGCTAAGATTGCAGGCGTTACTTTGGTCCAGAGTGATCACTTAAGGATCGTGGCTGGTCAGGCTAGGCAGAAAAAAGAAGCAAAGGCTGAAGCTTAAAGAATGGACATTGGGTTAATCAAAGAAGTTTTGAAGATATACCATAAAAAGGGAGTGGATTTAATGCCGCCAAAAAAGAAAAAATCAACAATCAACCCAAAGTTTTTTAGTAAAAAAACAAAAGAAGTAATCACGGAAGACAATGCTGACGGAAAAGAAGTGATGTCTGTATCTACAAAAATCAGCACTAAAGCTGAAATCCGAAAACATGATCCCAAAAAAAATGATGAAGTTTCCAAGGCCAAGGTTTTAAAAGATGATAAGGAATTAATTGATGAAAAATTTTTTGAAGGAAACCCTGCTCGTATCTGGATGGATTACTCTCACACGGTAAATCTTGGGAAGTACGAATCTGCCAAGGTATCGGTCGGAGTTAGTGTCCCTGTTGGAAAGGAAATACCTAAGAGCATCATGGATAATATAAATAAAACTCATGATCAGATTACCGAATATATCGAGGCTAGAATAGGAAAAGAAATATCTGAGCTTAAGCAATACGTTAAAGATAATTCCGAAGACAATAAGGATTTATTTTGAATTACAAAAATGATCTAGAGCGGGATCACGTTGAGGGATGCGCAAGGAGGCTCCGGGCTAAAGAGATTAGCGTTAGCAGGAAGTATGTTTTTACTAAATGGGTTACTCCCTGGGAGGCCGATGATTTTGAGTTTAGGGCCAGAGACGCTCAGATTGTTTTCGATAGCACGTTATCTGATATGCCTATAGTTATAACCGGAGATCCCAGTTATGAGGATAAGGATAAAGTGGTGGTTTACGCCAGAGATATTGTCGTTTTGCAGTTTGCTGGTAAAGAAATGATCGATAGCGTTCTGAAGGTTTATAAAACATTTGGCAAGGTCAGGTTGGGCGATTTTAGGAATCCAGACTTAGACAAGGTAGTTGCTTATTGCAATGAAATAGATAACACAATTTTAAAAGAATTTAATGAACTTCGGTCGCAACCAAAGGGTGTTAGAGATGTTTTTTCAAAAATATGGCATGAGCTTGGTGGGGATAAAATAAGGCCAGAAGATCGACTTGGCCAAAGAATTAAATATTATAAAAATTTGATAGCTGCATTTCAAAAAGACAAAGAAAAATGGAGACCAATGTTGATAGAAAAAAGGTTAATGGAGATTAAGAAATGAGCTTAGCTTCAGTTTTGAAATCATCTGGCATGAGCCCCAAGCTTAAAAAATATACCACACAAGATTTTGATCTTTTGGTGGAGACTAAAAAGAAATTAACAACTGAAAGAATCCGCGAGCCTCACAAGCCTGGTGATAATTTTTGGCCATCTAGGATGTATGAGCTTTGTCCGCGCAAGGAAGTGTTGAGAAGCCTTAATAATATTCAAGAGACAGAGACAATTTCTCATAATCTTCAGATGACTTTTGATGTTGGCAACGCTTTTCATCAATGGGCTCAGGATAATTGGTTTGGAAAATGGGGATGGCTTAAGGGGCATTGGCATTGTTTGGCTTGTGGCAAAAGCTATCATAATTGCTTGAGGCCAAAAACTTGTCATGATGGATGCAAGGCTGAATCCGAATTTAGATACCAAGAGATGAAGTTCCATGGGCCAGAAGGTTATCCTATAAGCGCTAAACCGGATGGAATTATTGTGTCTCCTTATGATGGAGCCGAATGGCTGCTCGAGTTAAAAACTTCTAATGGCCAGGCGTTCCGATATATTACCAATCAAAGGCGTAATGCGTTAGAGTCTCATAAATATCAGACTAATATTTATATGTGGCTTGCTCAAATACCCAGAGGGATCATTGTTTATTTTGACAAGGATGAAAGCCTTATTACGCAGTACGTTCAAAGATTTGATAAAATACTTATTGAAGATGTGAGGTCAAAGATACAATCTGTAAAGAACGGACTAGACACTAAAATTCTTCCGCCAAGAACTGCTTGTGATACTTCAAAATGCAAGAAGGCTAAAGAGTGTTCTGTGTCGAGTCTTTGTTTCGCTGAAGTATAAGGGGAGAAGTTATGTCTAATGAAGATGTTGTTGATGAAACCAGTGTTCAGGAATTTGTTCCAGACACTCAGCCAATGATTGCGGTTGAGAATACAGTTGATGGGATGGATTCAAATAATGTCAGGGACCGAGTCAAAGAGCTTAGAGATCGCATTGATAACGATTACCGTGAACTGTGTCATCTTCTTTGGTGTGTGAATAAAAAGGAATGGTTCCGAAATTGGAATTATGGAAGCTTTAAGGAATATGTTTCTATTGAGGTGGAGTTTAAAATCACAAAGGCTCTTTATCTGATTCAGATTTATGAGCTTCTTTATTATCGCCAAAGCAATAAATCTGTTTTCGAAAAGGTGATGTCAGTCGGATGGAGCAAGGCTAAAGAGTTAGTTCATGTTGCCAACCATGAAAACGTAGATGAGTGGGTGAATAAGGCTCAAAGTATGAATGTTGAGACTTTAAATAAAGAAGTAAAAAGATATTTGAAAAGTCTTATCCCGGATGATCCTCAGGAGGCCGGAAAAAGGGCAGAAGAAATTTCAGATAATATTAGTGGAACCGGAGCAGAAGCATCCACAAAGCATGTTTCATTTTCATTTTCTGCCCAGGATCATATTACCGTTGGAAAAGCTATTGACATGGTTAAGGAAACTAGCAACGGGATTACAAATGGCGGGGCTCTGGCTTGTATTGCTCAGGATTTTATTGGCAGCAACAACTTTGATGAAGAAGGAAAAGACTTTGCTGTTGGTTTTTTGAAAAAGTATGAAAGTATTTTTGGGCTAAGGATTGTTGTGTTTGATGATGAAGAAAGAGAGATTTTATACGGATCAGATTATTTGGCCGAGATAACATCTAGGGAGAATAGTGATGGAGAAGACTAAAGAAGGATCGCTAAAGTCTGTTGATATTCATGTTGATGCATTAATTGCAAATGAAGATAACACCAATCAAATGGATGAAAAGACTTTAGAAAGGCTTGCTGAAGAGATTAGGGAAGTTGGTTTTTTAGATCCAATCAATGTCGTTCCGAAAGAAGATGGTAATTATATAATTCTTGGCGGGGAGCACAGATGGAGAGCGGCCAAGATTGCTGGGCTGGAATATATCCCAGCGGTTGTTCATACTGATGAAAAATGGCAGGATCGAGATCTTTTTGATTTGGTTACCTTTCGTCTTAATGCGATTCAGGGAAAGGTTAATAATGATAAATTTGTTAAAATGTATGAGAGAATGTCCCAGAAGTTTGGACACGATTCTTTGCAGCAGATTTTTGCCGTTACTCAGGATAATGTTTGGAAGAAGATGGTGAAGGATGTTTCAAAGCAACTGAAAAACTCAGGTCTTCCGGATAACTTAATCAACAAATTAGAGAACAGTGAGTCGATAAAAAATAGTCCCGATAAGTTTGCCAGCTTTTTGGACCGGATATTTAAGGACCACGGGAATTCTTTGTCGAGTAATTTTGTAATTTTTTCTCATGGTAAAAAAGATCATGTTTTGATTCATGCTAATACTGAAACTTTTAACGCGATAAAGATTATTGTCGATGCTTCGGCTAAGGTTGGTGTTGATGTGAATAATGAATTGCAGCCGTTACTTCAGGGGTTGGCTCAGAAGATGGAGACTTTATTGGCTTCTCAACAATAAAGGACCGGGAAGCTTCCTTGCTCCGGTCCTTAAGCGTTAATCCTACCTTGGATTAAATCGGCTCGATTGATTGTTCTTCTAGTAGGTTGAAAAATCAAGGGATTTTAAAATGTGTTTTGGTTGGTTTAGAAAAAAAAGAAAACCTATAGCAATAGAAGAGGTCCAATCAATTGGAGGATCCGATGGTGATGCAGTGCTTAGCGAGACGCCTATAAATAATCTTGTCGACGAGACGAATTTAAAATCGGCAACGTGTTGTGCTTTAAAGATATCCTCAGATTTTGAGGGTAATGGTGATCCTTTTTCAAATATAGTTGGAAATTTTGATAACATGGGCCTAACCGCTGGGGCACTTGGATGGACATGGGGCCTGGGTGATCATCAGAGATTAGTTCAAAAATTTGTCTTAGAGTTTGGCCGTGACTTGCTTTATGCATATATGCCTACCCTTGGAGATGATTATCTTTATTTAGTGAATCAAAGACCTAGCGATAGCTTTAAAGAAATCGCTACATGGTCTAGAGGATCGAAAGTTTTAAGCCCTTATATTAAGGAGCTTCAATCCCTTTGGGGATCAAAAGAAATGATTAAGATCCAGACAGAAGAATCTTTGGAGATCGGGGAGAGAGCCCTTCGTTATGGTATTGGATGGAAGCAGGGCGAAGAAGAAATATCTTGGGATGATCCAATACTGTTTAGTGAATTTTGTTTCTTCTTTGACGTGGTGGTTCAAAACGGAAGCCTGAAAGGATTGAGCTATCAAATTGTATCTGAGCGGATAAGAACCGATGGGCTTACTTATGTCTTGTCTCAGATACTTAACTGGTGTGCCTCTAGGGATAGCTCTTATGCCGCCTGGAAGGACTCCAGGAGAAATGCACTCCATTGGAAGGGTGTTTTGGAAAATGCCTCTCTTGGGCAGCAGAAGCTTTTTATACTGGCTTGGCTGAGATCCCTGAAGTCATATAAGAAATATCAGGCATCTGTAATGAATCGCAAGGGGATCATGGCCCTTGGGTCTGGCTATTCCGAAGGGGAGCTAAAAGTCCCAAATCTAAAGAGTTTTTCTTAATATTTAAAATTCATCAATGATTTCAACACTAAAAAATATTCTTGGGATCTTCTAACCCGCTGTAATCTATTGATTAAAACAATGAAAAAAATACACGATTATCTTTACACAATGTAAAGAATATGCGATACTAGTATCAGATTAACAATTAACAAGGGGAACGTATGAGGGGCTTAGTAAATCTGGATGAAGTAAAAAAATTGATAGACTTAGGGGCCATATTTTTTGTGAGTCATTCAGGAGGCAAGGACTCCCAAGCCCAGATGATCGAGATCGAAAGGATCGTTCCCAAGAGTCAGATCGTCGTGGTTCATGCTGATCTTCCAGGGGCAGACTGGTCTGGAACCTTTGATCACATTAAGGCAACTGTTGGCGATCACGATCTTAGGGTTGTCGTGGCCAATGAAACCTTTATGGAGATGGTTACCAAGCGTGGGATGTGGCCATCGCCCAAGTACCGTCAGTGTACTTCCGGCCAAAAGACTGGCCCAATCGATGTTCTCATTCGTGCAATCATGAAAGAGCGTGGTGCTAAGTATGCCGTGAACTGTGTTGGAATCAGAGCCGGTGAATCTGATGGCCGAAAGCAAGGTGTTGATAAAGATCACTTCAAGAAAACTGGCGAAGCCCTCACTATTGGTCTTAGCAAACGTCTTGCTTTGTTTGAAAAAATGAATCATCCAGAAGGAAAGCTGGATAAAAAAGGGAGAGTTAAAAGGGTTAATAATCTTAGCAAGCCTAATGGAAAAAGATTTGTTTATGATTGGTATCCTATTTTTAATTATTCGCTGGAAGATCTTCTCGGTGTTGTCGAGGATGCTGGTCAAAGATTACATTGGGCCTATGCAAAAGGGATGAGTCGATTAAGTTGTATGTTTTGTATCATGGCAAAGAAGAGTGATCTTAGGGTCTCTGCAAAAGAAAATCCCAATGTTTTTAAGCAGTATGTTGAAAAGGAAAAAGAGATTGGTCATACCATGTTTGCTGATAAGAATGGTCCGATCAGTCTTGAGGATTTTATTGGAGTGAAGGTTGATGAAACTTTTGAAATATAAAGGAGAGAATATGTTTAAAATTGTGGATGAAGAAAAAAACAAAATAGAATTTGCTGGTACTTTTTCTCAAGCAGAAAAAATTATGGAGTCTTTTTTGATTGAAAAAGAGAATAAAACTCGAGCGGAGCATGAAGACGAATTGATCGCCATGGATCCTGAGAATGAGGAATGGTTTAGAGATTTCGTTCAAATGATGAAAACCTTTGATCTAACTATTTTTTTTAGAACAACAGATGGAAAGTGGGTTGATATGTTTAATTCCTTACATGCTGATTATTATAAAGGCCCAGTTGGGAATTGTTGATCTAAAAGGTAAGACAGTTTCTTTAAAAGATTTTTAAATGTTTAATAGCAAGGCATCCATTACAATTAATGGATGATCCTTCAGTCTTTAATCGTATCTTGTTTTTTGATTCCAAATAAAGGATGCGACATTATTGCTGCGAAAGACGATGTAAGCCAGCAATGTATGGAATATAGAGCGATGGAGTCCGACTACGTTAAGCGATATGTGTTTATGCGTTGTCACTTAATAACTATGGGGCTTGGATGTAAAAAGGCAGAGCTGGATTGTATGAGTAGCATGGCTGAATTTTGTCGTATAGAAGTAATAAAATTTGAATTTTCAGTGTTATCTCAGAGGCTTCGCCACTGTCCCGATAGTTGATCAAATTTATTTACATAAGGTAAATTTTATCGTATTGGATAATCATGTGTGATGAAGAAAAGTTTATTGAACGCTGCTTGGTTAAAGCCAAAAAAGTTGTGGTTGGGTGCAATACCAATGAGCAGGCCGATATCGCTGCGAGGTATCTTGTTTTGCTTAAAGATTTATTGATAGACCTTGGCTTTCATGAAATGCAGGCTTCTTGGAAGATAATAAAAGAGACTATACCAAGAAATGATTCATTTGGCATTGAGTTAAGATTTATTGAATCGGAAACGAAAAGGGCGGGAATTAAAGTATGGCTTTGACAAAAAAGAAAGAACTTACTTGGATGTCTTATGGGTTTCAAGCATATCTGAAACAAATCGGTCCACGGTTGCAGAAGCAGGTTGCAGAGATGCTTTATCATTATATGAACCAATATGAAAAAATGAAGAAACATGTTTTTGATCCAAAGAGCCGAGCTTATAGCTGGCATGTTGAGATCGATAAATCAATTCAGCAATCATTTAAAAATGATAATGCTGGAGTCACCTGTAGGGCTGGATGTTGTCATTGTTGTAAGCTCGAGGTAATCATAAGCGATGACGAGGCTGATCTTCTTGTTTCTTATGCTAAAAAAGAAAATATCGCAATAGATGAGCTAAAGCTTAAGAGACAATCTAATTTTACGGAATGGCATCAACAAAATAAAGAGGATTGGTCTTGTGTTTTTCTTGATGGCAATACTGGTCTTTGCAAGGTTTATGAGCATCGGCCAAATACTTGTAGAAAATATTTTGCCTTATCGGATCCAGAACTTTGCAATGTTCAGAATTACCCAAATGGGCAGGTTAAAAATGTGATAGTAAACGAAGCAGAAATATTAACGGCGGCTTCAATGAATGTAGCCAAATCAGGAACTATGCCAAGGATGTTGCTAGAAAGGATGAATCGTGAGTAGTATATTGTTTTTTGATACAGAGACAACAGGTCTCCCCGATGAACCAAATTCAAAAGTAATCGAAGTAGGATATGTGGTTTATGATCTAGTTCTTGGTATTGTGAGAATGGGTGGTTATCTTTTAAAGTCTTTAAACAAAGATGAGCTGATTGATCCTAGTATTACCGCTGTAAACGGAATCTGTGAAGAAATGATAGATAAATATGGCATTGAACCTAATAGGGTTTTATCGAGGGTTTGTGCTGAAATGTCTAGATGTGATTTCACCATGGCGGCTAACTTTACTTTTGATCAAGCAATGTTTGAAAGAGAGTGTAAGCGATGGGCGGTAAATGTTCCGGTAGTTAATTGGATGGATTTCTTACATGAGATTCCATATGGTCCCAACATAAAAGGAAGATCGGTGAATCATATTGCAGCAGATCACGGGCTTGCCAATCCATTTGGCCACAGAGCCTTTACGGATGCTTTAATGATGATCCAGGTTATAGAGAAAGGTGATTATGATATGGAAGAAGTCTGTAGAGCTGCATCGACTCCTCTCATTGACATTAGAAGCCATCAAAAGTTTGATGATAATTATAAGGCTAAGGCTAAGGGATTCTTTTTTGATTATGATATCAAGGCTTGGACACGAAAGATTAGGCAATATAGTTTTCAGGATTTCAAAGAATCTTGTGATTTTGAGGTCAGTATTTTAAATAAGAAGAGCGAACAGCAATCTTTTATTTAAGGGTTTAAAATGAGACAACATGATTTGAAAATATTGATTCCTTATTTTGAAGAAGTCATAAAAGGCAACAAGACTTTTGAGGTTAGGAAAAATGATCGTGATTATCAGCTTGGTGATATTTTAGCTCTTAAGGAGTTTGAAAGAGGCGGTGGTCATACTGGGCGAGAAGTAAAAGCCGAAGTGACATACATGATGAAAGGTGGTCAGTTTGGGCTTCAAAAAGGTTGGGCTATTCTTTCAATTAAGCTAAAGGGAAAAACAACAAATGAAGTGTCCTAATTGTGAAATAGATTTAGTTAATTCCGAAAAGGGGCCAGCTTGTCCGAAGTGTATTTTTATTGCCCCTAAAAATAAATACAGGGTTAATGAAATGTGGGCCTGGGTTACGGTAGACTCTAGGGATGGTAACGAAGGCATTCCTGCTTTTCAGGCAAAGGATGGAATGGCCATGCCTATGATTGGTGCTGACAGGGCCAGGGTTGAGTCTATGAGGCCAATTGCCGAGAGAGTGGCATCATCAACTGGCATCCCGGTCAGGCTTCTTAGGTTCACCAACAGGGAAGAGGTGGAGGTATTGGACTTGTCTAAAAAGGGAAAAGAGTGAAGGAAGTTGAAATAGATTTAGATAAAATTAAAACAAGATATAAAGCGGTTAAAAAGCTTGATCTTAACAATGATGATTTCCAAGAGCTTTTCTATAAGGATCTTCCGAAGATATTTAATGAGTTTATTAATATTAAAGAGCAAAACAAAAAGCTCAAGTGGATGATTAAGATTGAACAAGAAGAAGCTAGGAAATATAAAAATCAGTTGGAGAAACCCAAGCCAGTCTCAGTTGTAACTCCGCAGCCAACTCCGCAGCCAAAACCCCAGCCGCCAATTCCTGAACTAAAAAAAGAGATCCCCCAGGTTGTTAAACCTTCCGGGTCTCCGGTTGAAAGGTATCCATGAATCTTAAGATAATAATTAAAGTTGTTGATGAGAATATGGCTCTTGTTTATCAGGATACAGTCAAGGTTCCTTTTACTGTGATTGGAGCTTGTCAAGAGGCTAAGAGGATGGTTAACGCTCTTAGGAAAAGAATTATGAGGGTTAAGAAGTGATGTGGGAAGAAATGTTTTTTAAAGCTTTTAAGCCGAGTCAGTATAAAATTGTAAAAAGAAAAGGCGTTTTTCGTGTTCAGGCTAAGATTATGGATTTTTGGAAGTGGGCTAAACAACCAGTTCCGCCAGAAGGAGATTTACAAATAATAAATTTTGTATCCGAAGAAGAGGCTAGGGATTGGATTTGTGAACAAATAAAAGAGATGAGTGAATCATGGGAAACGGTGGACACAATCAAGGTTTCGTAGTTGGAGATATGTCTCCAGAGGAAGCTGTTGAAAAGATCGAAGAGGCTTTTGATGAATCTTTTAAGAAGGTTGTTTTCGATACCAGTGTTGCTGCTTTAAGAGAAGATATTGTAAAGATTTTTTATAAATCGCTAATGGGACTTGAACTTCAGTCGGATGGATATCTTGTTCGAGATGAAAAGAAATGGGCTATTCATGAGGGTGTTGAGGTTGATGGTGATAATCTTAACATAAGATTTAAGTGGACCAAGGAGTCTCGTTCGTGCGTTGTAAAACTCGGGGCCAGGGGGATTATAAATGCCAAAAAGATTGGATCTAACGGGGAAGAAGTTTGGGGAGTGGACAGTGATGGGTGAGTGGAAAAGAAAATACGCTAAGAAAAGTCAGCACATTCATTGGCTTTGCGTATGTGAGTGTGGGATGCAGAAGTGGGTCAACGTGAGGAATTTAACCAATGGATTATCCCGGTCTTGTGGGGAGTGTCAAAAGTCCAATTGATTGGATATTGGCTGGATATTTACTAGTAGTTAGTGCAGAGAATTGCTAGTAGTTAATGCGAAAAAATGGGGTTTTTGATTTGTAAGTTATTGTAAACACATGAATCAATCTAAGAAATTTGCTATAAGTTAATGCTAGAAATTGGATATTGGTTGGATATTTGAATGAAGTTTATTGATCAAGATTGGGTAGAAAAGCTTTCAGAAGATGATAAATTTTTGCCAAGTCATGGGGCCAAAGATGGGTTCCTTGGTGGGGGAATGCTTTATTACGCTCTGGCTTATATGTCTCGATCTTCCTGTTCTATTTGCCTCGGGTCTGGTGGTGGATTTGTTCCCAAGATAATGAGGCTTGCCCAGTATGATTTAGGGATCCACTGTGACTCCACAACCTATTTAGTTGACGCCAACATGCCTGAGGCTGGGTGGGGTGAACCAAACTACCACGACAAAGAAACGAGCTTCACAAAGGATTTTGATGTTCAGATCGTGAGGAAAAAAACTGAAGATGCTTGGCCGGATTTTGCTGTGTGCGACATCGGGTATCTTCATATTGACGCTGATCATTCTTACGAGGGGGTGAGGCATGATTTTAATATGTATTCAAAGAATCTCAGGAAAGATGGGTTCATCACTCTTCACGATACGATCCCAAGAACGGCTGGAGTTTGGTTACTTGTTGAACAACTTCGGGCGGATAAATCCTGGCAGGTAATGAATTTAAGAATTGGAATGGGCGTAGCGATTATTACAAGGAGTATTTAGATGTGGCCTTATTTGGAGACTGAAGTTTTTCAAAGTAGATATGCAATTGCGGCTCATTTCTTAAAAGATTATGACCAGGTAATTGAATTGGGTGGATACAACAAGTGTTCAATTGATAGATTCATGAGTCCGGATAAGAGGATAGTGGTTATCAGTCCAACGGTTGAGGGTTACTGGAAAGATAGAGTTCATCGTGTGAAAGGAAAATACCCAGAGAATGATCCAATTAAAGATGGCATTATCGAATTCCGCTTAGGATATGGAGTAGTTGTCCTTGGATTGGAAATGCATTTAGATGATAAAGGATGGGATAAATTCCTTCATCTGCTTAAGGGCGCTAAGAGAGTGGTATTAGGTACGGCTGATGATCATATTCATTCAGTTGGTCAGTTTAGAAAAATTATGGAGACGGATTCATTTACTGCTGAATGGCAGATGCATTTAGATTTTTCTCCTAATTATCTTGGTGAGAATGTTAAAAGCAAAAGAACGATTTCGGTTTTGAAGCCAAAATAATATGGGCCCTTGGCCTCTGGGATACAAACCAGGGGAGGACAGCTTCGGCTGGGCAAAAGAACAGGAAGTGAAAGTCTTCCGGGGCTCACCATTTAACCTTGAATAAGAAGAACTATATTCAAGGTTAAGAGGCTGATTGAAAAGGTAAGATGTGAATAATTTTTTTAAAAATTAATGTAATTTGGTTCGTAATCTATATAGATTGTTGAAGAATTTTGTACTAAGAAAAGTGATTACGCTTGAGCCTTGTGAAATTTGTGGGAAGCCTAGAGAGGATAATATGATTGTTTCCAAGCCTCATCCCTCTAAAGAATTGGTGGGTGTTTGTGTTGAGCGTGGTGCGATTCATCTTGCTGGCCATGGCCCATATAGCAACAACAATCAGAACAATGAACCATTTCAGTTTTATTATTCTGATGATCAATCCTTGGAAGACAGTTGGGAATCCAAGATAGAGGTGGCGAAGCATGAGTAATCAAGGTCCGATTATAGGTTTATTTAGGAATGATGTGGTTCTTTTTAGTTTAGAACAAGCCAGGGCGGCCTTTAGTCCAGCTAGTAATAATTCGTTTGAGAGGGCCTTGGTGGTTAAGATTCCGTTTGCAAAGTTCGTTACCAATCTACACGAAGCCTGGTGTTTCTTTGAACCTGGTGATCAATGGGAATGTAGGGAGTGTGGATCGAGATGGGGTGAAATGATGGATCCGCATATATGTCCTCACTGTGGTAGATCCGGAATTAAGGTGAATATTGAACGAATTAAACAAGAGGCAATAAGTTTTTTTAGTTAATGGTTTTAACTATTTATAAATTACCAAAGCTATGTTCAGCTTTTAGTGAACATACAAATAAGGGTGAACAAGGAAGTTATGGTTGCAATAGTTGATTCCAATGCTACTGATTACACTCGTACAGCTTACACCGATGGAAACACATGCAATGTCACTTATACCACTACTGTTCCAAGCTCTATTGCTCTTAGGAATAGCTTCCCAAGATCTAAAAAGAAATATTGGTATCGAGAATTTTATTTCTATACAGAGAGAGAGGCCCATGTTTACGCGAGTATGGTTCGGCAGAAAGAGATGTGGGATATCCCACCTGCGCTTAATCCCACCAAGCTGGGGCCTTCGTTGAAACAAGGAAGAATTCATAGAACCTGGATGAGTCGAAAGCAAATCTGTAACCAGAAGAGGAGAGAGTGGGTGCAGAATTTGAGAGGAAAATAAATGGATCAGGAGATAACTGAGGTTACTAAAAGTATGGTCTCTAGGGAGATTGAGGGAGATGCGTCTCCTGAGGAGCTGGCGTTTTTAGATTCCAACTTAAGGGAGTGGAAATCTGAATTAGTCACCATGAAAAAAGAGATTGAGTTGAGTTTTGCAAATGTTAAATCGAAGCATGTTGGTAGTCAGAAGGCTGAATTTATTGAGTGGAAAAAAGAATTCCTTGAATATAAATTTAAGATTGAAAAAAAACTTTCTAAAATTAAGATAAAATTAATTTCCAAGTCACAAGATGATCAAGAATTTGAGAACAAAGAGAAGAGGGATTTCCAGGCATTTATACTGGAAGAGCTTTTTGAAATTAAAAATAGCCTTGTTCAGATAAAAGATAAGTTAGGGGTGGTGGATGAGAATCCAGAAGATCTTTGACGCTCTTTCAGGTAATTCTTTTACACTCTCTAGTGAAAAAAATGTTCAGCAGGAGATGTGGGAAATTTTCAAACAAGAAGGTTTTAAAGCAAGAAGAGAGTATAGGTTATCTCCAAGAGATATTGTTGATTTTTTAATTGATGATGAGATAGCTGTCGAGGTCAAGATAGGTGGTGGAGCCGAAAAAACATTTAGACAGTGTGAGAGATACGTTCAGTATGAAAAGGTGAAGGCTTTTATTTTGGCCACCAATAAATCAATGGGGTTTCCTGAAGAGATTAACGGTAAACCTTGCTATTATTTCAGCTTGAGTCGTGGAATGTTATGAAGACCTATGGGGATCTCCAATTAATTGAATCAGAAAGTAGATGGTGCCTTTCAGGTATTCCCCCACACGTTGCCATTAAATTAAAAAATCTTTTCCCTCACATAGCCAAGACGGAAACAACTCCTTTCTTTTTTAAGAACACTAAAGAGATTTGCTGTGACTTGGAATGGTTTTTGGCTAGATATCCAATGATGATGTCCAAGTCTCATGCCGATGCTTTGATTGATGGGGCTGATGGGTTCAGGAGTCTACAGGAAGAAAATTATAAGATTCTTAGTTCTGATTACGTCCCAAGAATCGATGTGGGTTTTCGGGAGGGCAAGGAGCTTTATAAACCACAGGCTGTTGCGGTTGAGCTTTTCTGGAAAGTTAACAGGCTTCTTATTGCAGATATTATAGGCGCAGGAAAAACTGTTGAAGCTATTGGATGCTTGATGAAGCCAGAGTTTTTGCCAGCTATTGTTGTGGTTCAGCCTCACCTTCAAGGACAGTGGTTTGATATGTTTCAAGAGTTTTGTGATCTAAAGGTCCATATTGTTAAGACTGGCAAAACTTATCCACTAGATCCCCATGATGTTTACATATTCAAATACACCAACATAACAAAATGGATTGATACTTTAATTTGTATGGACCTCAAAACATTTGTGTTGGATGAGATTCAGGAGGTAAGAAGAGTCGAGTCCAGTAAGCACCAGTCTTGTAAAAAGATTGCTGATGGTGTTGTGAATTGTTTGGCTCTTTCTGGAACCCCGATCGTGAATTACGGTGATGAAACTTTTAATATCTATTCAGTAATCAAGCCCGGCATTCTTGGAACTCGAGCTGAGTTTGGTAGGGAATGGTTAAATTATGGGGGCAGGGTGAGTGATCCAAAAGCCCTTGGGTCTTACCTTCATGATCAGTTTGCGTATATAAGAAGAACTGAAACTGGGGCCAAGGGAGTAAATAAGATTGTTCACACTGTTGGATTCGATCAGGCCGCTATAGATAACATGGAAAAAAGAGCCAAGACTCTCGCTGTCAGTGTCCTTCAGGGGTCTTTCGTTGAGAAGGGCCAGGCATCAAGAGAGCTTTCAGTGATGGTTAGAAAAGCCACTGGAATTTCCAAGGCTAAATATGTTGCTGAGTACGTGAAGATGATCTTAGAGAATGATGAGCAAGTCTTGTTAGCGGGATGGCATCGTGCATGTTACGATATTTGGTTGAAGGAATTATCTGATTATAATCCATGCATGTACACTGGATCCGAGAGCCCATCTCAGAAGGTTAAATCAAAAAAGGATTTCATCTCCGGGCAAAGCAGGGTGATGTTTATATCTCTTAGATCAGGAATAGGTCTTGATGGCCTTCAGTATGTTGAGAATTGTTCCTATGTGGTCTTTGGAGAGTTGGATTGGTCTTCGACTATACATGACCAGGTTTCAGGGCGACTAGCAAGAAGGGGCCAGGAGAAGCAAGTAACAGCTATTTTTCTCGTTTCGGATTCAGGGTCGGATCCAATCGTTGTAGATATATGCGGGGTAAAGAAATCTCAGTCTGATGGAATCTTTGATCCGTTTAAGAAGAAAGAAAAACAATTAAGTGATGATCGAGTCATAAAAGAATATGCTAAAAGATTATTGGGCAAGGGTTAGATCTTATTTTGCAAGAAGCCATTCAGATACAGTGACGGTAAAGAATGGTGTCCCTGGGTCCAGTTGATTGGAGTGACTAAATGCAGGTGCCAATTAAAATTGTGAAGATGGAAACCATGGATAACAAAACAGCTATCATGGATGATGAAGGAAGGTTGTGGGTTTATAACTGTTACGATGGTAGGTGGAAGAGGGTGGTTTTGCCAGGGAAAGAAGTAACCAAACCTCTTGCTGCAAAGCGTCCCCCTCCTATCTAATGGCGGATAAAAAATGCAATTCATTTTTGATTCAGCAGTAATAAAGCGAGAGATAATGAGATTAAAAACTCATGCTCTAGCTAATCCTATAGATCTTAGAAATGGAATTCCTGAAGATCTTGTTCCTGTTGGTGAAGATCCAAATCATGTGATGGTAAATGGAAACATGAAGATTGTTTATTCTATGGAGCTTCATCCAGATTCTCTTTGGTGCCATCATCTTTCTATTTCAAAAAAAGGTAAGGAGCCTCCGGTTCCGGAGATGGTTAATGATATTTTATCTCGATTTGGGATGTGGTCCCTTGAGGAAAAAAAGGGTCGTCGCAATGTTTATCTGGAAGATGGCTTTGCTTTAAATGTAATTCAAGAGGTGATCGATGGATAAGGCTTATGTGATTTGCTTGAACGATGCTCCCATGGCTGTTTCCATTGGCAGTTGGGATGAGGCTAACGAATTAAAAAGAGAGGTTCAAGCTGAGTATCTTCATGCTAACCCGAATTATACTGGGGAGGGCCAACGCATGTTACATTTCTATATTCGAACTGTGAGTTTAAATACGGGGAAGTCAAATGTTTATCTTAAGGCTCGGATCGAGGAAACTTATAAGCGGTGGGCCAATGGAGATTACATGGAACCTGCGGCTTATCATGGCTTCGAAAAGGGGTATGAATGCGGAATGAAGGATCCTGAGAGAGAAACAACTGAGGAGGATGTTTTTAATTGGTGGCTAAACAAGCGCCATGAGTGGCATAATTTCAGTGAATTCCTAGCAGTCATGGACGCCAGGAGAATGTTTGGTTTTGATAAAAAGATTAAGGATAACCACGAGGATACACATGGAACAAGGAAGAGTTAAATGGTTCAACAATAAAAAGGGTTACGGGTTTATCCTAGACAATAAAAAAATGGATGTCATGGTGCATCACACGGTTATCGATATGGAAGGTTTTGCATCTTTGAGCGAGGGCCAAGAGGTAGATTTCGAGGCCAATGATACTGATACTGGCCGAAGGGCAACCTATGTCAGTATTAAAAAAATGGGGTAGCAATGAGAAAGGTTCTCGGTTATGGGTATCAAATTAGAAATGAGTCTCTTAATCATACGTTGATGCATTATAATGTTGAGCCTTCCTCTCTCCATAAGTCTATTAATGAGATGAAGAAAACTATTAAGTATGACAAAGAAGAAGGGATCATCGGGGCCAAAACCAAGCCCAGGTTGTTTAGAGTAATCGTTGAAGAGGTTGAAAATGACGAAAGAGGAAGCCGGTAAGTTAAAGGTCCCCTTTGGAAAATATGCTGGGGAGACCATCGAAGATGTTCCAAATCATTATCTAGAGTGGGCCGCTGAAGAATGGGATGAGAAGAGCCCAACCACAAAAGCAATCAGAATTTTTTTAGGTTACGAGGAATAAGAATGTTGGTAACGGATTGCACTAACTGTCCTTACTCTGAGCCTTTTACTTATGGCCAGGGAACAAGGGATGCTCGGTGCAAAAAAAATCATATGAACATTAAGAAGTATTATTATTATCCAGACAACCATTTGATTCCTAGTTTTTGTCCAATGTCTGGGGCCACGGTTAAACTAAGTTGGAAGTCGTATGATAAATACGCAAAGGGTTTAAGTAAAGATGGCTAAGCAGAGAGGGGTGAATGATGCACAAATATTTCCAGCCTGGCGTTGAAAAGAAAATGAAACAAGCCTTGCATGAAATAATAGATAACATTGAGCTTTTACCTGAGAATCTTTCAGTGAGTTCTTCTGTTAATCGGCCAGGGTCGAAGATTACTAAATTGGATCTTATCGGGATATGGTCTCGGTCTCATTTGGAGATTAAATTTCATGGGGGGAAGTTTTTAGAAACCTTGAAAAAGCATGGAGTAACTGAAGGGTTGTTTGGTGATCACTCGTTATTTGTGGAGGGCAAATGATAACAATAAAAAAGAATAGTTGGCATTACAGGTTGATGTATTGGTGTGGAGAAAAACTTGGGAGTCCTGGTTGGGATAGTGATATGCCCAAGAGTCTTTGTACTTACTTCTGGACCTTTTGGGGAAAGCTACTTTTCTTTTCTTTTATTTTTTTCATAGTGGTTCCTTTTTTAATTTACTGTTTGGGTATTGCACCAATCATGTATTTCGCGGCCTGGATTATGTATGGGCTTCTAGAGATTAACGTGTTGTTTGGGATAGGGATATTTGCTTGGTGTTTCATAGCGGCTGCTTTCCTTTATTGTTTTGGTTGTGATGTGAAGGATCGTTTAACTCATAGGTACGCTGTAGCCAGAGCTGATATTGAGTGTGGGGATCAGGACAAGCATGAGAAATCTTTTGTTGAGCTGGTGCTTTACTATTTCATTTCCGTGAAGAACAGGATTTGTCCGAGGGTTGAATACAAATGAAAGGTATTTGTTTATCATGTTCGCAGATTAAAAAATTCGTTGAGGTTCGACCTTGTTCTAAGTTGGGGATTGTTTCTAACTATCGGAAACCCATAAGTCTTTGTTTGACTTGCTATGATTATCTCAAGCAAAAGCATGGTGAACAAACTATTACAATGAAAATAGGGTTCATGATGCGTAAGCGAGATGAACAATTTGAGAAAGAGTTTAACGGGATTAAGGTTTAAATCATGGGTAAGAAGTTTGTTCCACATAAAATAGATATAGAATTTTTCACCAAGTTTTTTGATGACAAGTGTCCAGAGAAGGCTTGCGTTAAAAGCGTTAAAAGGGGCCCTGATGGCCAGTCTCTTCAGTTTGGTTATTTGGTTAGAGATTTCATGGGGAATGTGACGGTTTTTATCCGGAAGGGAGAGGCATGTATTCTCGACCCAAGGAAATATGAATCAGTGGAAGATGTCGCCAGCGAATGGATGGTCGATTAATAATAGCGGGAGGCTGAAACAATAAGGGGAAATGAATATGGGAGATATGTCAGAAGGAGTTCAGGAAGGTTTGTTTTGTGGTGTTTGCTGTGGATTAATGGAAGACCTTATCCCAGAGAATGGGGGCAAATTGCTTGATTCCCCAGGGCATCCTAGAGTTTGTGAGATGTGCCAGGAAGATTGTTCATCTTGTGGTCGAAAATTAAGTTGGTTGGAAATTGATATGGATATATGTAACGATTGTCATCGTAAGAAAAAGTAGTCGATAGGTTTCCAATTAATTGGACGCTGGTTTACAATTTTTGAATGAGTAACAGCCAAAAGAAAGGCCCTGCTGGTGGGCCTCAAGGAAACCCTGTAAAACAAAAGCCATTGTGCTCCGGGGCTTCTGCTCAAAGAAGAGCGTCCAAAAAAGCTGAGGCTGCCAGAAGTGAAATGATGAGTATTGGATTTCATCACATGATGGAAGAAGCTCTCATTACGCAGTATGCTAGATCAGAAAAATGGTCGGATGAAGAAACCCAGGATGCTCTCACTCAATTACGAAACAGCTACATAAAGGGTCTCACCAAAAGAACTTCCAAGTCTAAAAAGAAATCGAGCAAGGAATCCAGGAAGCAAAAAAAGAAAAACAAAAAAAAGAAGAGGCGTTAGCTTTTACTCAGCTTTGAGTAATAAATTCAAAATCTTACACACTTTTGCGTAATCATCTTGGTGTTACACACTTTTGCGTAATCACTTTTTCGTGCGAAAAAATGCAACAAATCACACTTTTTCCCCCTTATATAAGTGAGACCACGCATTTAAAGGAACCCGATTGATGAAATGCTTCCTCCTTTGCTGGTGTCGGGGCCCCTCCTCCTGGGGCCCTTTTTTATTTGTGAATAATGGGTGAGACGCTATATAATTTGTGGATGACAAAATGCTTTTTCCTGGACACAACTGAAGATCATTACAGATACCTTAGGCGATATGCGAGTAGCGATGGCAAGGGTGGTCATTATCATAACGCCAAGAATCTTATAGAGACTGTGCGGGGAAAAACCCTTTGCGCTGATCCGAGTAATCATCCTGAATACCATAAGTATTTAGAGGATCCTAAGTGGCCCAAGGCTTGCGAGTGTGGCTACGAATTTAAAGATGATGATAAGTGGCAGATCTTTCACTCCAAGGTTTTTAAGAGGCGGGATGATGGATCCCTGTTGACTCTCGAGGATGCACCAGCCGGGGCCATGTATTACAACGATTGGAAGTATCATCGGGAGGGGCCAGACGGCCATACCCTTTACGTGAAAACTCCTGGGGGTTGGTGGAACGTGGACTCCAGGGCAAGCAACTGTACGCTACCGGACGACAAGGAACACTACTGCTGGGTGCGGGAGGGTGCTGTACCGAATGTGAATGTGACCAAAAATGGGAACACTTGCTCTGCCGGGGCCGGATCAATTATGGTTGGGGACTACCATGGATTCCTAAGGGACGGATCTCTCGCCTGATAAACTAGGGTAAACTTATTATAACTTCGTCATACTAACAAAATTTTGTTAGCAAGACGGAATTCTTGTTATCAATAGTCTACAAAAACTTTTTGTTATTTATTGATCACAAAACATTCAATGCCCGCCAAATATTGTTAACATTTTCCCTCTTAGGGGGCCAATTGGTTAATATTTTCCCTGCAAAGCCATGTATATCTACGGTTCCCCAGGTATATTTATTCAAACATCTTCATAATTACTTCCTAGTTCTGCCTTGAGGTATGTATAGGATGGATTGGAGAAAAACCCCTAATACTTGAAATCATTAAGGTATTTAATTTATACATATATTTTTCAAGTTTTGGGGCCTTTTTGTTAAATTATATGTATAAGCCTGAATGAATAAACAAATTGTAAAGAGAAGATTGCCTCCAATCAATTGGAGTGATAAGAGGCGGGAGTCCGGTGGAAAGCGTTGGAATGCGGTGGAAAGAAGCGGGAACCCACCGGGAACCTGCTGGGAACATGGTGGGAAGTTGATGGATACTTGGAAAATATCTCAATTAGTTGAGCACTTAAACTCTCTTAAGGAGAAGCATGGTGACCTCCCTGTTTGGGCGAGGGTGGATTTCCATGGCGGGGACTACGGTGGGTATAATTGTAATAAGAAGGGGCCAGTACATTTTGAGCCATACATACAAGAGGGGGCTGTCATCATTGAGGCAGATGAACAATAAATGATTTTGTGGAAAGTCAAAATTTTGGGGGCCAATTGATTGAAGAAAATAGAAAAGCTTTTGAAAAGGTAATGGAAAAAATCAAGTTCAAAGTAGGGGACCAGATTGTTTTTGACCGAGACGAGGGAACTGATCTTCCCAGGGACAGCAGAAAAGAGGGGGCCCTGATTGGAACCATCCATACTATTGAGATACAGATCGGAGGAGATCCCTGTTACAGATATTGGACCGAGCATGATGATTGGATCTGTGAAGAGGCAAACCATAAGGTAAAACTATTTGAGGGATTCGATGCCAAAGTTTAGAACCAAGCCAGTAATAAAAGAGGCCATGCGTTATACCAACGAAGGAAACAATTTCTTCGAAATCTGTGAGTTTGTTAAAGAAGGTATGAGGGCAATCGCTAAAGACAGCTTTAATAATGACGCAATCACAATCAAAACCCTCGAGGGAGATATGCTGGCCTTAGTTGGTGACTGGATCATCAAGGGAGTCCGTGGGGAATTCTATCCCTGTAAGCCAGATATTTTCGAGAAAACCTATGAGCCTGTGGAGTGAAATGAATATCAAGAAAAACAAAAGACCACTCACTAAGGAGGGGATTTACTATTCCCCCGAAAATAACCAGACCTATCTAATCGAGAACCCAAGGGGCAAGCCTTCCATTCAGATAGACGATTTTTTTGTGGCCAGCTACGGAAACAATTGTGAGCTGTGGGCTGACAAGAGTATCGTTTACATAGGTGAGCTGTAATAATGAATAAACTAATCGAGGTCCATAAAAATGTAGAGGGGGCCAGGCTTCCTTACTGCGTAGTAATAGAGTTCTCCGGCCTAGGAAACCCCACTGTCACCCAAGAAGTTTCCGAGGAGGATCTACTCAAGCTTTTTAATAGTCTGATAAGAGAATATGGCCCTTCCATTAAAGTTGAGATCAATATGGATGAGATGATTTCGTAATTATGGAAATCTATAAAACAATCTGGGGTCTTGTTAAGGGGATAAGGTTTACCAGTGGTCTACGTGCGTTAAAGAAATCTAAGCTGATCGAGGACTTTAAGGTTGATAGCATTGTTGAGGGCCCCGATTCTTTAGATGTGAATGTAGGGATCAAACCAAGAGGGGCTCTGGAGAATCTCCAGGTAAAGGTTTACCGATCCCCCAGCGACTAAACCCACATGATTAAAAGTTGGGGGCCAGGATGGAGTGCAAAAAATGACTCAGGCAGAAAAAATAAACCTGATAAACAAAATCATTGAGGAACACAAAAAGGGGGATGGGTGTATTGACCTAGAAAGGCTACATCCAATCGAAGACCTTGGGCGAAATGATTGAGATTGATATAACCATGGTTCCACACTGTGATCACCCGAATTGCACAATGGGTCAATTAGCAGTGGACTGCCCTCTCTGTGGTAAAACGTTTTGGACTTGTGATAATTGGTATGACATTGAGGAGATATTTCAGGATGAATCTGGGTCTCTTAAATTCAAATGTGACCACTGCAAGAAACAATTTGAGGCCATATGGAATGATGAAGATGGGTGGTGTTTAAAAACGGATTAAGAACCAAGGCCCTGTCCTTATTTCCATAGTTCCGGAGGATGAGTTTACCAATCCCCCAATAACTAAACCCACGGTAGAGCCTCTGGGCTTTTCTTAAACCTTAACTTGAGTAACTAGGTATGCTTCCAGATTAATCCGGAGGCAGCTGCACTCGCCCAACTTCATTATTCTAACGCAATGCCATATTAAATTTGTAAAGCAATTAGCTGGACATTCTGAATGAATAGGATTGTCTTAGGATATGAGTTCTGTCAGACTTGGAACTAAAGGTTCCATTTTTAAGCATAGGTTGTTCCATGAATACTGTTGATAAGGCCCAGGGGTCGCCTGTTGATACCAAGATCAAAACATCAAGTTTAAGGGGGATTGGTCTAGGGTTGTTCATTAAAGACAAAGGTCCTAAGGCTATGGCTTACTCGGCTGGTCTTAGTCTTGGGGCCACTATAGAGTGTATCGCTCCTCCTAATCAAATGTTTACTCCGTGGCCCTCATGGGTGAAGAGTCACAAGGTTGAGAAGATTAAGAAGCTGAAGAACTTCTCGGCTGTTTACGAGTTGATCCTCATGGGGCTGCCATCGATAGAGGTTGCTCGTCAGATCCAACAGCTCAATGAATATATGGATCAGGAAGTCGCAACGATTCGAGCTTGGGTGGAGCACTTCAAGGCAACGGTCCCAAGAAGCATGTTGATGGCCAAACAGGTTCCGATCAAACGGCTTGTCACTCAGCAAACTAAGATGAATCGATCGATAGATATCTTCCAGGAGTGTGTGGATCTTTTCTTTCTCCAAAAGCAAAGAGTGAACATTGGATGGGATCGAGAGAAGGAACTTAAGTTTTTACTGAATGGAACTAATAAGGAATTCAAGATTGCCTTGGAGTATTTAAAAGTTTTGCTGGAAATAAAAGAGGCCGAGGGGCTTACTCAATCTCAGTTAGATCAGGCCACCTCTGCTCCAATAAACCATGGCTATGATTTCGATACGCTTTACCAAAGGAAAGGAATTAATAAAATGATGGAGGATCCTGCCTCTAGGATGAGAATCATGAAGACAGTTGAAAATGTTCTCGAGAGTTATTCACCGCATCTAGACAATAAAAAAAGGCCGCCTGATTTGAATATGTCTCCGTCCAATCAAGTGGAGCCCGGTCCAACATTGGATGATATTCCTGAAGGGGTTAACCTGATGAAGGACGTGGTAGCGGAGGACCCAGTGGAGCAGCCAGTGCAACCTCCTGTGATTCCAAAAGAAGATCAAGAACCAGAGCCGCCAGGTAGCGAAAAAAATGCCCCAGTTCTCGCCCAGCGGCCCACGACTAATCCATCCTCTATGATTCTCCCTAACCCCAAGGCTGGCCAGTCGATACCTGCGGCCCAAAGAAGAAGGCCAGGATAATCACTTTACATTTTGTATCTCATAAGGGAATGGTTATTTGTTGAGGGAGTTGTATGAGATGGATCGAAGCCAGTCTTTTTAAAATCACTGGAAAATTTACTGACAATGGTGAAGAGAGAACTGATTTAGTTTTCGCTGACGATTGGGATGATGTTTTAAAGCAAACCCAAATCATATGTCAGCGCCTAGATAAGATTGAAAGAGTCAGTTTGGGTTCTCTTCGGTTCCGATTACTGCCAAGTGTTTTCAAGCAACTCGATAGCAAGAAAAACAAAAGGAAATAAAATGTCAGTAACCAATAATGGCAAAGATATTCCAACGGCTAAAGAGAAGACAGAGGGACAAATGAAGTACCATATATTTAAAGACTGGAAGATAGAGGGTGATGACCCAAGGAGCTTGTTTAAAGTTTTAAATAAGTTATTAAGTAATCCAAATTATATTGAAAGCTCTGATCTTTATTTTAATCCTGGTGACATCGTTAGTCTGACATTGGATATCAAACAAAGGGAAGGTGATGAGCCTGAAGATAAATAACTTAATGAACATGATGGAAAAAGAAATAAAGAGTAACAGGGGTAAGACCAAGGATGTCGGTGCTGCTTGTTCTATGTGCCACGATCTTTATTGTGACGAGAAACCATTGGAACATGCTGAGTGCTACATAAAGATCTACGGTATCGAAGGTGTTCCTGGTGTTGAATACAAAGGGGTGAAGCTTGGAGGGTGATTACGGAATAATTGTTGAAAACAATGATGTGGGGCAGGTGTTTGAGTTGTGAAGGTGATAATAGACACTGATTGTCATCCGGATTTTGATGCAACTCAATTTGTTTTTGAATCTGAATACATAAAAAAAGCAAAGCATTGGAACAAAAAAAATATTGTAGATCTAAAATTATTAATTGGTAAAAAGATAGTTGGGATCAAGAATGAGTACAAAGATGGTGATATGGGTCGTTTGGTAATCGAAATTGAATAGGTGTTTGAGTTGTGAGTAAAGAACCAATCATAATTTTACTTCCCGAAAGGTTTGAGGGCCGAGAGTTTCAGGTGGCTTTCGATAAACAAATTAAAGATATAGGTAATGCATTCATGATTGATATGGAACAGGTCGAAGTTAAGTCACCTAAGTCGGGAGCAAGTGAAATGCTTTCTTATTTCAAAGGGGTTCAGATAAAACCCAGGGCGATACCAAAAAGAGACTGGGGTGATCATGAGTAAATATACTGATAATTGGATTGAATATCATTGGGCGATGTTCTCTAAAGCATTTGTTTGGCCAGTAAAAAACCTAAAAGAAAACTTTGGCATAAGCGCAAAGCGAGAAGCCCTGGAGTCGCTAGACAAAATGGTGCTTCAATTAAAGCAGGAGATTGTAGATGTCTAAAGCCTTGCCTGATGTCATAACTGTGGTGATTGAATTCGATCCAAAGAAAGAGCATGTGAATGTTCGTGGTGCGTTTAAGGATCCTTATGTTCAACTAAAGCCCATCAATGAAGGTAACGTGCAGAACTATGTACAATGCTTTGTGGACGTTGATATGAAGAAGCATGTTGGATTCTCTGGAGTTAAAGATGCGTGACTGGACTAAAAATGTTGATGAAATACTTATTCCTAACGAATTAGTTAATGACTTTAGGGACAGTCATTATGCTGATTATTATTTGGATCTTCGGAAAGTAATTTGGTGGAAGCCCTGGACATGGAAAAGATGCTGGATACTGAAGAAGAAAAATATCGAGGATATTTTAATGGATGATATGGCCAGGCAAATGGCTGAAGGCATAGATGATCAAGTCATAAAGGGCTTGAAGGCGGAAGAGCCTCGAGAGCCTACCGATAAAGAGAAGCGAGACGATCATTTTAAGAAGGCCATGAGTAAGACTGGGTTTAGTGTTAGGGAAGTTTAGTTAAATTGTGGGACGGCGGCCTGAGACGTGACAGGTAGATGCGTGTGTTGGGATACTCGGTGACTGTGCCAGGCATGAACCCGAGGCCCTAGCCGTAACTGGACAGTCGGTAACCAATCCGGCCCGTCCCTTTTTTAAAAGGAGAACAACGTGACTAATACATTAACTGGGGAAGATCAAGAAGAGATGATGATAATATCTAAAGAACAATATGATAATCTAACGCATTTTACCAATTGCTTAGTTTTTTATTCACGAATTCACAAGTCTCATTTAGATATGTATAGAAGTTTATTGCTTAGAATAGGTGAAAACTCTAAAGACGTTTCTATTATGGATTCTATTTTAAAGCTAACTGAAAAGATCCCGCCTGATATGGAAACATGGTGTAAACGTATTGCATCAGCTCAACTTAGAATTTCTGTTGCAAATCGGAAGCCTGAATTTGGCGAGGCACCTTTTTTTAATGGAGGCAAACAATGAGTAAGGCATATACAAAAAACGAAGTGAAGCAAAAGTTATTGGAACATATTAAATTTTTGGTGGATGATTGGGGTTCAGAGTTTATGACTGAGAAAACTATTCCGGAAAGACTGAACGGTTTGGTCCATAGTATTTTAGTTGCTATCGATGGAGAGTCTGGAAGTCTTCCTAAGTTTCTTTTGATTGCAGATCCCCATGAGGAAGATAAAGCTTTTCATGTCGCCAAGGGTAATGATTACTATGTGCCTAGAAGTGAATGGTGGGGAGATCCAGCTTCTCAGAATATATCTGGATGGCTTCATGATGAATTTGCTGCGATGAAAAACAAGTAGGTTATGAAAAAAGACGGCATGTATTCTAGGAAGAAACAGAAGTTGTTTATTGATGGTGTTGAGCAGAAGTTCGAAGAGCCTGTAGATCCGTTGGATCAGTTCGATGATGAAACAAAAATAAAGATCCTGAAAAACCAGAATGAGATTCTTCAGAAAACAATTAAAAAGATTGGTATCGATGAGGTGATGAAAACCTTGTGGCCTGGTGAGCGGGGTCGCTGGTGTGAGTCGCGTGAGTGTTGGTGTTTAGGTGCTGCTAATTGTTCTGGCAATTTAGGGGTGATGGGTTTCACAAGAGAAGAGTGGGAAGACTGGATGAAAAGGCAAGAGAATGGATAATTGTAAGCATCTAAATTTTAAGGTTGATGCCACTGTGAATCGGATTGCGGAAGACAAGAAGGTTGAGGCTGGCTTCTATGATTTAAACCTGACAGTGAAATGTGCGGATTGTGATATGGGTTTCAAGTTTTGCGGCGTTAAACATGGGTGGAGTGCCCAAGGGCCCACTGTTTCTGTTGATGATTTAGAATTAAGATGTCCAATGGTTCCGGACGATGGAGCAATTCATTTACCCTCTAAGCTGCCTGGTTTTACTGTGGGAGTTGACCACGGGGGCCCTGATAAAACTGTGGTGACAAAATTGAGGGGTGATAAGATCGATCAAATTATTATTGATGATCCAACCGACAGGGCGTGAATGGCTGACGATAATGACAATATGATGCGCAGATCCGTAGAGTTCCTGGATAAATACATCGAAAAATTTGGTGGCAAAAGGGAAGACGTGTATCCACTCAATTGGACGCACCATGAAGACGGTGTTGAGTTTCGCTTTGATGAATACAGCCCTGCGCATTATGTCTTGTACAGATACTCGGTCTATGTTGAATCCAACAATAAGGCCAGATGTCTTATCGTGGACTGCTCTAAAGATGAGAATGACAAATTTTTCTTAAGGGGTTTTTATACTGAGAACAATGGTGATAAGTGGGAGGAGGCGGATCTTAAAAGCCTCATGGCAGAAATGATGGATAACTTGCATGAGGGTTTAGCTTGAGTATTTTATGCCGCCTGTTTAAGCATAGCTTCACTCTTGTAGTTGGTGGTGGGATATTTAGTGACGCCAAATATAAACATCCAAAATGTGTTAGGTGCGGCGAATGGAACCCTGACTGGACTTGGCATGATGAAGATTATTATCGGATACCAAAGGGAAAATACTTAGGAAGAGGAAGGAAGCGGCCCTCCGGAAATCCATATTTAAAACCAGGGGATCTTAAGGATCTTGTTTTGCATTATCGAGAAGCTCTTCTGGATATTTGTGATGTGTTTCCGGAGCCTAAGAAGGGTAAGTGTTATTGGTTTGATCGAGCGGCTTTGGCTTTAGATACTGCTCCAAAAATAATTAAGTCGGGAGATAATGATGGCGTCAAGAATTGAACACGCATCCAAAAGAGATGCTTACCAAAGAGTTTATCTGTGGGCCAAGAGAGAAGCTGAGGATACCCGTGGTAGCGGTGCTTGGTTCGCCAGGGAGAAAGCCGAAGGCCATGATGGTTACATGGAAGAGATGGAGAAGTCTGGGAGGTATTGGGTATGTACTCCACCAAGATCAAGGTTTATTAATTGGTTGGCCCATAAATTATTGGAATGGACCTGGGGACATAATCTTTATCTGTAGCAGTCATAGGGATACTATGATGGGAAAGCTATGATCGAGGGATAGGAAATTGTTGAAGTTGAGTAAAACGCTATTTAAAAATTCATGCAAAGTTGGGGGAACTTGTTGATATGTTAGAAGAGTTCGGACCATGAAAATTTTATAGTAAAAGAAGATTGATAAATAGTTGGAATAATGTGAAGGCTATCTTTTGGCAATAAACCCCAATTAGTGCCAAACGGTTGTGATGCGTTGAGGAATAAATGGGATACCAAGAAAAGATTAACCAAGCCACCAAGAAACATCTCGAGAGCCGAAAGGATGAGCCCCAGGAATGGAAGTGGGGTTACGCCGAGGGGATGCATAAGGGGCTCCAGTCTCGTATCTGGAGGGCCCATCCTGAGGCCAAGGATTTAATTAAAACTTGCGAAGACTACGAGCATATTATAAGGCACATCCAAAGAAGCGAGTTCAATCAAGCGCTTAGTCACGTTAACCGCTTGAACCAAACCAATAAGGAAGAGTAGTGGGAAAGATATCTTGGAGTAGAGAAAGAGAGTTGGAGCTTGCACGTTTATTAAAGAAGGGCATTACGCAAAAGCTAATAAGCGAAGCCATGGACACTACGGTAAAAACAGTACATCAAAAAGCGATGATCACCGGGTTCCATCATTTGACCGATGAAGAGCATAGGATTTTTAAGGTGTTTAGATCAAAGAGCAGGGAAAGGCATGGCTGCTTGAATGGCGGGTTAACGTTTAGTTAGATGGTAAATAATTTATTATGAACACCCTTAAGGATTAAGTTGATCATGTATTAACCGGGGGTAGCTTAATGTTAAAGCCCTATTTTGTTAATAGGAAGATTCAGGTTAGATTCCTGGCCCCTGGGCTTAATGGTGGGATATCCCACTTTTAGTATATTTTGAGTTTATGCGGAGACTAGAACGAACTACTTAAAGTTTAAGAAAATCATGCACTGTAGGGCATTATAAAAGGCGTTTATGTTGCACTATATAGCATTATCGGTGTTTTAACCGTATTTTATCGGTGTTGGGAGAGCTATGGAAGTTTACTACGATGCTATAGAAGATGAGATACTTCTGTCAGATGTGTTTAAAGGGACGGGCGTTGCTATTATTACTAAAAGATGGACCATGTATGCGATGCCTTTGAATGAGAAATTCCCTAGGCATTGGATTTATATAGGTGAGCTATGAGCGGTTGTGAACATGAATGGAATGAGAATAATTTCTTAGTTGAGGAAAACCGAAAGGCTACTGTTTGCTACAAGTGGTTTGAGGAAAGAAGAGTTTTGACACCTGAAATCGAGATTGAGGAGCTGTGTAAATGACCATGGAAGGCGTTTTAGCGATAATCTTTTTAATTGTTATTACCTGGTTTATTATGTGGCATTAGGTAAATAGAGAGTTCCTAGGCATAAACCAAAAGGAATTTATAATTTTATTAATAAATTAGGGTTTAAGAACTACGGGGTTAAATGATGAAAACTTATTGGACCAGAATGTGCACTGATGAAGGTGTAGAAAACGATGCCGTTGATTTATTTATTACTGGGTATTCAGGAGAGAAGACGGTGCAGTGTTTTGCTGTCCAGGCTGAAAGCGAAGACCAGGTTCATGATATGTTGGCCAGTCTTTTATGTGGTGGATCTTATGAGGTGGACTTTGTTATCGAGAAGGACTGGAAAGCTTATAGAGATTTTGCGGGGCCCAAGGGCAGGTTTCCTATGACAGAAAAGTATTTGGATGATCCCATTGATACTGTTGAACAGATTTTGAAAAGGAGTGAAGTATGAATGGTTGTTTAGTGTGTGGGCATAATGAAAAAGATTGTCTCTGCGGTCCAGAGGGGCTTTCAATTGAAGATTGTTTAAATATAAAAATAACAAGGAGAAGGTGTCCGGAATGTAAGAGTGAAAATATTTCCACAGAGAGAAGACTTAATGGGGATTCAGAATGTTTGGATTGCAATCACAAAGGAGCTTCGATTGATTTTCTTGAGCCCGAGAAGAAAGACTTTAGTTATGAAGAGTTAGTGGATATTGTGAAGGATATTCCCATGGCTTATTATCCGGGCCTCCTTAAAGAATTCATGACAGCGGCTATCGACAAAGGGGTCTTTCGGAATGGAAAGGCTCACGTATTTATTAAAGATCTTGAAGAGAAACTAATCGCCGCAAGAAGCATGAAGGATGATCGATGCACTTGTGCGGGATTTTATAAGAATCCAAATTGTAAAGTTCATGGGAATTAAATTATGAAATTCGAATTAGGGAAATATTATAAGCACACATCGGACAAGGCCATTTATATTTGTGGGGTGGTTCATTCTCATATGTACGGAATGGGTTATATAGCTGAAGACCATAAGGCTGAGTTTAGTCAGGTTGGATCCGATTCTGGTAGTGCAGAGAATTACAATGAGATTACCAAGGAAGATTTCTTTGAGATCACTGGATATGAGCATGGCCGAATGAGTGATGGAAAGAAGGTTCGGCCTGACCATTGGGATAGTTGTTCGAGAAGTAGAATCGACAAGTCGTCTCACGAAGGACTCTTCTGGTGTGCTGAATGTGGTTCTTATATTGAGGGAAATTTTGAGGATCAGTTGTGAGCGGCAAGGTTCATTTTCAAATTAATAATAAAGATCATAATCCCAGGGATCCGGGGAATCATTATTGGGATCAAAGCGTTTGTTATATTTGGTGTCGGGATTGTGGGGCTACCTTTCAAAAGGTCGAGCATTGCGAAATGACTTCAGAGGGAAGGATATTTACTTTGAGAAAAGACCCTAAGAGTAAAGAGATATTTTGGTGGGAGATACCAGTTGTCACTGAGGACCTGAAACATCACGAAGGTATTAAAGCGAGGACAAGGGTTTCATGAAAATAAATGATTGGGATAGAGATAACGGGGCTAAAAGGCCAAGGATTACTGAATGATTTTTGTTGTTGTCTGCTTATTATCAACAGCCTTCTTGTTTATCATGCTCCGTGTTAATCATTTCCATCAGGATTATCTACGTAGGTTAAGGTTTAAAGATTGGGAGTTAAGAGACAAAATGTGTGATGCAATCATTACTTTCTCTAAAGAGTTTTCAGATGATCCATGGAGAGCCAGGAATAAATTAATCAAGAAGACCCATGAAGCTTATGTTGAATATAATAAATGGTTTGACGAGACTGAGGCTTTTCCTGTTTGGTTTACCAATACCATGAAAAGGTTTGATCGGTTAAGATCTAGGTTCAATGCCAAGGACGAAGCGAAACAAAAGAAAAATGACCAAGGACCAGAGTCAGAAGTTCCACTCCAAGAAGAGGCTCTGGCAAAGGTATGGTCTCTCGATGACGAAAGAGGATCACGCTTTACTGGTGAGCCAGATCGAGAGGGGCTACGCCCACCTGATTGATAAGCAATCCAATAGGGTCTCGAAATGGTGGGTCACCTTCCAGGGAGAAAGACTCCCGGTAGTTTATGATAAGCTGAGAAAAACCATAGTGACATTTTTAGATAAAGACTGGGTGGAAGATCCTTTTGAGGAACCCGAGAAGCCAAAGCCAAAAGCTCCAACTGTTCATAATGTAAAAGAAATAGTTGATCTAATAAGAGACAACAAAGCTTGCTTTGTGAAAAGAAAGTCTCAGCGCTTTACAATTTGGGAAGTTGAGATTAATAACCAACTGAGTCAATATGTCTATGATAAGCAAAGAAAAACAGTTAAGTCAGTCGAACAAGGAAGCACTTCAGCATAAGATTGAGGGAGAGTTGGATAATTTAGATTTAACAATTATTGATTTGTTTGCTGATATTCAAGAGGATATTTCAAAACTTTTGTATGAAGCTTATTACGATGGGGTCATTGCCGGGGTAGAGGAAGAGAGGAAATCATGAATCAAATGCAAAAACTTGAAGAGGCGATCAACAACATGGGCTCCAATCAATTGGACAAGTGGAGAACTCTTTGGGAAAGCAATTGGTTTCACGACTTCATGTGTTACGGATTCCAAAAGAATCATCGTCCCATCACCGAGAGTCTTCCTATTAAAGAGATTAAGGCCAGGCGAAGGAAGAAGGCTGGCTACGAGATCCGCACAGAACTTATAGATGGCGAGCCCTTTGGCACTGAGGATTGTGAATTACAATCGGCCTACACTTTTAAAGGGGAATACATTGGCGGCCCTGACGAGGCCAAGGAGATCATGGAAAAGCGTGGGATTCAGCCCGAGCTTGCTGACAAAAATCATTCGGTTTGTTCTATTGGATTTTGTGAGTCTGAAGATAAATGGTATGGCTGGAGTCATCGGGCCATCTTTGGTTGGGCCCCAGGAGATAAGATCACTGAGGGAATGAGTGGTTTTGAAGATCTTCCTCAAGAGATGAGAAGAGTTGGTTACGAGATTAAAAACCATGAAGAGGCCAGGACTGTGGCTAAGGTTTTTGCCAGAAGTGTTTCTTAGTGTTTGATTCAATTTTTGATTTTATTATCGCTACCGTACTTTCACTTATGGTTGTTTGTGGTATCGCGACTGGTGGTTTACTGCTGGTAGGTTATAGTCTTGAATTAATAGATCAAAAGATTGATCAAAGAGTTAGGGTGAGTTGCTTGAAACCAAGAGGAGTCGTTGATGAAAAATAGAGAATACAAAGTAAACAGGGTGCTAGAGATTTTTGCCAACATGCATAAAATTGTTATAGGGAAACCTAAGACTCCAAACGAAATGGAGAGTCGAGAGTTACTGGAAGAGCTTGGTTGTTTATATGTGGAAGAAGATGATGATGAGCCTTGTTTGAATACTGTTAAAAATCTAAAAGATGTCGTTATCTTAAGGTATAACGGGGAGCCAAATAAGAATGGGCATATATATGATTTGGATAGCATGGAACTTCCAAAAGAGGTTCCGGTTTCTTTTAGGTTCAGTGATAAACTTGAAAATCATATAGGAGTGGCCTCGAATATTAAGCGGGGAGATAAATATGTTTCCGCTAACATCGCTCTCAATAGTAATGGATTAAAATTCAGGGAATCTTTACTGGCTGGTTACCCGGCTGCTGCTGGCGAGTCTGGGAATATAGATGGAAAAACAGTTAAGGATTACAAGCTTAGATCGATTGGGGTCGTCACGGAAAACGCGGATCCAAACATAAAACCCTTAAGTTATTACGATAAATGAAATGTCTGAAAAAGATATCCACCCAACCCTTGCTGTTCTGATCAGCCACGCTGAAAAAGAATGCGGTATTATTTCCAAGAGAGATATGGAGTCAGGGTTCTTTCATGGATACTGTCAGGCCCTTACTGACATGGCCCAAGCATTCCTCCAGGCTCATTATGATGAACACAATGAGCCGCCAAGCGAGGAGCTTAAAATTAAAGTGATAGCTATTCGATCCGCTCTTCTGTCTGGCGCTGGGAGGAAGTGGGAGCAAGACAAGAAAAAACAAAACACTTAGTTATTTATTTCAATGCACTTTGTTAAGATCTATATATGCCTAAAGTAATCTACGGAAAGCCCAAGTCCCTACCGAAATTAACCATTGAAAATATAAAGTATTTTTTCATGGAGCAGGGCATAGACTGTGAAAAGTTTGATGCAGACTTAGAGCCCGATGGGAATGTGGCTTTTTATTTTTACGGTAGAAGAATCCCCGCGTCTGATTTTCTAAAGCTTCATCGAAAATGTTTAGTTGCCTAAGGACGATTTGTAAAGTAACGTCCGTCAAATGTTCACCGTTGAAGAACTCCAGAAAATAATGAAGAACTCCCTTCGGAGTCCAAGGGAAAGAGCTAAGCTTCCTAAGTGGATGCAAGAGATGTTGCCTGGTGATATTCCAGAGCTGGATGATAAGAACGCTAGTTTAATCGGAGCATTGATTGCCCATTTTTCTATCTGCATTTTCCAGGAAGACATAAGGCGTCAGTGGGCAGAGCACGAAAAGAAAAGGGAGGATAAAAAAGATGAGCAACCCTGAACCAAGAGATCGATGGAGTGAGTTTGGAAAAGAGCTAGAGCATCTTATAAATCGCTACAGTATTGACAATGAACTCGAGACGCCTGATTTTATTCTGGCTGAGAACATTGTTGGTTATTTGGGTAATCTTCAAAAGACAAATTTAAAAAGAGAGAAATGGTTTGGAAGAGAATCTAAAATGTTTTTTACCGATAAAATTGGACCGCTAAAGGAACCTAGTGAAAACAATAGTAATTGATTTTGATGGAACAATTTGCGGCCACGCTTTCCCGGAGATTGGTGAGGTAAAGCCTGGTGTTAAAGCTGCTCTGGAAAAACTTCGTCAGCATTTCGAGATAGTAATCTCAAGCTGTAGAGCTTCTAAAATGTTTCGCAATGAAGACGGTAGTCCAAGCCATCATGTTGACGCCATGGTGAGTTGGCTTGATTGGCATGGCATTCCCTATGACCGAATCGACATGGGTGATGAAGGCAAGGTTGTGGCCACCGCTTACATTGATGATCGGGCTATCAGGTTTGAAGATAACTGGGAAGAGATTACGGATCAGTTAATTCAAGAACACACTAATTAACCAAAGGAGAAGTAGATGAAAATATTGCCAGTAAAAGAAGGAAACAAGACGGTTCTCAGGATTATGCCTGAATCAACTGTAGAGGATTTTTGGCTAAAGGATTTATTGGGTGATGGCCCAAAAGATACTTGGGACCGACAGCATAAGAATTGGAACCTTGCTGTTCGAACTACCTCAGGCTTTGCTGGCCTTGAGGATACGAGCATGTATGATCTTATGCCCATATCTCCAGAGATCAAAGGAAAGGCTATCATTAGAAGAAGAACTCAGCCTACCGCCAAGGCAGAGGAGAAAGATGTTACTGTTGACGTGAAAGAAGCTGTGAGGCCAAGTATGCCACGGCCAATCACTCCTCCTCAAAATGAAGCCCAAGATACTTTCTAGGTGAGTAGTTTTTGGTGCAAGCCTGATGACAAATGTTATTACTGCAAGGGGCCACTCGAGGGTAAGTTCTATTGTTACGTCTGTGACGAACAGAACTGGTGGCAGGATAAAAGTAAAAGCTGGATCACCAGGCTTGCTTGCTGGATGGGGAGGTCTAAATTCTAAAATCAGGAGTTGAGGAATGAAAGGTAAAACACAAAAAGAACTTATGAAGCATCCTAACTATGGAAAAGAGGTAGCCGTTGGGATTCATTTTGATTTAACGGATATGACTGAAGAGCAGGTTGAGTGTGTTCGTCGGGCTCATTCATTGTTGGATAAAGCCGGTCTTAGTTTTGATAGCGGTGGGACTTGTAATAGTGGAGACGAAAAAGAAAAGAAGTCAAAGAGGATAAGGGACTGGGATTGGTCACTCAGTGGTCCCGTGAGAGTTACATTCAGGAATTTTGTTGAGGATGATTCAGAGAATCGTTATTGGAGGGAAACCCCTGAGGCTAAAGAGATTATCATGAAAAGGAATCGGGAGTTTATTGAGAAACACAAGACTGCTTAAGGAGTGCTGAAATTATGGGGGGCAACAGAATACCAGACAGCGTTACGATTGGAAAAAGTAAATTGGTTCCTTATATCCCGGAAGAGTCTGCGTTAAGAAGGCATCATAGGCGAAGGTCTTTTAACGAAGACAATGAGGAATGCGTCCAGAGTTTCTGCTTGGCTCATGGTATCAGGTTCACAAGGAAGGGACATCATTGGATGTTTCGAAAAGGCAAGGGCTACGCTCAGTGGTGGCCCAGTACAGCCAAGTATGTTTTCAACGAAGCGTATGGCTCAGGTGTTCATACTCACGACTATAAACAGTTGATGGATTTACTTATTAAAGAT